ATACTGGAGAATAAAAATATAATGATTTAATAAATAATTAAATTATTATACTGGAGAAGAAAAATATAATGATTTAATAAATAATTAAATTATTATACTGGAGAAGAAAAATATAATGATTTTTGTATTTATTGATTATTTTTTAATTTATATATAAAAGTCTTTATTATATAAAGTAATTTTTTATATAAAAGTTTTTTATATAAATCTATTTAGAATTAGAATTATTTTTTTTATATTATTATTTTAATTAAATAGATTTATAATAAAGAAAGGATATAATAATATGAAAAATATTGTATTAATTGGATTTATGGCTAGTGGTAAAACTGAAGTAGGAAAAATGTTAGCGCAACAATTAGATTATAAATTTATTGATATTGATGATGAATTAGAAAAAAAATTAAATATGCCGATTAAAAAAATTCATGAAACTATACCATTAGATCAAATAAATGATTATGAACAAGATATTGTAAATAATTTTTATATATTAAAAAATCAATTAATCGCTTTAAATATGAAAGCTGTTTGTAATGATCATTTAATGAGAATATTAAAGCATAATAGTTTAGTGATTTTATTATCGACTAGTTTATTACGTAGTTTAGAATTATCTATGAAAGATGAAGAAACAAAGCATAAATATAGATTAATAATTAATGGCTATAATCGTGTAAATCATTTTCAAAAATGTAAAAAATATTCTGTAGCTATGCGAGTATTAACTGATTTAAATTTATTATATAAGCAATATTATGATTATAAAATTAATGTAGAAGATAAATCTATTAATATGATTGTAGATAATATTATTACTTTATTAAATAATAAATATCATATTAAATATTAGGTATAATAATAATGAAACAGCAAGTAATAGATATAAAAAATGATGGAATATATACAATATTAGAATTGGAAGATCATACATTAGTTCCATTAATATCAGTAGAGAATTTTATTAATCATTTATTAGAAATAAATACTAATACATATAATAATAAAGAATGTATATATTGTCATAGAAATACAGTAAAATTAACTTCATTAAATAATGTTTATTATATTTGTTTAGATTGTGCTACTAAATTAGTAGAAAATTTTGCTCAATTAGGAGAAAATATTAGTTTAAATTTAAATAAATTTAATCCATTATTAGCTAAAAAATTAACTGATTTTATTAAAGGAAAAATTCAAGCAGATAAAGTAAATTTTAAAATTACAAAACAATCTGAACAAGATAATAATGAAAATAAAGTAAAAGATGGAATAAAATTACAAGCAGATAATTTGGTTAAAGATGCTGATATAATTTATAGTAGTAGTATGTTAATAAATAAGAATTAATATATTATTGCAATACGAGGATAGAATATGAATAAGGAAATAAAAAATAATAATGTATCTTTATTTAAAGAAAAGGTAGTATGTAAAAATTGTAATAATGTTATATTTAGAGATTTAGAACAGTATAATATATATACTGATACTTTAGATAAAGAGCAAAAAAATATTTATGCAATATTTGTAAAAGAGTTTAAATGCCCTAAATGTAATTCTACAGAATTTAATTCATCTATATGTGATATGTCTTTATTAGCAGATCAAAAACCTGAAATTATTAATATTGATTTAAAACCTAAACGTACACGTAAAAAAATAAATACTAATTTATAATTAGTATTTATAAATATAATACATGATACATTTTATAATAAAAGTAACTTTTAAGAAAGGCTGATTTTATGGATACTCTTATAAATAATACTTTTAATAATAAAATTCTTAAAAATAATAATTCTAATAATAATTCTAATAATAATTCTTCTTCTAATAAGCCTTCTATAATTGATACATCCATATTTATTAATATTAATGATAGTATTGTACCTAATAATATTCCAGCTGAAAATATTAATGATAATGATAGTATTAATGATAATGATAGTAATAATAATGATATAGAAAATGTAAATGATATTATTATAAATATATTAGAAGATCATGGATATAAAGGAATTGATTTATTAAATCAGTTATCTAATATATACGATACATATCAAGCAAAAGTTATTAAATTATTTAAAATACATAATTATACATATTTTACTATATTAAAAGATACTATTTGGTATAATTGGGAACATGAAGATAAGAAAAAAGGAATATCGTCATTAAAATATTTTGGAACTAAATTTCCATATATGACACATTTGTTTGACGGTATTAATATAATACCTAATATATATTTGCATAATTTAAATATGGAAATAGAGCAAATAATTAATTTATGGAAAGAAACGGATAAAATTATTTTAGCAAATATTCATACAGATAGTACAGAAGAAATAAAAGGCGGTAATGATAAATCATCAACTATTATTATTTATGAACAGCATGAAAATCCGAGAAAATATTTTAAAGATATGCAAGCAACAAATATGTTATTAGATGAAGATCAATATATATATTGTAAGTTATTAGGTCAAGTAAATAAAGATACTAATGGAAAAATAATTTATAATATATTAATTGATTTACATAATGCAGTAAAAGAAGCGATTTCATATAATAAAGATTTAAGTTTAATAATAGAAGAAAAGCTATAAAAAGATATATTAAAGAGAAGTGATTATATTAATGCCTCAATCTGCAATTTTAGGAAGTAAGGTGGCAATTAGTTGTCCTCATGGAGCAATAGGTACAGTAGTAAGTGGAAGTGGTAATGTAATGACTACGAATTCCCCTTCCGCTAGATTAGGTGATGCTGTAATATGTGATTGTTGTGGTTGCCCTGGAAATATTGTTTCTGGTTCACCTAATGTATTAGTAAATAACAGACCTTGTGCTAGAGTGACAGATGCAACGACTGGATTATGTTGTCCCGGTTTTGAATGTTGTCCTCATGGTAGAAGTGGAGCAATAATTGCTGGAGCACCAACAGTAATGGTTAATTAATTATATAATAATGATTTATATTCTTTATTAAAACTAAATAAAAAAATAATTAAAAAATAAAATAAGTTTATTAAGAATTAAATATGAAAATATTTAATTGAAACAATTATTTAATAACTAGGTATTCTTACCTGGTTATTATTTTTTTATATATAAAAAAATATATTTATAATAAATTAAAATGAAAGGATTATAAAATAATGAAGACATTTGAAGAATTAATACAACGTTTTTATGAGTGGACTTTAGAAGTTAATTATGATAGTAATCTTACTAATAATTCTAAATATATATGGGAAATTCCAGATGCAGCTTTGGAAAAATGGAAGCATTCATTAGATAATTATGAAGATCAATTTACAGAGCATACTTTAGCAATTCATAGAGATATGTTTCATGTAGGAGGTAGAATTACAGGTATATTAGTAGGATGTACAAGTGATGATACTTATGCTAGATTACATAAATTAACCCAGTTAGAAGTACCATGGTATTTTGAAGAAATATTATGTCATGGTGATATTAATATATTAGAACAAAATGGTATAAGTGCAGATATTACATTATCTACAGGTAAATCGGTAACTTTACCTATTGTAATAAATGCTCATACTATGAAAACTGATAATGATTTTGATTTGGTTGATAGTCGATTAGATACTAAAGGCTTATGTTTAGGAGAAGGCTATAAAATATATTCATCTAGTACAGTTTCAGCATCTGATATAAGTTCAACGCCACGAGATCATAATAGATTAGATCAAGAATCTTGGTTAGCTACGATTGATTATGTTACTGGTGATTTTCATTTAGTACGAAGTCATATAGAAAATGAAAAAAAATTTAAATTATATTATGAAGAATTAGTAAAAATATTAGGTGGATTATATACTCGCCGAGTAACATCTGCAACTGGATTATCTACTAGTGTACCGACATATAACTATATGCCAGATGCTTCTTTAATTAAGCCATATGAATATGTTAGTCCTACAGGTACTATAGAAGTATTAACTGGTCCAGGAGAAGTAATGTTTGAATGGGATATAACATCGCCAGAAATTGAAGAAGATAAATTAGATACAATTGATACTATGGTTAGCAATATACAAGATAGTATTGCTAGTGGTGAATTATCATCACCAGAGCCATTAACATCTGATGATGCACAGCGTTTATATGATACTTTAGTAAATAGTGAGAATAGTGAGAATGAGAGTGAGAATAGTGAGAATGATGCAGAATGACTAAATTTATGATTGTAGATGCGACAAATATTTGTTTTAGAGCAGCTTGTGTAGGTTTTGCATCTAATAATCAATTAATAATTAATGGAATACCTACGGCTACATTTCAAGTATTTTTTAATTTATTTAATCATATAATGATGCAAATTAAGCCTACTCATATAGTATGTTGTTTTGATACTAATTCTAATACATTTAGAAAAAAGTTATATCCTGAATATAAAGCGCAACGACATAAGAATTTAATGGAAGGTATGGATTTAAATATTGTTCATAAGCAATTTTTATTTATTCGAAAAATGCTAGATATATTAGGTATTAAAAGTATTAATATCGAAAGTTATGAAGCTGATGATTTATGCGGATCATGCATGAAGATATCGAAAGCTGATGAAAATTATATTATTAGCGGAGATAAAGATTCATGGCAATTAGTTAATGATAATACTTGCGTAATATTTCCTAAGAATGGATTTACAGATTATATTATAGTAAATCAACAATATATTGAAGATAAATATAATATACAATATGATAAATATATTGATTTAAAAATTTTGCAAGGAGATAAAAGCGATAATATACCAGCCTATAATGGAGTAGGACCTAAAACTGCATCAAAAATGATAAACGAATTTTATGATAGTAGTAAGATTGCTAAATTAAAAATTGAGGATTTAAATAATTATAGTAAGAAAGTGCAAAATAATTTACAAGATTGGCAAAATAAGTATGAATTATTGAAAATATTAATGACAATAAAAACGGATATTAATATACCATATAAATATGAAGATTTTGAAATTAATTTATTAAAATGGCTAGATTTAAAACCTTGGTTAGAAGAATTACATATGTATAATTTGATTAATCGTATTTCATACGGTGCAGTATATAGATTAAAATGGTAGGGATGTGATTTATATTAATGGATCGATTTTTAAATGAAGATAATATAATAAAAAAAAATAATAATATACAAAAAGTATTACAAAAAGCAAATTTATTAAAACAGCAAACACAGCAAAAACTAAATCAACTAACACCAGAACAATTAGCATTAATCCGACAGAATGAACCAATCAAACAAGATACATTAATTCAGCAAGACGAACTAATTCAAATAAATAATTTAGAACAAACTAATACAATTACTCAAATAAATAATGTAGAACAAAATCAATATAATAATTTATCTTCTCAATATAATATTATTCCAAATAATAATATACAAAATGATAATTTTCTCGCGGAACAAAATAAAGTAATAATTAATGCTATTGATAATAATACTATTGTTAATAGTATTTTACATGCAGCGGATAATCAGTCTATAGATAATCAATCTATAAAAAATCAAATTATAGATAATCAATCTAATATTAATACTAATAATATTGATAATAATACTAATATTAATACTCAGCAAAATCACGAAGTTATATTTGATGCGGCTAGCCAATTAAAAACTAATAATTTAGTTAATTCATTAAATAATACTAATGTACAAGAAATAATTAATAATACTGATAATATAATTAATACTAATAATTTTACACAAAAAAATATTAATGTTAATGCCAATAATTTTGCACAAAAAAATATTAATGTTAATGCTAATAAAGATGAAACTGTTAATAAAGATAAAAATGCTAATAATAATTTAAATAAAGATATAAAAGCATTAAAAAGAGAAATATTAAAAGTTGAAAAAATATTCACACCCCAGGAAACATTAATAAAAAAACAAATACAAGCTTATAATGAATTAGTTAATTTACAAGTTGAATTAGAAATTATTAATAGAATGTCCATTAGGGTCGAAGATAAATTAAAACAATCTTATAATACAAAAGCTTATAATTTACAAATTAGAATCAGAGAACAAGAAGTTAGATTAGGCGTAATTGCCGATTTATTATCTGGTAAATCATAAAGGATATAGATATTATGGAAACTGAAAAGCATAAATGGCTAAAGCAAATGGCTTTAAAATTTTTAAAAGAAAAAGGTATGAATATAGTTTGTAAAGAAGTACCAGTGGGTAAATTAAATGCTGATACACTAGGTTTAAATATGAATCGTAAAGAAATACGAATTATTGAATGTAAGCAAGACCATAGCGATTATATAAAAGGTAAGTCTAAATTAAATCAAAATACTGGATATATACAATATTGTCATTATTTATATATTATTTGTCCAGAAAATTTAATTAAAATAGAAGAAGTAGATATAAGCATTGGATTAATTTATGTTAACGATAAAGACGAATTTATAGTAGTAAAAAAGCCTATAAAAAATACTAATCGTAAAAAATCTCATTTTGAAACTATATTAAAAAATACAGTTCATCGATTATCTAATGAAGTATATTATCAAGGTGAAAAAGAATATAAGGATCCGTTAGATAATTCATTTAGTAAAAATGCTTCTATTTTTTATGCAGCAGTTCGCTGTAAAAATTGTAAGCATGTAACAAAGCAATTAATTAATAAAAATATTGAACAACATATAAAATGTAAACATTGCTCTTGCGATATTAATGTTAATGAATCTAAAGTTCGTGAAATAATTGGATTTAATAATAAATTTATTGATCAATTAAATAAATTATATAAAGGAGGTTAGAATGATTGGTTACTCCATATATTAATTTTGATTATGTAAATGAACAAGCTGATAATTATTTTAGAGGTATTAATAATAATTTAAATAATAACAATTTAAATAATAACAATTTAAATAATAACAATGATAAATTGCCATTTAAAATTAAATCATTACATCATAATCACTATTTTGATATTATTAATAAATATTTGCAAAATAATTTAGATAATATATTACAAATCGTTAATTTTCCCCGCGAAAAAAATGGTTCATATATTTATTCATGGCAAGGTAATGAAGGAGAAGTTAGCTATACTGACGATAGCAAGCCGGTAATTCAATATTTAAAACAGCATAAAGAACACATTACCAATGATGATATTGATTGGGATCAAATAATAGATAAATATGCTAAAAGTATTGATTTTTTGCAATTTGGTAAGAAAATTAGACAATATATTATTAATCAAAATAATAATATTATAAAGCAACGTGCTAATTATTTAGAACAATTAGACGATAAAGTTAATGATTATATATCTATTAATTATAATCCTACTTCAGACCATGAACGAGAAAAACCAATTGTTGTAATTCGTGTTGAATTAAATAAAAAAATATATGATAAAGTATATATCGGAAAAACTGGGCAAAGTCACGGAGGATTAATTACAACTATTATTATGCCTGAATTAATAGCTATTCATGCAAAAGTACCTCAACCTACGGTAATACATCAAGCATATTTATTAGGAACTATTGCATTTATGGATCCTAATATGCCTAATACATATGATGATTTAGACCAAGTAAAAAGAATATTAATTAATGATGAACGAATTACAAAAATTTATACTGTACCAGTAAATAAAGTAGGAAATATTGTAAGAGTAGCAAAAATAAATAGAAAGAAAAATCTCGGTGTAGATATTGACAATTGTTTAAATAATTTAAATGATAGATTACTTAAATTAGTAAAAAAATATTATAATGTAACTATAGATGAAAAATATTATGATATTCGTGAAGAATTAGGATTAACCAATAAAGAATGGTTAGATTTTTTAAATCAGCATCAAAAAGAAGTTAAAACAGTTGTGGAAAATCAATGTCAATATTATTTAAAGAAATTGCAAAAAATATATAATATATATATTATTACTGCACGGCCTTATTCATTTGCAAACGAAACTATACAATGGCTAAAATTAAATAAAATTCCATATGATGATATTTTTTTCCGGGCGGGAAATAAAGTAGATGTATGTAGATTTTTAGATATAGATTATATGATTGAAGATTCACCATGGAATATTTTAGCATTACAAAAAAACGGAATTAATTGTTTAGTCTATAATAGACCATATAATCAGCGTATTAAAAATAACGATTTTGTGGAAAGAATATATAATTGGCAGAATATTTACCAATTTTTAACAGGAGCATAAAATAAATAGAATAGCACAAAAAATAGAGTTATATGCTTTTAGCTGGGAATTAAATAATTATGTATATAATTGTAAAATTGATATTAATATTTAGCAATATCCAATGATGAATATATTCAGTGTAACATATCCTAAGGATAATGAAAAAGATGATAATAAAACTAAAAAAATAACAGAAAGATTGGCGAAAAAATATTATGCATCTACAACAATGGTTAAATCAACGAATTAAATTAAATAACAATAATCATAGTAATTATGGAATTAATTTAATTGAAATTAATAAATATGGAAAATTAAGATATTTTCAACCAATTATAATTAATGACTGGAATATATTATATAAAGCTAATAACTTATTAGATTTATATAATATATATTTTTTACGTTTTTTTCAATATTATTTTATATTTTTTGCTAATATACAAAATTATCAATTTGAAATAATACAATTTTATAAAAATGGATATTCTAGGGATCATAGATTATCAGTATCAACAAATGATATTAATTTTGGAGAATATTATTTACTAGATTATTTTACTTTAGATGATATGATTAAAATTATAAGTTTAGCATATAATTCGTTTTTTAATTTTCAAGAAGCTATAGATATATTTGGTAATGATATTTATAAAGAAGATTTACCAAATATTAATTATATGAATCAAATTAATTATTTTTTAACACAATTTATATATAGTTTATATAAATATGCAGATAATAATAAATTTAATTTTATAAAACCTGTTATAAATTTTGAAGAATATATAAAACAAAATTTTTATTTTTTTAAAACAGAATATAAACATTGTATAATTAATTATAATAACAATAAGTATTATACTGTATATAGCAATAAAAATTTACAATTATGGAACATAAAATATATTTCCGATAAATTTATAGAAAATATACCAAAACATTTTTATAAAAAATATAATAATTTACATATTATTTATTCATTAGATACTGATAATATTTATGTTGTTAAACTATTGATAAAAAAAGTATTATATATAATTTCTGGAGAATATAATCAATTAACTGAATTCGAAATAAAGAGTCAAATTTATTTTGCATATTTATGTAATAAATTAAGCTATATTGAATTTAAAGATTTATTAAATAACTATTCTCAAATTATAAATACTCCATATCAATTATTATATAAATTAAAATAAATATAATTTTTTATATAAAAAGCAGGTGGTATTTAATATTGACAAATAGAATTATTAAGCGTATTGCTATATATACGAAAGAATTAGGTAACAGTCGTCGATCTGGACAACCTTTAGGTGCTACTAAGCCAAAAAGTGATGCGCATATACAAACTCCACAAGAAGAATATAATATGATTAAAAATAATATAAAAGAACTTGAGATTGAAATTGCTGATATTAAAAAACAATTACAATCGGATCCTAATAATTATGAATTACTCGAATCATTGCAAAAGAAACAACAGCTTAAACAATTATGCGAAGAAGATTTAAATGCTGGTAAAGAGTATGGTAATGAACTTCGATTAGAAGATGAACAAAATAAACGTGAAAAAGCTATTCGAAAACAAGAAAATGATAAAAAGCGAGAAGAATATCGTCAAGGTGTAGAACAGCGTCGTCAGCAACAGTATGAAATTAATGAACGTGCATTAAAAGAATTACCAGACTATGTACAAAAGCTTGTTAATAATGCTTCGAATTATAAAATTGCGATATATAATCGTTTAATTAGTTCGGATATGAATATATTTAAAAAAAATTTATATGATCATTTTTGTAGATATTTAAGAGATGCTGCTAAAAAATTTTTAAGTAATAAAAAATATGTTGGATCCGGTGAATTTAAAATAAAATCTCAGGAAGCTATTAATAATGCTATTAAAAAAGTGCCATTTAATATTGTTAATAAATTTATTGGACAATTTACAATTATTACATCTGGTAAAGAATTATTACAATATTTACAAGATACTAATTTAATAAATGAAGTAATACCAGCAGTATTAACTAATATAAAATATTTTTGGAAAAAATCACAAGATACTGTATCTCGTGAAGAATATTTATCTAAATCTAATATAACTCAATTAATTACTAAAAAAATTATGGCCATATGGAAGGCAAATAAATTTAAAATGATGGATTATAATCTAAGACATAATACAAAATATGTCGCATTTTCTATATCTCTTGAACAATTAGATATTATTGTACAGTATTTAATTAATAATATTGATATTATTGATCAAGCTAAAAAAATAATTAAATAATTTATAAATACCATTATATTAATGGTATTTTTTTAATCATTATAATTAATTTATATAACTATATTTTTGCTAATAAATAATGAAAGTTGGATAATTAAATGAAAGATATATTATCACAAGATTTAAGTAAATATAAAGTATTAGTAGTAGGAGATTCAATTTTAGATAAATATTATTATGGTGAAGTGAATAGAATTTCTCCCGAAGCTCCAGTACCAATTAATCATATTATAGAAATAAAAAATAAACTCGGTGGTGCAGCAAATGTTGCGAATGCTTTAAGTACATTAGGATTAAATACTTCTTTAATTACTCATATTGGTAACGATGCTAATGGAAATGTCTTATTGTCTTTATTTAAAAATATTAATATTTTTCCAATACGTACTGAACAAATAACTACTACAAAAATTAGAATATTAAGTAATAATCAACAAATGATGCGTTTAGACTTTGAAGATCAATTAGTAGATTTATATAATCTAAATTTAATTAATATTTTAAGTCGTGAAATTATAAATAATAATATAATAATTATTAGTGATTATGGAAAAGGATTTTGTTCAGAAAGTATTTGTCAACATATTATAAAACAATGTAATCAATTAAATAAAATAGTTATTATAGATCCTAAAAGAAATAATTGGAATAAATATAAAAATGCAACATATATTACTCCTAATTTAAAAGAATTAAGCGATATAATGGGACATAAAGTTTTAAATACTGATAGTAATATTCGATTAAAAGCTTTAACTTTGATAGAACGATTTAATTTAACAGGATTATTAGTTACGCGATCTGAAAAAGGCTTATCATTTATTTCTAATGAATATATAGTTCATAAATTAACACAAGCAAAAGAAGTAATAGATGTATGCGGAGCTGGTGATACAGTAGTAGCAATATTTGCGTTAGGTTTATTATTAAAATTAAATTTTGATCAGATATTACAATTAGCAAATTTAGCTGCTAGTATAACAGTTAGTAAAAGCGGAGTTTATAATCCAACAATTAATGAGCTAATTTTAAATTTGGTAAATTAATATATTTTAAAAAATTTAAAGAAAGGAAAAAAATAAATATTTAAATAATAGAAAGAAAGGGAAAAAATAAATGATTATATATAATGTATATAAAATGGATTTAGATAATTTAGTATTACAATTTTCGACATTAAATAAAGAAAAAGCAACACAATTTGTGGAAGAATATAATAAATATTATGATGATAAAATTGATTTAAAAAATGATAAATATTTTATAAGTATTATTAATACTGATGATGTAGATAAGCAAACTGATGAAATTATTAATTCATATAAATTAAAACGTATTACAGCAATTAATTTTAATAAATATCAACAATCTTATATAATAAAATATACTCGATTAAAATATATTAATGAAAATAAATATTATGATTCTGCCGAAATTTATGATTATGAAAATGATTTTAAAACTTGGAATAACGCGGGTATTATATTAATTACTGATAGTTTAAATATACCTGACGTTAATAATAAAGAAGTTCAAGAACATATGAATAAATTAATTGATAAAAGTATAGAATATTTACAATATTTATACGAAAAGTATTGAATATAAATATAAAAAATATTTGTATGAAAAATATTAAATATAACAGATATTAAAAACCTAAATATTTTTTAATTGTATTTTAAAAAATAAATTAAAGAAAATAATTTAATAAGAAAGGATTTTATAAATAAGTGCCAATAATAGATAAAGAAATTATTTATAATATAAAATATTGTAAAAATAAAGAACGATTTAATAATTATATAATCAATGAAAATGATAATATAATTATTAAACAAATAGATGCTTATAAATTACTTCCTACAACACCTAAGATAAAATTAGAATGTATTTGTGATTATTGTAATAAAAATTTTATTATTTCATGTCAAAATTTAATGCGTAGTCAAGGTAAGACTACCGCACCAGCAAATTTAAAAATTAAACAATATCAAGATAATTTAATTTTATGTAAAAAATGTAGAGCAATACATACAAGTAAAGTAAAATATAAAACTGAATATCCTACGCAAAATAACATTGTTAAAAAACAAATAAGTAATACGCATAAAAATAAGACTAAAGATGAAAAAGAATTAAGTTTACAAAAATATAAACAAACATGTTTTGAACGTTATGGTGTATATAATACATTTCAAGTAGAACAATTTAAACAAAAAGCAAAAGAAACAATACAGCATAAATATGGTAAACAATATAATTCTATTAATCAAATACCAGAAATAAAGCAAAAACAAAAGGAAGCAATACAAGAAAAATATGGTCAACAATATACTAATCCAATGCAAGTTCCAGAAATTAGAGCAAAAGTACGACAAACATTATTTCAAAATAATAATTGTCCAGTTAGTAAAGCTCAAATATATATATATAATATTTTATATGAACAAGAAGAAAATAAGAATAATATCAAATTAAATTATCCTTTAGATAAATATTCTTTAGATATTGCATTATTAAATGAAAAAATAGATATAGAATATGATGGAAGTGGACATGATTTAACAATTAAGTTAAATGGTTTAACTGAATTACAATTTAGACATAATGAACAAATACGTAATTTTTATGTTTTAGATAAGCAATGGAAAATTATAAGAATTATAGCGAAAAATGAATATTGGTTTTATGGTAAATTATTCGCGAAAGAACAATTATTACATGTTATTAATTTTGTTAAAAATTGTTTAATAAATACTATACATATATGGGCTTATATCGATTTAGATAATGATAAAGTAATAATGGCACATTATGATAATACAATTTCTAATATATTAAATAATCAATTATTAATTAATATAAATGATTATTCAGAACAAAAAATACAATCTTATATTAAAAATAATTATTTATATATGACAATACGAGAAATTGCACAGCAATTAAATATTACAATATTACAAGTAAGATATCAATATAGAAAATTGAATTTAAAATCTAAAAGAGATAAATGGACAAAAGCTGAATTACAATATTTATATAATAATTATATAAAATTATCTATATATGAATTAGCTAAAATATTACATAAAAGCCAAGATAATATAAGAATAAAATTACGACAATTAGGTTTACGAAAAACAAGAATTATAAATAAATGGACTAAAGATCAAATAAATTATTTAATTAATAATTATGCTAATACTAGTAATAAAATACTTGCGCAGCATCTAAATCGAAATATAGATAGTATTAAAAATAAAGCAAAATATTTAAAATTGTATAAAAAGAAAGGAATATAATTATGCCTAAAAAAAGTAGTACTCAACAAAATATTCTTAATGATCAAGAAGCTGTATTAGATAGAATTAAAAATGAAAAAATTGCAGCTATACGTAGAGCATTTTTAAATATTGATAAAAAAACTAAACGGAGTAATACAGCATTTTTTTTAAGCGATAATATATATGAAGCTTTACCACATTTTAGTACTGGTATTTTGAGTTTAGATGTTATTTTAAATGGCGGTTTAGTTCCAGGAAGAATTATAGAATGTTATGGGAGAGAATCATCAGGAAAAACGGCATTGATGTTAAAATGTATTGCAGCTGCGCAGCAACAAGGTAAAATATGCTGTTTTTCTGATGTAGAAGGTACATTTGACCAAAACTGGGCGCAAGCATTAGGAATTCGAGTAGATGATCTAATTTTAACTGCACCAAATTCTGCTGAAGAATGCTTTGAAGTATTAACAGAATTAATTAATTCGCGAGCGGTAGATTTTATTGTAGTAGATTCAATTTCAGCTTTAGTAACAGAACAAGAATTTGAAAATGATATTGGTAAACAAAGTATTGGTTTATTAGCGCGATTTTTAAGTCAAGAATTAAAGAAAATTAATTCTTTATGTTCACAAACTAATACAACAGTAGCTTTTATTAATCAAATACGCGATACAATCGGTAATTTTGTTGGACCTTCTACTACGACTACTGGAGGTAGAGCTTTAAAATTTTATAGTTCAATCAGATTAGAAGTTAATAAAGTATTTAAATCTGATATTATGGAAAAAATGGGTAATGAGTCATTAAGTATAGGACATACTATAAAAGTAAAATTAGTAAAATCAAAAATTAGTGCACCTGGAAGAAGTTCACAATTTGTATTATATTTTGATGGACGTCAAACAGATGTTACTGACGAATTAGCTAGTATCATTTTAGCAAATGGATTAATTCCTAAATATGATTCTACTGGTAAATTAAGTGATTCTGGTAGAACTTATATATTTGAATTAGAAGATGAAAAATTACGTGTTACTAAACAAGCAGATATGGCTGATGCATTAAGAAAATGTCCTAAAATTCAACAGTATTTTATTGATATGATAAAATCAGGTAATTATGTATCTGCACAGACAAATGACGATAATAATATAGATGAAAATAATATAGATAAAGATAATATTGATGATAATAATATTAATAATGCAAATAATTATGATCAATTAGCTAATGAAGCAGAAGAAATAGAATCATTTGATGATTTATAAGATTAAATAATTTTATAAGTACAATTATTAATAAACTAATAATTTAAAATTATTAGTTTATTTTTTTTTATAATAAGATAAGAAAGGTAATAATGATATTAATGGATCAAAATATTAATAATCAAATTAATAATTTACAAATACAATTGAAAGAATTAACTAGATTAGCGAAAAAAACTGTAAATATAATTATAAATTATTTAGGAGTATAAATCATGAATTATATTTATAATCCTAAATATATAAAAAAAGAAAATGATATACAAATTGATTTTCAAGTAATTATTTTACAATTTAATAAAAAAGAAATTATTAATATTAGTTTATTTATTAATTTACAAAATAAAATTATTCATTGGTATGATGAAAAAGCTTTTACATATAATACTATTTTAAGTATTATTATATTTTTAATGCCAATTAATAAACAATATTATTTAGCCACGGCGTTATTAGATTCTTGTTTTCGAGGATTATATAAAGAAATTAGTACTATATTTATTAATGATTTATTTAATAATTATATTAATTTAGTCTATATAAAAAATTATATTGATTTATCGCAATTATTATATGAGTATATACCATTAATTAGTTTTCATATGCAACAAAATAAATTAAATTTAGATTATCATTTATATCAAATATATAATTCAATTAATTTATTGTATATTAAAAAACAATTAAATTCTAATATATATAAAAATTATATTTATGGTACTTTAAATTATATTGATTATCATTATTATAAATATAATCGTCCACAATTAAAAACTAAATCATATATTAAAAAAAGTATTAAAAAACAATTATATAATAAGATTGAAGATTATAATTTTTTGTTATACGATTTTATGTTATATATGCAAAAATATAAAAATCAAGATTGTTTATATGGTAATTTTTATGAAAATAAAAAAGGATATTATTCAAAATATTAATAAAGTAATAATTTAATAACAATTATTTTAATAATATGGTAATTAATAATTAATACTATTAAAAATTTAATATTTATTTTTAGAAATATTTGATTTTTAATTTTTATAAAGAATATTAGTAAAAAATATTATAATAATTAAAAAGAACTTAATGCTTTATTAAGTTCTTTTTAATATATTAATAATTCTTGATAATTTTTCGCACCCTTTAATTGTACTAAATATTCGCGATATTTTTCTCTAAAATTAATTATATTCATTAATATATCATCAGTATATGGGATACTACCATTTTTAGCATAGTTCGTATATCTATAATATGGATTATCGTTGAGAAAGAACCACCATCTAATTAATATAGTACATTTTATATCATTTTGAATATTATCTAAATTAAAATTATCAAAACTTTTAATTATCCAAGGTGGATAATAATCTAGCCAAGGAATATTTATATTTAATATTTGATTTTTAATTAATGGCATGAATAAAATTATATTATCAGTTAAATGTTCATATAAGATATATAAATTATAAAAATCTTGATTTTTTAGAAATACATTTTTATCATAATCATAATAAACAGAAAATTGTTCATTTGTTTTAGTATTAATCCATAAGGTATTTAATGATTGTGAATATTCATTATATTGTTGTAAATCTTCAGCGGGATAATAAATCGATAATATATAGAATAAGCTCATTATATAATTTTCCTTTTTAATATAAACGTATAATACACAAAGTAGTATAATTATTTATTAATCTTGATGCTACTCGTTTTAAATGCGTTGCATATTGTGTAATTGCAAATACTGGTTTATGATATTTTTGATAAATAATTTTTCCGATGGCTTCAAAATTAACTTCAACATCTCCATACATAAAAATGAATATATTATCATCAGTTACTAATCTAGCATATTCACAAGGCATATTATAACGATCACATTGTTTCCATTCATCCATAGATAAATGTATAATATCATTCTTATGCAATGATTCATTATTTAAATAACGTAATAATATTTGATCATGATGTTCTCGTTGTGCTTGCGAAGCATTTAATGTTGATAATGTATCTCCCCAAATAATATTTCCATTAATAAAAATTAATGGTTTTATTAACATTCCATGTAATTCTTTACGTAAAATATGAGTAGTTATAGGTATTGATTCACCAATTTGTAAATTACGATTTAAAATATCTTTTAAATTAGCTGGCAATTTTATATTTTTAATAATATTTAATTCTCTAATTATTAATTTTTGATATGGCGATGTTAATAAATAATCATTAAAAAATTGCTTAAGATTATTTTCGTTCCAATTTAATATAATATTATTATTTAAAATAATTTTATGCTGTTTAATATATGCATTTGTAGTATTCTCAATTATTTTTATTTCTTGGTCGGAAAAATGTACTATATCTAATATTGAATCTAATAAATCTTTGTCTAATATATTAGTATTATTTAGCGGTTCAAAAATATACTTATGTATATCTTTATTGATAAAATTATGTAATGAATGTAATAATACAGTTCTAACACAAATATTAATAAATTGTAATATATTTATTCTAGTATCTAATATTTTAATTAAATCTTGTTCATTATTAATAGTAATCAAATTATTATTCTCCTTATAATATTTAATTTATTTAACTTGGTTAATTAAATATTAACCTAATCGGTTAATTGCGTCTTCAGCTAATTTACTTCTTATACATTCATTGGATAGCATTGTTAATTGATTACAATATATTGAACCTTTCATTTTTTCGCTCAGCCACGATAATCCATTGGTTCTAGAATTTAAAAACGGACTATCAATTTGCATTGGGTCACCTAATATTATTAATTTAGTATTTTCACCAATACGTGTAACTATAGCTTTAATTTGTGATTGAGATAAATTTTGCGCTTCATCGATAATAACATATTGTTTATTTATTGATCTACCGCGCAAAAATGATACTGCTTGAAATATTATATATTCTTTATCAAATAAATAATCTATTTTATTTTGTAATGACTGTTCATTCTTATATCTTTCATTAGCGTTACTATCTACTAATATTTCTAAATTATCATATATAGATCTTTGATAAGGATCTATTTTTTCTTGTTCGGTACCAGGCAAAAAACCAATTTGATTTTTACCGCCAAGTTCGACTAAGGATTTACAAATTAATATATGTCTAAATTCTCCTTTTTCAATTGTTCTTTCTAATCCGCATGCTAGACTTAATAATGTTTTTGCCGTCCCGGCACAGCCTTTAATAATACTTAAAGGCGTATTATCCATTAGTGCTTCTATCATAAAGTGCTGACCAATATTTTTAGGAGTAATACCATACGGATAGAATTTAACAAATTGTAATTTTTCTATATAATCTATACTTTTATTAACTTTTCCTAAAACTGTATGTCCTAAAGAATTTTTTAATGTAATAAATTCATATGGATATAATTGCTGATTATATTTTATAGCATTGCCATTATTATCATATATTAATAATTTATTACTATTAACCCTGCCAAATTGATAAAAATCATTAAAATCATCATCTAATATATAAGCTTCGCATCTGCCAGTATATTGTAAATTTTCTTTAGGTGCTTGACTAGCTTTATATTCTTCCACAGGAATATTTAACATATCAGCTTTTATTCGTAAAATAATATCATTAGTAATTAATCTGATATTATTATTTTGATAATATATACAAACTTGTAATAAACGATGATCAGCTTCAGATATATCCCAATTATATGGTAAATTAATATCTATATGATTATTTTCAATTTTTAATAATCCATTAGTATTAATTTTTGCGCCGATTAATAAATTATTTTCTTTACGTAATGATTCAAGATAGCGAATTACTATACGCGCATTATAACCTCGGTCATCGTCTAATTTTTTAAATGAATTTAATTCATCTAGTATAGTCTCAGTTAATATTACTACATTATCATCAAATGCAAATATAGCTTCAGGATAATCTAATAAAATATTAGTATCTATAATAAAGAATTTAGCCATATATTTTTTATTCAGCTCCATACATATTTATTTCTTAGTATTAACTTTTATAATCAATGCTTTAATTATTATTACTTATTTTTAATATATTTTTTCTTTAAAAAAAAATGGTTCTTTTTTTAAAAATGATTCTTTTTTATATAAAAAATACTATTTTATGACTAGATTTTTAAATCTAAGCTATTTAAAATTATTTAATCATAATATTAATTTAATTAATATATATATAAAAAAGAGGTATTTGATATGATTAAAGCTATGGAAAGTGAAGGTTATAAAAATCTGTATATTATTGTTGATACTGAAACAGGTGAAGTATTAGATGATGCACAAGGTTATGGATATAAAACTGCTAATAAGGCATATGCAGCATATTTTTGGAAAAACCGTACGCCAGAACAAAAGAAGCAATATGAACAGTTAACTAAAAAAATTAAAAAATGGATTAAACATCATAAAGGATTTACTAACTTACTAGATGCTTATGCAATGGAAATAGAAACTGAGATTAATAGGTTAATACTCAATTAATCTATCAGCTTCAGTCTACCCAGTAGACTACGTTATCTCATTATATCATAGGTACTTTTAAGTGTTCTTCCAGCTTAAAACTCTACGGATTATAATTAAATAGTTATTTTATATATTCCTATTTGAGTATCTTTTAATATATAAAGTAATAGTGTTATAGTTATATATGTCCTTAACAAGGCATATTAAAACATGAGATAACTTTAGCGTGGGAGTTTATTTACTATTTATATCAATTTAATATAAATATTTTATTATAAGTATTAAATTAATATAAATAAGTATTATAATTACAAATCCTTTTCACAAAGGAGGATTAAAAATGGTTTTTGTTTTTAATAAAGATGGTAAAGCATTAATGCCTACTCATCCTTTTAAGTTCGCAAGCGAACAGGTGCTTTGCACCTTGAAACTAAAGCTAGAATTCTCTTAAAAAAGAAAAAAGCTAAAGTCGTTAAGACTTTTCCTTTCACTATTAAACTTAATTATCAAATTGATAATCCTAAACTTCAAGATGTTACTATCGGCATAGATCCTGGTAAAATAATAGGTATTTCTATTACTACTCGACAACGTGTCCTCGCAGAGGCTCAATTAGAACAAAGAACTGATATACCTAAATTATTAGAAATTAGAAGAAATGCTCGTAGAACTAGAAGAAATAGATTAAGATACAGACCATCTAGATGGCAAAATAGAAAAAGAATATATAATAAACAAATTAATGGATGGATTTCGCCATCTATACAAGCCAGCTTATTAACTTATATCAATATTGTTAAATTTTTTAATAAATATATTAATATAGATAAAGTGAGATATGAATATAATACTTTTAATATCCAAAAATTAAAAGATCCTAATATACAAGGTATACAGTATCAACAAGGCGATTTATATCAAGAAGAAAATATAAAATCTTATGTAAGAAAAAGAGATAGCTATATTTGTCAAAAATGTAAAAAGCCTTTAGAAGATTTAAAAAAGAATAATATAAAATTACAAGTACATCACATAAAACCTAAATCTCGAGGAGGTACTGATGTACCAGAAAATTTAGTTACTTTATGTGAGCATTGTCATAAACAAGTACATGAATATCTAAAGAAAAATAAGACAGTGAGATTTAAGATAAAAGAATATAAAGAAGATACAAAATTAAATATACTTAAAGAGAGAATATATAATGAACTGATTAAATTAGGATATGAAGTAGAGAAGACATATGGCTATGAAACTAAAATAAAACGTATACAGTTAGGGCTAGAAAAAGACCATCATATAGATTTCCGAGCAAGCTCGGGCGCCAAAGGCGCATCGGCAAAGCCGAATATTGATGCAAGAATAATAGCAGATAACTGCTATAAACGTAGTAAATATGATGTTCAAGTATACTATATGAAGAAAGTACGAAATCATAATAGAAAGATATATAAAGACAAAATTTTAAAAGGTAATGTAAGGAAGAGGAATATACAGAGCTATGAGAAGAATGGATATAAGCGCTATGATATGGTGAGATATCTGAATAGATATTGGTATATAGATGGTAGACAAATTAATGGACAGTTAGCATTAAAAATGCGAAGAGAGCATTGGGTACAAATACCAAATAAGAGTAAAGGAGATAAGATAGAGAAGCGTAGAGAAATAAGACCTATGTATAGTAAAGTAGAATTGATACAGAGATGTGGTAAATATATATGGATTTGAGTAAAAATTAATACTAAGTTGATAAAAGAATTAATTGAAATTCAAGGAATTACAGATTTTCCATGTACTCCGCGAGAGTTTATTAAATTTTATTTTAAATAAGGAGAAAATAAAAATGTCTTATATTGTTACTTTAAAAACTACAACATTTAATGATAAGCAATTAAAAGAATTAACTAAACCATACTTAATAATGTTATCTAATGAAGTTTATTTAATTACTAAACAAGTGCGTAGTTGTACCTGGATTGATTTTCCAGAAGAAATTATTCCTTATATAGAACAAGAAATAATTAGATTAATACAAATAGAAAAATTAAAATATTATGTTTTACCATTTGATTTAATGGATAATGCAATAAAAAAATATATACAGATTTTTATTTATAAATATAATTGGCAAAAACAATTATTTATTAAACATATAAATGAAAGAGACACATTAACTGCAGAATTTATTTTTGGTAAGTTATTTGGTTATAGTGATGAATCAATTAATAAATATTTAATAAATAAATCTAAAAAGGAGATTGTATATGTTTAAAGATTTTAAAATGGATAATATGTTAAATGATATAGTAGATATATTTCATTTAAACGAGAAAATAGAAGCAGAAAAACAAAGAAATGTAGAATTGCAAAAAGATTCGCCTAGTATAATAGAAACACCAAAATTTCAAAAAATAGAATTAATTAGACTAAGTGGTTTAATAAAACATGCTACAAATATTAGCGGGCAAATTATTAGTTTAGAAATATTATTACATATATTACGAGGTATGAAACAAAATAATATTATTAATTGGAATTATTCATATCAATGTCCATATTGTCAAGAAATATTTTTACAAATTGATGATACTCCAAAGGATAAAGTAAAAGTATGTGATACTTGTCAAATGATGTTTGTTCCCAAAGATAATTTATTTAATATTATATAGTTGTTACGAATGAAAGGATATTTCATAAAATGAAAACTATGTTTTTAATTGTATTTATATTAACTGTTATATTAAGTTATTTATTATTTTCAATAATATTTGATGAATTAATTAATATGCATCAAGTATGGGTTAGTGAGGTTAATATATGGATAAGCAAATTGATTTTATTACTTTAATATTTGAAAATTGTGATTCTGTAAATATACCATATAATGCAGTAAATATGTTACGATTTAATAAAGTATCATATAATTATAATTTTTATCCTAATAAAATTGAAATGTCTGCTACAGCAGAAAATATATTAATATCATTAAATATAAATTTAATTAAAAACATTAATTCTAATAATAATATTAATGTATTATCTCGAATAATGAAGTATGAAGATATTACTTGTATTCAATTACATTATAGTAATAATATGATTGAAGATATATATACTAATTATAATGGATCTGAATTTAATAAGTTACAACATACTAAAATTAGTAATGATATGTTAATTATAAAAATTGGATAAAGGAATTGTATGAAAAATGTATAAATTGCATAATGAATTAATTAATTTATTAAATGACAGTTTACATAGAATAAATATTTCATTTGATAAAGCATTGCTTAATGATAGTATACGATATGATATTTATAAAACTGCATTTAGAAGTAATATAGCATTAAAATTACAAATACAAGCTGAAGATATATTAAATAATATTAATTTAAATAGTAGTAGAAAATGGTTTAAAACAATTACAATTCATAATAATTATATTTATTTTTTTATTAATAATTCTACTAAATATATGATATTAAACAATATTTTTAATCAAGTATTATGTGGCGTTTTTGGATTGGGATCGAATAAACAATTAGTTATTAATATTCAATATCAGAATCAAGATATTAATTCACTTTCATATTATAGAGAAAAATCGTATTATCAAGCATTAATTAATTTATATAAAGTTTGCGGATATAAAATACAGACATTTAATAATAATTTAGTATTATCTGATTATATAAATGTATATAATATGATAAAAGAATATATACATCAAAATGGACAAATTTCTTATTTTAATAATCAAATATTTATGTGTAATAATATGTTTACTAAATATGCGCAATACATATGTAAATATATTGTACGATTTTTAAGTATTAATCAAAAAAATATTACTATTTGTTCTAAACCTTATACTATTCGTGATTTAAAATTAATTGATAAACAATTAAATTTTAAATATTCGGTATTAATTGAAACAGAACCAGTTATTATTTATGACGAAGGAAAGAAATATATTAGTACTGATTTACAATATCAACAATTTAATAATTTAGATGAATTTCAATTTTCAGCATTAAAACATAATGTTAATGTAAATTATATATATGATAAAAATAATAAAGAATTAAATTATATATATAATGTATATAATAATATAGAAAAATTAATTATTAATATTAATAACTTATCATGTATACATAATAGCTGGTATAGTAATATGACTTGGCGGTTATTTAAAACTGATGAAATATTATTTAATCATATTAGTCAATTAGATTCAGTATTAAATTTCGCTTCCAAATATATTAAATTAAATATATTATGTACATATTTATTAAAACTATGCTATTTAGTCAAACCAGTAATAAATAGTGTTATATATATTTTAAAACATGGTTGTATTGATATTCAACAATTAAAGAGCAAATTAAAATTATTAATTATTACTAAGTATATAATTAAATTTATTCTTGATATATTAGATATAAGGTGTATTTTATAATGATATATAATTATATGTTTCAATGTCCTATGAAATATGAAATATATGAAAATAATAAATTTATAGAAGAAGTTAATTATGATGATATAAAATCATATATTTCATATGTGCAAATAAATAATTTATTATTACAATATACTAAAAATTTTAAACAATATTTAAATTATGATGGTATTATAAGTACACGATTTAATACAGTATTTGGTAAAATATTAAAAATATGTATTAGTTTTAATCATCCTTTATTAAAAAAAGAATTTGATTCATTATATACAGACTTACAAATTCAATTAATGGATGGTATAGGTAAATATATTAATCAGCAATGCATAATTGAATATAATGATATTAATACAAATATTAATACTAATAAAAAAGAAATTAATACAATAAGAAAACAAGTACATTGCTCATTGTGGCAAGAGCAAAATTGGAAATTAGTATATATTACACGGCATTATTATAAACAAAAAAATCATATTTGGTAAAGATATTAATACTTTTACCAATTTTTTCTTTAGAATGAAAGAAGATGAATTTATGTCTAAAAAAATATCAATAATAATTGCATCTATTATATTATCATTATGTATTGGTTCAATTTATTCTTGGAGCATTTTTATACAGCCTATATATGAAATTACTAATTTTTCCATACAAGCAATACAAGTAGTATTTTGCTTAACCATTTTTACTTTAGGAACTACTACTAGTTTTGGCGGTAATTATATAATGTCAATAAAACCGTATAAAAGCGCTATTATTGGATCTATATTATTTATGTTTGGTATGATAGGCACTGGATTAATATTAAATTTATCAAATATAAATATATTTATGTTATATATAATATATGGTATTTTGTTAGGTATTGGAGTTGGAATTATTTATTTAATTCCAATACCATTATTACTTCAAGAATTCCCAAATAATAAAGCTTTAGGATCTAGTATTAGTATATTAAGTTTTGGATTAGGATCTGCGATATTTGTACCATTTGTAAATTTATTTTCTAATATAATTAATGCTTTTATTATTATTGGTTTTATATATGGTATATTAATGTTAGCAGCAAGTTTATTATTAAAACCATTTGTATATATAAATGAAATAAAAAATAATGATGATCATTCTTTAACTAAAGAACAGGCTTTAAAAACGAAAGAATTTTATTATATATTTATAATGATTTTTATTAATATATTTATTGGAATATCATTAATTTCAATTGCAGCTCCTTTAGGTAATGAATTATTATTAAATACAGCTATACTTGTTAGTTTTATTGGTATAGCTAATGGATTAGGTAGACCTTTTTTTGCTAATTTAGCGGATAAATTAGGATATATTAATATTTATAAAATTTTATTTAGCATTCAATTAATATGTATTACATTATGTATTATTAATATTAATTCATTTTTAACTGTAAGTAGTTTATTAATTATAGCTAGTTGTTATGGAGCTGGATTTGCATGTTTACCAGCTTTAACTGCATATATATTTGGTGAAATGCATGCTGGATCAATATTCGGTGCGATTTTATTTGCTTGGGCATTAGCAGGATTATTAGGTCCATTTATAATTATTATATTATATAATTATACAAATTCGTATTTAATATCATTAGTATTAATTGCATCATTATATTTTATTGGTTTATATTGTTCTACTAAAATTAAAAGATTAGTTTAATTATATTAAAAATAAGGAATATTTATTAATGATTAATATATATAAAAAGTTAAATGAATTTTCATTTATAAATTATGATGAATATTTAGCAAAATATCATTTTTTTAATGATATTTTTTTTATAAATCATTCTATATGTTATTTAACTTTAGCAGGTTCTTATGCTTATGGTACTAATAATGAAAATAGTGATATAGATATTCGAGGATTTTATTTAGAAGATAAAAATGATTTTTTTACATTAAATCAGATTAAAGAAGATTATATTAATGAGAATACAGATACTGTATTATATTCATTTAAAAAATTTATAAAATTATTAATTAATTGTAATCCTAATATTATAGAATTACTGGGAACAAAAAAAGAACATATATTATTTATAAATGATATTGGTAAGGAATTAAGAAATAATTATCAATTATTCTTAAGTAAAAAAGCCTATAATACATTTATTGGATATGCTACTGCACAATTACAACAATTAGAAAATGCTTTATCGTTAACTAATAATAAAGATGAACAAATATTAAATTCAATACAATCTATGTTATTAAAAGAATCAAATCAATTTAATGGAGAATTTAATATTTATTTAGATAATGAATTAAAATGTAATATTAGTAGTAATAATATATCATTAAAGTATTTAATTTCTTTTATTAAAGGATTAGAAGCTAATGTAAATAATTTTAATAAAATTAACAATAGAAATAAGAAAAAAGATACATTACATTTATATAAACATGCAATGCATCTTATTCGATTATATTTAATAGGAATAGATATATTAAAAAACCAGCAAATTAATACTTATAGATATAAAGAACATAAATTATTAATGGATATTAGAAATGGTCAGTTATCTATGCAAGAAATATTTAAATTAAAAGATGATTTACAATTAGAAATTAATAAAGCATATCAATATAGTACTTTACCTAATAATCCGAATTATGATAAAATTAATAATTTAATGTTAAATATATATAATTTATAATATTTATAGACTAGTTCTTAATTAAGAATTAGTTTATTTTTTTGTTAGAATACTATACTTTTTTAGCCAATCTATATAATGTTTGTTTATTAGTATTATAATTATATATATAATATTTACCTTCTTTCAATAAAGCATTTTTTATATCGTTTAAAGTACAATATTTATACCAGTTAATTAAAGCTCTGCCTTGATATATATGACCATATGCATAAGGTAATTTTAATTTATCAATATTTTCAATGTTAAAATAATAAGGATCATTAATATTATTATTTTTTAAATATTTTAGCATTAAATTTAAATGATTATCACCAATAAAAGCTTTATTTTTTACAACAATAAATGCATTATCTCGACATTTATAATTAATATTAAATCCATTATCTAATTGAATTGTATCGCCAACTTCATCAATTAATTCTGTTAATTGTTCTGGTGTTTGTATATATTTATCAATATTATAATTTTTATCCTTAATTTGTTGATCATAACTAAGAATAGATTCATTTCTATATTTTTCAATTAATAATTTTATATATAATGCAAAATAATATTTTATATATTGAATAAAATCATATTGTAATTGTTTTTTGCTAATAATATTATCATTAATTAAATTAAAAGTTTCGAGGGAGTGAAATTGTATATTATTAAATAATGAATTAAAGTTAATATGAGATATGACAAAATCATATAATTTATCATTATTAATATGCTTATTTTTATGAATATAATGTCTAGTTTTTGCAGTAATTATTGATTTTATTTCTTGTTGTAAGTATAATTTAATATTATTTTCTATGGGCTTAATTATATTTTTAAATGATTCTTGCTTAGAATCTAAAATATCCTCTTCTGTAGGATTATAACGTTCATTATTTGAATATTCGTCACTACTTTGAGGAATATATGCAGTTATTAATTTATTCATTAATAATTTTCCTCCAATATAAAAAATACCTATATAAACAATATATTGTTTATATAGGTACATATTTTTTTAATTAATCGTTTTTTAACATGCATATTTTACAATATTATAAGAATAATCTAAATCCCAATTGTTAATATCATTAGTAATTAAACTATTTAAATTCTGATGTAAACTAATAATATCATCAACAGATACTAATTCTTCATCATCGTCTTTATTTATCTCTTTTTCATCTTTTTTTATATTATCAGAATTAGTTACTATATTATTAATAGAAACATTTTTTTTAGAAGTAGAAATTAAATTATTGCTTTCTTTTTGCCAGCCATTTTTAATAATATCCATTACTAAATGACAGCATTCAATTTGATTTTCACCTTTAATAGTAAATACAATACCTGAATTATTTTTAATTCCTAATTGTAATAAAGAAATAATACTATTGGTAGATCCAGTTTTTCCATGTAAACTTAATTCAATAATAGTATTAGTTTTATCAGCAATATTCTTTAACATTGCACATTCTCTAAATCCTAAAGTTTTATTAGTAAAAGGATGAAATACAGAATAATTAATAAATTTTTTCATATAATAAATACCTCCATATTTTTATATTTAAAATAATTTAATGCTTTTTATTTTTTATATGATTTAGATTTTTAAAATTTACTATTATAAAGGTTAAAAATAAAAAGTGTTTAAAAATAAATAATAGAATTTATTTATATTTATTATTTTATATATAAAAATATTTTTTTATATATAAAATAGTTCTTTTATAAGCTCAATAAAAATCGATTTTTTTGAGGTGATAAAATACATGAATATTCCGGTTATATAAGCCGAAAATAGAATTAATTTCAAGAATATAATTAATAATTATAATTTGATTTTACTATTTATTTATTAATAAATAAGTAATACAACGCATATAAATTATTATTTCATTAGTTAAAAAGGCATATGCTAAATTATTTTTGATAAAAAATATAAATAATAATATATTTAATAATATAATTGTTATGGAAGTTCATTTAGATCCTGGGGAGTTTTTAATCAAGTTTTACGTGTAAAAGCTAATACTCCGCCTAGTCTTACAGTTCGTATTAATGAAGGTAGTGCATGGGTTAATAATAATTTAATTGAATATGCCGGTGGCTCAGTTGTTTTATCTTCTGTTACAGCTGGTACAGCTTTAGCTGTAATCGGTTTACGCGGTTCACAAGCGGTTGTTATTTATAGTGAAGCTGCAATTAGAGATAATCCTAGCTTACCTACTAATCTTCCTATAGACTTTTTACCTTTAGCTGCAGTTGTTATTTCGGAAAGTACTACAGCTATTTATGATGATCAAATTCAAGATCTTCGTCCATTATTTTCAGTTACCAATGTAATTAAATCACATAAAGATTTAACTGATCTTGATAGTGCTGATTCTCATAATATTGCAGCTATTACTGGTTTACAAGATGCTTTAGATACTAAATTAACAATGCAAGATGTCGAAGATCGGTTATCTGATGTTGTTACTGGTGATGGTACTACTCGTAAAATTTTTACAATTAATAAAAATGCAGTAGGCTTAAATTCATCTAATTTAGTATTAGAATTCCGTCGCGGATCTCAAATGTCTGCAGGCTTACGTTGGAATGAAGATCTTGATCAAATGGAATATACCGATTCTGATGGCAATTGGATTCCTATTGATCCTACTCGTACACCAGGTGGTAAAAGTAGTCGTACATCAGTTTATTCTACTGAAGAAGTTGATCAAAAACACCGTGAAATGTTAGCGGCATTACGTGCTGAAATTAGTGATGTACAAAATAGTATTACTGACGAAGTTAATACAGCTGTAACAGATAATGTAGATCCTAAAATTGAAGCTCTTAATACTTCTGTAGATACAAAAATTGCAGATGCGACTGTTGTATTTAATCAAATTCAAGAAAATACAGAAACAGCTATTCAAAATCGTTTAGCTGTTGTTGATGAAAAAATTACTACTGCATCTCAAAATGTTCAGCAAACTGTTGTCGAAGCAACAGCTCGTATTGCTCAAAATAATGCAGATGTATTAGCAAGTTATACAACTATTGCTAATAATATCGACAATAAATTAACTACTGCTATGGATAAACATAGCCAATTAAATGATACTGTAAATAATGTTGCAGATCAATTTAATACATTAAAAGAAACTACAGAAAATGCTATTACCGAACAGAATGAAACTATTGCAACACTTAATACTAGTGTTACCAATTTAAATGATATAAAAGCTAACGTAGCAGATGTATATAATAAAGATGAAGTATACACTTCTGACGAAGTTGATACTAACATTGATAATGCAATTTCTTCTGCACTAAAAGCTATTAACAATACATTACAAAATGTTGCTGGTAAAGACACTAGTGGCAGTGCGGATTCTGATATTACAGAAGTTATTAATTCTACTAAACAATTAATTATAGATGTTAAGTCTAAAATTGATTCTGAATATACAGAAGCTATTGCTACTGCAAATGAAGCTGTATTAGCACAAGCAGAAACTAATATTCTTGAAAAAGCTGATATTGAATCATTTGATAAATTTGCTTCAATTGAATCTGTTGATAATCTATCTGTAGATTTAACAGATCAAATTAATGAATTATCAACTACTGTTGCTAATAATAGAACTGCAGTCGAAGGCTCTATTAAAGATTTAGATACTATTATTAATAATTTAACAGCTCATGTTGATGATGTAGCTAATACAGCGACTAATGAATTAAATAATGCAGTTGATACTATTAATACTAATATCGCTATTAAAGCTGATAAAGAAACTACATACACTAAAGATGATATTAATACATTAATGACTACAGTATATACCAAAGAAGATGCAGATAATTTATTAGCAATTAAAGCTGATAAAGCTGAAGTTACTGAACAAATTACTGCTGTAGCTAATGCTAAACAAGATAAATATAATTATACACCTGAAAATGTAGCAAATAAAAACGTATCTAACGGTTATGCAGGATTAGATGTTAATGGCAAAATTTCTCTAGAACAAATTCCTGATGTTGCTAAACAAGCTACTTATATTGTTACTAATGTTGATGAGCGTTTAGCCTTAACTGGATTAATTTCTGGCGCTAAAGCTTTTGAAACCACTACTGGTAATTCATATATTTATAATGGATCAGATTGGATTCTTGTTGCCGCTGCTAATTGGGAAAATATTAATCTTGATTTTAATAACATTATTAATAAGCCTACATCATTAAGTGAATATGGTATTACTGATGTTTATACTAAAGCACAAGCTAATAATGCTATTGAAAATAGTGTTGCCACTGCAACCGCAGCTATTAATGATAATATTAATTCAACAAAAACAGCATTAGAAAGTAAAATTGCAGATAGTGCGACTATGACTAATAGCCAAATTACTAATGTTAATAATAATCTTGAAACTGTAAAAGGAAATATTACAACCATTAATAATAATATTAATACCATTAATGGAAGTGTTACAACTATTAATAACAATATTGATGTTATTAATAATACATTAGATACTAAGGCTGTTAAAAATGATGTATATACGAAAACTGATGTTAATAGTTTATTAAATGATAAAGCGGATAAAACCACAGTTGAATCTAATTTAACAACTTTAGAAAATGCTTTTAATACTCAACTCGTAGCGGCTAATGAATCAATTAATACTATGGACACAAAAGTAAGTTCCATGGATGAAAAAATTGCTTCTGTAGAAAATTCTATTACTGCTATTAATAGTAATTTAAGCGGATTAGCTACTACTTCATCAGTTACTGAAGCTGTAGAATCATTAGAAGACCGAATTGATAGCGTAGAAACTTCTATGGAAGCTATTAATACAGAAATGGCTAAAAAAGTTGATTCGGCCACAGTAACAGAAGAAATTACTAATGCAGTAGATGATGTTTATTCTAGTTTAGAAGCTTATGCTAAATCTGCAGATGTTACTGATGAAATTAATACTTCTATTAATGATGCATTAGAACAAATTAATACTGCTTTACAAGATATTCTTGAGGATGATTCTACAAGCGGCAGCGAAATTGATGTAGCTAGTACTATTCGCAATACTGCAAATCTTATTACTAATGTCAATAAATCTACTAGTGATAAGATTACATCTGTAGAAACATCTACTAATGCAAAATTTGAAACTATTAACACAGCTATTGATACCAAAGTAGAAGCAGCTAAAAATGAAGCGATTAATACCGTTAGAGAAACTGTTGTTAAAGAAGTTGTTAATAGTGCTTTAGGTACTGATAATTTAGAAGATTTAGCTACAAAAACTTATGTTACAGATCAGATTAATACTGTTAATAAATCTATTGAAGACAGTGTTAATCCAATAAATAGTCAATTAACTGAAATTAATAATAGCATTATTTCTAAAGAAATTGCTTTAAATAATGCAATTAAAACAAAAGAAGATGCTTTAGGCTTTGTTCCTGAAAATGTAGCAAATAAAAACGTATCTAACGGTTATGCAGGATTAGATGTTAATGGCAAAATTTCTCTAGAACAATTACCTGATGTTGCTAAACAAGCCACTTATATTGTTACCAATGAAGAAGCACGTTTAGCTTTAACTGGATTAATTTCTGGTGCTAGAGCTTTTGAAACATCAACTAAGAATTCATATATCTATAATGGATCTAAATGGATTCTTGTAGCAGCTGCAAACTGGGAAAATATTAATCTTGATTTTAATAACATTATTAATAAACCTACATCATTAAGTGGATATGGTATTACTGATACTTATACTAAAGCACAAGTTAATACAGCAATTAATAATTCGGAAGAAACTATCAATACTACTATTGCTGATACTAAAACTGTTTTAGAAGGTAAAATTTCCGCCGGCGATGCAGCATTAAGTAGTTCAATTTCTACAGCTAATAGTAATATTAGTTTAATTAATACTAATATTACTGGTATTAAAGATAATATTACCAGTATTAATGGACAATTAGATACACTTAATACTAGTGTTAATAAGAAAGCTAATGCTAATGATGTATATACCAAAGATCAGATTGATACTAAAATAGAAACAATTAATACTAATATTAATGGAGTAGATACTCACATTAGCGGAGTTGATACTCGTGTTAGTACATTAGAAACAACTATTACTACTAAAGCTAATGCTGCGGATATTTATACTAAAACTGCTGCAGATACGACTTTTGCTACAAAGACAGCATTATCAACTGTAGAATCTAAAGTAAATTCTTTAAATGATGAAGTAGATGCAGCTGTAACAGATATGAATAGTAATATTACTGCTATTAATACTAATTTAGCTACTAAAGCAAATACCAGTGATGTATCTGATAGTATTGAAACTTTAACAACAGCTGTTAATAAAAAAGCTAATGCTGCTGATGTATATACACGTACTATGACTGATAGTTTATTAGAAGCAAAAGAACAATCAATTACAAATTTAGGCAATCAAATTACTGCATTAGAATCTACTGTTGCGACTAAAGCTAATACTGTAGATATCTATACTAAAACATCTGCGGATACTACTTTTGCTACTAAAACAATTGTTAGTGGTATTGATGAACGCGTTGCGTCTTTAGAAACTGCTATTAATAATAAAGCTAATGTGGCTGATGTTTATAATAAATCTTTAGCAGATGAAACATTTGCAACTAAAGCAGTAGTTAATGGCGTAGATACTCGTGTCGGTACATTAGAAACTACTATTGATACTAAAGCTAATGTCGAAGATGTGTATACACAAACAGTAGCAGATGAAACATTTGCAACTAAAGTGGCAGTTAGCGGTGTAGATACTCGAGTTAGTACTTTAGAAACAGCTATTATTACTAAAGCTAATGCTACTGATGTTTATACCCAAACTGTAGTAGATGAAAAATTTGCAACTAAAACAACAGTTAGCGGTGTAGATACCCGTGTTAGTACTTTAGAAACAGCTATCGATACCAAAGCTAATGCTGAAGATGTATATACTAAAGATCAAATTGATGCTAAAGTAGAAACAATTAATACTAATATTAGTGGAATTGATACACGTGTTAATGGTGTAGATACTCAAGTTAGTACTTTAGAAACAGCTATCGATACTAAAGCTAATGCTGAAGATGTATATACTAAAGATCAAATTGATGCTAAAGTAGAAACAATTAATACTAATAGCAGCGGTATTAATACACGTGTTAATGGTGTAGATACTCGAGTTGGTACTTTAGAAACAGCTATTGATACTAAAGCTAATGCTGAAGATGTATATACTAAAGATCAAATTGATACTAAAGTAGAAACAATTAATACTAATATTAGTGGAATTAATACGCGTGTTGGTACTTTAGAAACAGCTATCGATACTAAGGCTAATGCTGAAGATGTATATGCTAAAAATCAAATTGATACAACTATTGGCGGAATTAATACTCGAGTTGGTGCATTAGAAACAGCTATTACTACTAAAGCTAATGCTGAAGATGTATATACACAAGCTGTAGTAGATGATAAATTTGTTACTAAAGCATATTTAAGTGGCGTTGAAAGTAATATTGGCACTATTAATACGAATATTGCTACATTAGCAACTACTGAATATGTGAATAATGAATTAGAAAAGAAAGTTAATATTACAGATTTATTTACTGTTGATAAGCATTTTAAATCCCAAGAACAAACCGCAGAAGGTAATAAAGCAATTATTTTTAACGAGATTGATGGTGGCGGTGCGCAAAGCTACATTAAAAATTCTGATGTTATAGCTTTTGCTGGCGTTAATACTGATGAAAATAATTATGATGGAAACGGTATTAATCAGGCTATTAATGTCCAATTATATGCAAAATATAATAGTGATTTAGTCGGTACAGCAAATCAAGGTACAAGAATTAATATTAATATTAATGGTGCATATTATACCGTTGGTACATCTAAAATTAATACTGCTGAAAGAGAAATTGCAGTCAAAGGCGATGTTTCAGCAGTAGCCGATTTAATTACTGCTTTAACAACACGTATTGAAGAATTAGAAGCTAAAGTCGCAGCATTAGAAGGAACATAATAAAAGAGTAGATATTAATTATCTACTCTTTTTTATTTTAAAATATAATATAATAATATATTAAAAAATGGGGAGAATATATTAATGGATAAATTAATTTACACGTTAGAACAAATATATAGTGATAATAATATTAATATTAAACCTTATCCTTTTTGTCCTAAATGTTCTAAAAAAATACATATACAAATAACAACTAATACTTATAATATGGAACCATCTTATGAAATAAAATGCGATTGTAAAAATTTTATATGGATATATAGCGATAATATTAATAAATTATGTGAACAATGGAATAAATATTGTATTAATTATATGAATGAAAATTTTATTAGTATAATAGATGATCATATTATATTAACTATTACTGGATTTGTTTCAAGTTTTTTGTTATTTATATATTGTATTAATATGCCTCAATTATTACCTTTATTAGGACTTGTTATTTATAGTCCGGTATTATTAAAATTAGTATTAAATAATCAAGGAATTAAATATTTAATTAATAAATATATTATTACTAAATCTATAAATAAATATTCTATGGATGTAGTTAATTTAATTAATAATACAGAATTAAATAATATTAATATACAGGAAGAAGTAAATAGATTTTTTACTTATAAAAATATAATTGATTGTTTTAGAACTTATTATAGTACATCAGCAATAAATGATTTAATAGTAATTAATAGACAAATATATGAATACTATAGTAATTATTATAAACAAATAGACGATGAATATTTAAGCCAATTAAATAAATTTAATGATATGTTAAAAATAATAGATAAAGAAAAATTACATATGAATGAAATTGAAAATAATGATAACATAAAAAAATTAATTCATTCATTTCAAATATATTTTAATAAAAAATTAAATGAAATAAATGAATTAAAAATAAATTGTATAAATAATCAGTTGCAAAATATTTAAATTTATATTATTTAAGTAAGTCTTAAATCCATGATTTAAGTGTAAATTTATCGTCTTCAAAATATTTATTATATATATCTTTCATAATTTTAACATTATATTTAGGTTTATTATAAATTAAATGTTGAAACATTTCATTATCTGAATTTTGATTAATATACTGAGAATATGAATTAGGACTATTATATAATGGTGAAGTAAATAAAAATCCTCTCACATCATTATTTCTATAATCAGTTATAAAATGCTGTTTATTATTTCGTGTATCTTTTCGTAAACATGAATTAAAAATAGCATTTATTTTTTTTAATAATTTTTCTTTATTCATAATATATCATTATATTTAATTTTTATTATAAAAATAAAAAAAGGAGATAAAAATTTTTATCTCCTTTTTTAGTTTAACGCTTTGGAATACGTTCAAATAAAACTTCTGCTGTGCCATCTAGTTTTGTCCACAATTTACATAAATTAGCTACAGGTACTGCTCCGGGACGTACTGGTGTAGATTCACATACAATATAGAAAATCATTCCACTAACTACCTGACTTCCAATAAATACAACAGGCTTATGTCCGCTTCCAAGTAACTTATTAGTAGCTGATTCAAATAATGCCATAACATTTTCTGGTACAGCTGGTTCACTGGTAGAAATAATTTTAACAATTTTAGAGCCTTCGCTAGTCATATTAAATGGAACATTAATAATTACTGCTACAATATGCTTAGTAGGCTTTTCAACTACTAGAGTTTGTTCTGCAATAACAAGATAATTAATTCCATGAACTAATTGTTGTGCTACTAAAAAAATAGGATTTAAATCAGAGCCAACAAATCCATCCATAGCTGCTTGCCAACCAGTTGCAAGCTTTTGAGGCATACTAGAACCAATAGGCTGACCAACAAGCTGCCAACCTCCACATACATCACCTGATAATGTAATACCACCTAATAAATCTTTAGCCATAATTTTTACTCCTTTATATAAAGAAATTAAAAAGATCTTTTTGTAATAATAATAAAATATTATTAATATTTTTATAATAAAAAAATAATTAGAGGGTAATTGTATGCAAGAAAAAATAAAAATATTTTATAATATAATAAGACAAGTGTCAAAAAATATAACATTTAATGAATTTATAAAAGTAATAAGTAATTCTCCATTTTATCATTCTCATTCATTATCATCTCCAGAATTATATACTAATATTTTTGGACGTAAAGGCTTTTATAAATTAGAAGAAATAGTTATACAATTTATTAATAACAGTAAAACTAATATAAAAAAAGAATTATATAGTCAAATTAGTAATATAATTAATATCTATGATGACTATATAAATAATTATTTAATAAATGAAACAATTAATGATCTCATACATGAATATATTCAAACTGATGTTGAACCTAGAGAATCTTATTTACCTGATAATATTTATAGTTTAATTAATAATATAAATATTACAGATGGAGGTAAAATTGTACGTCAATTAGTAAGAAATGAATTTAATAGTAGAAAAGCTTGGTATATTAATAAAATTAAAAGTTGGATTAATGAAACATTAGAAAATAATATAATTAATAGTGTATCTAATAATCCAGAAATTTTTTCATTAAAAGAATTAAAAGATTTAGATGATATAGGTAAAATATTTAATATAGATACACAATTAATCAATGAAATTAATGATTCAGCAAAAGATAAATTTATTTGGATTGAAAATAATTTTATTGATTCATCTATGGGCTATGGCATAAATCATGGTCAAATGATGATTAATTATATTAGAAAGCGTCGCGGAGAAGCAATAGATGATAAAGAAAAATTATATATTAGTAATTCCCGCACGCCAGAAGATTTATCCATAAAAACTACTGAAGAAGAAAATAAATTACCGGCAGCATATGGTTCTTTTTATTTTAATAAACAAGTATGTATTATAGAAGGTAGATATTTAATCGAACGTAATGATGATAATTATAATAAATTATTACAAGAATTAAAAAAGAGATTTAAACATGTATTTGATTTAACAATATCTAATAAACAATTAAAGCAAGAAGCAAAATTAGCATTAAAAATATAAATAATTATTTTATAAAATATAATATTCAAATAAAAAAAATTAACTTCTCAATATTATATATAATTTTTTTTATTTAAAATAAAAATAATAGCAAAAAATTTTGCTACTTAATTATTACTAAAATAATAAAAATTCCATTGAATATTTTTATAAAATTACTTATTTTTTAAATATTCATTTATTTCAACTTGCGCTATATATTTACGATTATTAATTATTTCTATATTAAATGCAAATTTATTTTTATTAATACGATCTAAAAAAGTATCATATTTTAATTGTAATAAATTAGCGACTTGTTGTAATGTATAATAATTATTATTTAAGTTTATTTTTTCTATATTCATTTTATTTATATATTCATCAAGTTGTTGTTTTGTATAATATTTTCTTTGATTGTTTTGTATACAAGGTATTAACTTGCCTTGTTTTTTTAATTTATATATTGTACTTCTAACTACATTTAAATATTTTGCAGCAGCTGTCTCAGTCATTTTATTATAATCAATATTATCTTTATTATTAATTAATTGTTGTAATTTATAAATATCTTCTTTTAAATAATATTTTTTGTTATTATATATTTTATTAAATTGTATATTATATTCTTGTATATATTTAAAAAATGTACTTAATGGAATATTTAAATAATTAGCCGCTTGCTGTGCATAGAAATAATTATTATTTAAATCTTGCTGTGTTAATAAATATTGATCTAATTGCTTTTTACTATAGAAAAAATTATTATTAATATTTATTGCCGGTATTAATTTATTATTTTTCCATTTTAATAAAGTATTTTGATTAATACCTAAATAATCTGCAGCTTGATTAGATGTATAATATATATTATTTCCAATTGCTGAATTATACTTTAACATTTGAATTATACTTTTTTGAGAATATAAAAAATTATTTTCATCATGTTTAATATATTTAATTTTATGTGCTTTACGTAAATATTGTAAATTACCTTTAGAAATATTTAAGCATTTCATTACTTCATTTGCTGTAAAATATCCAATTGGCTTAATAGATAATAAATAATTATCTAATTGTAATTTCGTATAATAAAACTGATATTTATTATCTATTATCTTTGCAGGAATTAATTGATTAGTTTCATATAATTTATGTAAATAAGAAATTGTACATTTTAAATATTTTGCTGCTTTACCAATAGATAAATATTCTTTATCTGATATTATATATTTTTGTATATCAGATTTTAAATAATATATTTTTTGATTAAATATTATTGTATTAATATTATATTTAATAGTCATATTTTTTAATGTTTTTTCAGTTATATGTAATATTCGTAGTGCTGCATTTGTGCTATAATAATTATTTATTATATTTGTCCATTGCTGTATGCAATTATCAACTTCAATTTCATTATAAAAAATATTATCATTAATATTAATTCCTAATATATTATATGTATTGATCCAATATCTTAATTTACTATGATCTATATTATATTTATGCGCAATCGTAGTAATTAAATCATATTGATTTAAAATTTTATTTTTTCGTATATTATTTAATTGTTGTTTTTCATAATATTCTTCGTAATTAATTACTAATGGATATAATTGTCGCATATATCTTAATAACTCTATTTTATTTTTCGTAGTATTTAAATATATAGCAGCTTCATTAATAGTAAAGTACTTATCGCTTATTTTACCAAAATGTTTTATATATTCGTCAAGTTGATTTTGAGTATAATATCTAAAATTCATAGGCGTTATATTCATTAATAATATTTTTTTATTATTTAATGAATATAATGTTTTTTTTGATATATGCAAATATTCTATTGTTTTATTAATAGTAAATATTTGTATTTTTTTTGTTTGATTTATATTATTTTCATTTAATATATCAGTTATATATGTTATTGAATGCTTTGTCAAAATAAAATTATTTTCTATATATATTTCTATAGTTAATTCATTGTCATTATAAAATAAATAATAGCAATAATTAAATATTTTTATATATTCATCATAATTATAATTATTAATTTTATCATTTGGCGAAATAATATATATCATTTTCCATTGTTCTTTTATTAATACATATTGTCGTCGCCATTCTTTAGCTATAAATTCTTGTTTATTTATACTTTTTAACTTAATATTTAAATCATGCCCTCCGTCATTATATTCTATTCCAATTTTTAATAATAATAATGCTATATCTATATGTAATGGTCCTTCAGGATAATTTAATATACTTATTTCTTTAAACATATTATAAAAAAATATTTGCTGTTTACTAGTTGGTATATTACTATACTTATATAATGCTTGACTTCTTTTTATATGTATAGTACATTTTTGGCACCATAGATTATTATCACAAGATTGTAATTTTCGTGTTATATTTTGACATTCTAAAATATTCATTTTTCCGCATTTACAACAATAATATTTTATTTTAATTGTTTTACTATTAGGAAATAGTTGATATAATTGTCGCATTGATATTATACAATAATAATTGGTATGATCTTTATATATTTGTATATTATTTTGTTTTATTATATTAATATCTCGATCATTAATTTTATAGTATATCATTTCATTACTAATTTGATTAATATTAAAAGTTATATTTTTTACTAATTCATTATTTTTCATTGCCATAATTATTTATACCTCATTTTATGATTTTTTATTTTCACTTATAAAATAGTTTCTATTATATAAAATATAGCAGGGAATCCTCAAACTCAAAAAAAATTAGTTTCCGTATAAAGTCTATATTTCTATATAACTTTTAATTTTTAAAAGGCTAAAATAAATAAATAATAAAAAGCCTTAATACATAAGGCTTTTTATTATTATCTGCTAGAACGGTAAGTAATTCCGCTGGGCATTTTATGCTGTTTTTGATCTATTACTGTTGCAAAATAAGAAAGGGCATCACTATCACAAAAATCCTCATTAGTTGTGCTACTTTCCACGCGGATATTATTACTGCTTTTTATCGATTCTACCACAAGGTCACTCCATTGCATTAACTGCTTATGTAAAAACACGTGGTCATTTTTCGGTACATTATCCAAAGAAGGATATTTAAATTTATCATTTTGTATAGCAGCTAAAATAGCTCTATACATAGTTGTTTTATAATTAGTATTAGTATTCGTAAATCTATCTTTAGCGTTAAATGTAATAGGTATTATATCTAATCCTTGATCTTTCATAACTTGAATTAATCCTAATCCTACACCGGTAGCATCAGCTACTATTTTTTTATATCTAAATTTAGGCCTAGGACCAGTAAATAAAGATAATATAATCTTCATTTGTTGAGGAAAAGGCATGCCTTTTAATTCTACAGCAAATATTTTTTGTCTTTGTTGTGTTAATTTATCTAATCTTAATATAGATATAGCTGTTGAATCGGTTCCGTTAGCTGCACCGGCAAAATCTATACCTACATAATATTTTTCACTCAAGTCACCATATTTTTGCCAGCTAAAATCACCATTACGTAGCTGTTCAAAATCTTCTTTAGAAAGGAAAGAAGATCCACTATCTACAAATTGTAATTCGTACTGTGTTTGGAAATCTATAACTGACATCTCGCCATCTTGTTCATAAATGTCTGGTCTAGTAGGGAAATCAATTAATATTAATATTTAATATATTTAAATTTCTTATTATTTAATAAGTTTAGACTTTATCATTATAAAATATAAATATCATATAGTCGTTGCATATTATTTTAATAATCTTAATATAATATTACTGATTATATATTTTTTTTCAGTAATTAAATAATTATAGAACAAATTTCATTCCATTTTAATTTTTTTAGGCATGAGGTTTAATACATAAGTAGAGTATTTTCTTATACGTTTATGTTCTGGATCTGTATGATCTGGCAGCATAATAGAACCATTGGCTGATAATTGATCACATTGCCACCAAGGAGATCTTATAATAACAGTATCAGCACTATTCTTACCTTCAATGCTTTCATAAAAATGATTACGTGATTTAGGAGTACCTATTTTAATTATTTTGCCATTTGTACCTCCACTAATATATTTAAAAGACTATATCTTTATTATCATAAATATAAATTTAATAGTCATTGATAATTTATATAAAATTATGCTGATTAATTTTTATTAATTTTCCCAGCAATTTATTTATTTTATGCCTGGAAATATATCAAGCATAGGTAATATTCTTTCACTAGTAGTATAATTAGAAATTTTTTGAGCTTCGTCTAAAACAGCTATATCAAATGTTAAACCTTCAATATTACTTTGATCAGAACCAGATACAGCTTGCATATAAGATCCGTTAGATAATTCTATTTTTTGTTTTGTTAATTTAACTATTTTATGAGGTATTTTATCTTCATTCATTTGAAAGAATACTGTGGCTCTACCTATAGAAACTTCAGCCTGATTAATTCGCGGCGTAAATATACCTATTCGCATTTGAGGATAAATACATATTAAAGCTGCAGCGAAACAAGCTATAGATTCAGTTTTCAATTATATTATAAAAAATTTAATAAAATTTTCTTAATAGTTATATTAAGTTTGGTATATATATTTATTTTACTAATATATATTATATATACTCTAACATATATTAATTAATGTTTATATTAATTCTATGTTGATATTATCTTTATAAAAAATTACGGTTATAAAGAATTTTATCTAATTAATTATATATTTGGCATATTAATAACCACTTTGTCTTGAAAACATAGCTGCTACTTTTCTAATATTAGGATTACAAGCGGCTCTAATTAATTCTATTTGATTAGCATGTAAATGGCGTTTAAACTCAGGTAAATGAGCACGTAATACATTTTCAATAAAAAAAATTGGATCTACATTCATTTCAAATCTTTTAAATAAATAATCGATAGGATCTAATCCATCAATTTTATTATTTTCTACTAAAGATAATTGATGTTTAGCTTTATCATAATTATCTTTTAATGTAGATATACTAAAAATATTGTCATTAAATATATAAAATCACCAGACTTATTTACTGTATGTAATAATATTATTATTAATAATAATTCTGTTATCAACAGAATTTACATTGAATCCATAATATATATTAATATTAGATAATTCAATTGAAAAATTATATATGATAGGATAATCACTTGATAATATATATCCTTGATAATTATAATTATTTTTTAAATCATTAATTGTTGCAAATGTATAATTATTATTATGTAATAGTGCTAATTTATGATCGCTAGTAATTTGATATGTACCAAATTTATCAGTAATAATATTATATAAACGATTAATTCCGGAATATATATGAATTATTTTTACATATGAATTATTTATAGTTCTTATTAAATCGCCTATAATAATATCTTGTATTTTTTTATAATGTAAATTAGACATTAATATACATGTATTAATTCCAAGCATGTTATAAAATACCTTTCTAAAATAAAAAGATTTATAATAAAATTTCTAATCCATTATTATTAATACCAATATTATTATTGCATTGAATATTATAGCATATCATTGATTGATTATTATCTATAATAGAAAAGCCTACATAAAGATTATTATAATCTATATGTTGAATTTCTTTTTTTTCTTTTACTGGTATATCATTAAAATTACCTAATAAATTAATACAATTAGGTCTAATAAAAGTAATATATCCTAAACTACGAGTTAAATTAGCAATATTATTTTTTATTTTTTCATCATCAATATTAATAGATATACCTTTAGGAATAAAGGTAATTGATAGATTATCAATAATACCGGCTAATATAGATTTTCTAGTAGCAATAGAAGTATATAATAAGTAAGTAAATATTAAATCATATCCAGCATAATAAGCATTTACTTTAGAATATTCATAATCAGTTTCAATTGCAGATAGTTTAATTTTATATCTATAATTACTATTAATATAATCTTTTGCTAATATAGTTTTTGACTGCTCATTATCATATACTAATAATGTATTATCATAACCAATAGTAAAATAATTTAAATCAGTAAATACTGTTAATACAGGAATTAATTTATTTTGAATTTTTAATATTTGATTATTATTAATTAATATATCATTAGTATTAATTGAATCTATAGATTTATAAGTAATATCATTTAACCATAAATTCATATTATTATAATAGTTATTCATTTTTACTTTAATCTCCTTTTTAATATAGTAAAAAAATAAATAATATTATTTATTTAATATTATAAAAAAAATAATAGATAATATTTTTTGGCAAAATATATCTATTATTTTTTTTCGAATAAGTTTAGTCTTATCTCTGGCTATAGCTAAATTATTCAAAATATACTTTCCTTTGCTTCTATATACTTTCCTTTTTAATTTATTTTAATTTAATATATAAAATTAAAATAAATTCCTTTTATCTAATATAAATATTATTTTTTAGAATATAAATAAAAGGTATAAAGTTAAAAAGTAATTATTTATTGTATTAAGATATAAATATGTTTCGCGAAAATATTATTTATACTAACATAAACTTTATTTATTAATTATAGTTTTTTTAATATCGCGAAAAGTAATTAATATAGTAATTAATAAAATTATAAATATACTTTTTTTTGTTTTTATATTCTTTCCTTTTTAATTTATTTTAATTTAATATATAAATTATAGTAATAGTTAAAATAAAATTTTTAAAATTTAATATAAATCATTTGTTAATATATAAGGTATTAATATATGAAGTATAAAGAAATAAGGTATAAAGTTAAAAATTAATTAATTATATGTATTAAGATATAAATATGTTTCGTAAAAGTTTTATTTATACTAACATAAACTTTATTTATTAATTATAGTTTTTTAATATCACAAAGAAAAATTAATATAGTTATAAATATACTTTTCTTTGTTTTTATATTCTTTTTTTACTTTATTTTAACTTAATATAAAATTAAAATTAATTTTTTTTATTTAATGTAAATATTATTTTCTAGAACATAAAAAAATAAGGTATAAATTTAAAAAGTAACTATTTATAGTATTAAGATATAAATATGTTTCGTGAAAGTTTTATCTATTATACTATAAGTATAGTTTATTAATATAATTATTTTTTAAATCACGAAAAATTTTTAATACACTTTTTAATTTATATTATTATAATTTATTTTAATAGTATTAAAATAATAATACAATTATTTTTATAATGTAAATATATTTTAAGGCAGGTGAAAAATTAGTATGTTTAAGCCAGTACAAATAAAGAATGAAATAATTGATTATGGCGTAAATTTAATTAATCCTATGAAATATTGGAATGTTACTAAAGGCAAGGATATTAAAGTTGCTATTTTAGATACTGGAATTGATTATCATCATATAGATTTAAAAGATAATTTTGTTAGTGGAGTTAATTTTACTACTACAAATAAAAATGATTATATGGATCATGTAGGACACGGCACATTTTGTGCAGGATTAATTGCTGGTGCAGCAAATAAAATAGGTATTATTGGCATAGCACCAGAATGTTCTATATATGCAGTAAAAGTGTTAGATAACCATTCACAAGGATCAGTAGGACAATTAATAGCTGGTATTGAATGGTGTATTAATAATAAAATAGATATCATTAATTGTAGTTTAGGATTAACACGCAATTTTTCTGCATTGCATGATATTATTTGTCATGCATATAATGCTGGTATTATTATTTGTGCCGCTGCAGGTAATAATAAATATGCTACTGATGTAGAATTTCCGGCACAGTATAATGAAGTTATTTCAATAGGAGCTATTGATTCAATTAAGCGTATTGCTAAATTTAATAGTACTGGTAAACATGCTGAATTAGTGGCTCCAGGTGTAGAAATTACATCTACATTTTTAAATAATAAATATGCAGTTAATTCTGGTACAAGCTTTAGTTGTCCTTTAATTTCCGGTGCTATTGCTTTAATTCAAAGTAAAATATTAAAAGAAGAAGGTAGAAAATTAAATACAGCTGAAATTAGAAAAATATTATATGAACAATGCGAAGATTTAGGTATACCTGGAACAGATTACGTTTACGCTAGAGGATTATTTCATTTTTAATATATAAATTATTTTAATAAAAATTAATAGATAGCAAACATTTATTATTTTGTTTGCTATCTATTAATTTTATTTTCGAATAAACTTGCTTTGCCTCCGATTTACATCTCCGGCTAAAGCTAAGTTATTCGAAATATAATTTCCTTTACTTCTATATTCTTTCCTTTTTAATTTATTTTAATTTAATATATAAAATATAATAATAATTAAAATTAATTCCTTTTATCTAATGTAAACATTATTTTTCTAGAGTATAAATAAGGTATAAAATTAAAAAAAACTATTTATAGTATTAAGATATAAATACGTTTCGTGAAACTTTATTTATACTATTATAAACTTTACTTATTAATTATAGTTTTTTAATATCATGAAGAATAATTAATATAATAATTAATAAAATTATTAATATACTTTCCTTTTTAATTTATTTTAACTTAGTATATAAATTTAGTAGTAATTAAAACTAAATTTTTTAATACTTAATATAAATATTATTTTTTAAAGCATATAAAATGTCAATATAAAAACATTTATATAATAATTAATAAGTTATAAATATACTTTCCTTTGTTTCTATATACTTTCCTTTTTAATTTATTTTAATTTAATATATAAAAAATTTATAGTAATAATTAAAATTAATTCCTTTTATTTAATATAAATATTGTTTTTCTAGAATATAAATAAAGGACATAAAGTTAAAAAGTAATTATTTATTGTATTAAGATATAAATATGTTTCGCGAAATATTATTTATATTACTATAAGTTTTACTTATTAATTATAGTTTTTAATATTACAGAGAGAAATTAATATACTAGTAATTTAAAATATAAAATATATTTTCTTTTATTTCTATATTCTTTTTTTGATTTATTTCAATTTAATATATAAATTATAATAATAGTTAAAATTAATTCCTTTTATCTAATATAAATATTGTTTTTCTAGAATATAAATAAAAGGTATAAAGTTAAAAATTAACTATTATAGTATTAAGATATAAATATGTTTCGTAAAAGTTTTATTTATACTATTATAAACTTTACTTATTAATTATAGTTTTTTAATATCACAAAGAAAAATTAATATAGTTATAAATATACTTTTCTTTGTTTTTATATTTTTTCCTTTTTAATTTATTTTACTTTAATATATAAATTATAGTAATAGTTAAAATAAAATCTTTAAAATTTAATATAAATCATTTGTTAATATATAAGGTATTAATATATGAAGTATAAATAAATAAGATATAAAGTTAAAAAGTAACTATTTATATTTATTAAGATATAAATATGTTTCGCGAAACTTTATTTATATTATTATAAATTTTATTTATATCTTGTAAAAATTTATATCATAAAAAAAATTTTTTTACATATGGAATAATGTAAATTATAACAATAAAATTGTTAAGTTAAAATATAACTATAAAAATGATTTTTAATATAAAAATAAGTATTTTAATAATAGGTGAATATATTGAATGATTTATAAAACTCAATTAGATAATGGATTACAAATAGTTATTGAACAAGATACTAATGCAAAAAGTTGTACTTTTGAATATATTGTAGCATGCGGAGCATTAGACGAATACGGTGATTATGATGCTGATAATAATTTTGGCGTGGCGCATTTTTTAGAACATATGATGTTCAAAGGTACTAATAGCAGAACTGTTGATGATATTAATAATGATATAGCCGCTATAGGAGGATATTGTAATGCGGCTACTTCATTTGATCATACATTATATTATATTTCTTCTCCGGCAGATAAATGGAAAGATAATTTAGAAATATTAAATGATATTTTTTGGAATTCAGTTTTGCCTGAAGAAGAATTTGAACAGGAAAAAACTGTTATATTAGAAGAATTAAAAATGTATGAAGATAAACCGCGTAGTAAATGTATGGAAAATCTTGATATATTAATTAATCGTAAATTTACTAATAGACAACGTGTAGCTGGTACAATAGATAGTGTTTCTAAATTAACTGTAGATGATTTAAAAAGATTTTTAAAAATTTTTTATCAGCCTAATAATGTTGCATTATTAATTGCTGGAAATGTTCCTATTAAAGAAGTATTAGCTGATATTAATATTTTTATGCTATATAAAGATAAACAAATTATACAAGATAGAAATAATATATTTAATAATGAAATAATGAATAATCAATTAATTAGATTACAAAAAAATGATTTAGCTCAAGCTCATTTAGGATTTGCTATTAAAGGAGTACCGCCTTATGAAAAAGATTATTATATACAAGATTTAATTGCAGATTATCTTGGTGGGGGATTTATATCTAAACTTTATAATATTATTCGCGAAAAATTAGGATTAGCATATACTGTAAATGTCAGTACTAATCCTTTACGAGATACATCTTATATAATGGGATATTGTGGATTAAAAAAAGAAAATATTGATAAAGTACATAATATTATAGTACAAGAATTAAATAAATTAAAGCATGAATTAATTGATGATAAAGAATTAAATACGTTAAAAGCTTTATATAGAGGAAAATCTTTATTGGCTTTAGAAACAACTTCAGCCAAATTGTCTATTCATGAAGATAATTTTATTTATAATACTGATTATACTATTGATAGTATATTAGATATAGTATTAAATATTACAAATAAAGATATACAGAAATTTACAAATAAATATTTTAATAAAAAGAATATTTGCTGGTCAATTGTGGAACCTAAATAAAAAGATGCTTATATAGTATAATGTATTTAAAAAATATTCTTTATTATAAAGGAGAAAATAATTATGGCTCGAACTAAATATGATGATGGGTTTAAGCCTCCAGTAACCGCAAAAATGGCTACTCGTAGCAAAGATTCTCATTTAATACAAGTTAAAATTATACCTTTTGAAGAAGAATATTATGATGTTATTAATAATCCTGAATTAATTTGGGAACGTTATGAAGAAAAAATGATTCGTATAGTTAATAAGTTAGCTAATTGGAAAGGTTTTAATAAGGAAGATCTTTTTCAACAATCATATCTTTATTTTATTTATTTTTCTGAACAATATGATCCATATTGGAATAATGGATTTATTCCATTTGATAGATATTTATTTAAGAACATGATTATTAAGCTTCGGGCCTTTATTCAGCGATTTTATACTAAACGTAAACGAGAACATCCTAATTGCGGGATGAATTATTTAATTATTTATTGGTACAACTATATTATATAGTAAATCAATAATTTATTTAAATTTTTATATTTATTTAAATTTAACGATTAATTTTTGTATATTTTTATAGAATTATTAATTATATATATCTTATATATATTAATGATATAATCTATATTTTAATTAAAGTTAAAATATAATTATTTAAAATATTTATAAATAATTAATATTATTTTGCTTATTATGATTTTAATTATTATATATAAATAATATATAAAGTATAAAATTGTAGAAGTGAATAATTATTAATAAAAATCTTAAAAAGAAAAATACTAATTATAAAAAAAAGAAAAATTCTATTTAACTATTAAATAACAAGTAAGCAAATGTAAATATAGTAAAGTTATTTATAATGAAAATTTTTATTTAATACGATAATATTTTTTTCAGAAATAGGGAGTTTAATTGGTATAAATTTTTAAGATATAAATAAATATTTTAAAAAATATTAGGTTGAAATTCAGGATTTTGGTAATGCTGAAACATCAGATAACGAAGAAATTGTTTCTCATGAAATTGATTATACTGATTCTAAGATTTATAGTGATTATATTTGTTCTCGTATTAGTGTAAAGCAGAGACAAATTTTAGAATTAACTTTACAAGGATATAAAAGTAAGTATCATAATTAATTTAATTATTGGTATATAATTCTTTTAGAATAGTATCAATATTTAATATGTATAAATTTATATATATTAATTTAACGACTAATTTTTAGTAAATCTTTCATTGAAATCATTAATAATATAATATGTATATTAATGATTTAGCCTTTGCTCTCATTTATAGAGAGATTTAAATATTATTAAAAATTAAATTCTTTCAATAAACTATTATATTTTCATCTTCTTAATATATTATTAATAAATATAAAGGAGGTGAAAATATTAATGTCTAATAATAAAAAAATGGATATTACTTATAGTATTTTTAAACAAAAACTTACTTATAAAAAATATAAACAATATTTCAATATTTTAAAAGAAATGTTGCATTATTCAAAAAATTTATTTAATGAAGCACTTTATATTTTAAGACAGAATTTCTTTGATAATCAAAATAAAGAAAAAAAAGATAGAAAATATATTAGTTATTATGATTTATATAATATGCTAAAAAATTCAAATAATTATAAGTATATACAAGCAGCTTGTGCACAACAAATATTAAAAATAGTATATGAAACTTTTAAAAGTTTTGTAGCATTAAAAAAGAAAAAAATAAAATGCAATATGCCACGATATCTTGATAAAGATGGATATTTTCAATTAATAGATTCTGAAGATGATAAAAGGATAAATAAAATTAATAATAAACTATATTATACTATACCAATGAGTTATCAATTTTTAAAAGAACATGATTTAATGAAAATAAATGATAGAATAAAAATACAAATATTTCATATATTAGAAAATAAAAAAATAAGGCAAATAAGAATAACTCCTAAATATAAGGCTAAGTATATAGAAATCCATTATTATTTTGAAAAAGAAAAAGATCAAATTGATCCTTTAGCTCAGGTTAAAGAAAATAATAATTTCAATATTCTATCTATAGATTTAGGAATTAATAATTTAACTACTTGTACTATTTATAAACCATATGAAAAATTAAAAAATAAATTTAGAGCATTTATTATAGATGGTAAAAAATTGAAATCTTATAATCAATGGTATAATAAAAGAATTAAATTTTTAAAAAAGAAATTAAATGAAGATAAAAATAAAAATAATCAAATACATTATAGTAAGCAAATGTATAATATTACATATAAACGAAATAATAGAATATATGATTATATTAATAAAACATGTAATTATATAGTAAAATATTGTTTACAAAATGATATACATATAATTATATTAGGATATAATCAAGGTATGAAACAAAATATAGATTTAGGAAAGAAAAGTAATCAAAAAATAACTAATATACCATTTTATAAGTTAAAAGAACAATTAATATATAGATGTGAAGAGAAAAATATAAAATTGATAATGCAAGAAGAAAGTTATACAAGTAAAGCTAATTTTATAAATAATGATTATATATTTACTTATGATAAGAATGCATTAAGAACAATAAAAAATAAAGTTGAATTAAAAAAAATAATATTTTCAGGTATAAGAAGAAAAGGTTTATATAAAACGAATAATAATATAAAAATTAATGCAGATGTAAATGGATCATTAAATATAATGAGAAAAGCTTTATTAAATAAAGAAATAAGTAATATTATAAGTAATGTTGTAAATGAAGAACATCTGATTTGTGGAGAACAAATAATAGATAAAAAGATATTATCTAGGTTAAAAGAAGATGTTAAGAAAATTTTAGACATTAGAGGCGGCCTGGTGACGCCTATACGAATAAAGTTAGTTTAACTAACTGGAGATTTAATCTTGAAATTGATTTTATGAATTGATTATAATATATATAAAAGATAAATATATATTGAATTAATTTATGAATATTAGTTTTTAAATATATCATTAAAGTAGTTACATATATTAAGATTAATTAATAGTGATGAAAAAATTATATAAGATTTTATATAATTGATGATATATTAATTCTAAGGAAGAAAGAGATTAGAAATTCGTAATGAAGTTTATTGAGCAGAGATTTTTAATAAATTATCAGAAACAGCAAGAAATCGGTAAAATTCTTAATATTAGTCAATCACGTGTATCTGTTATTAAAAAACGTACATTAGCTAGATTGTATAAATTACTTAAAGATAAAAAATAAAAATTATTTTATATAGTAATAATTATAATTTTTATATTATAAAAAAGTAAAAGCCTTATTACTAATAAGGTTTTTTTATTTTTTTATAAAGAACGAATAATATATATATAAATAATAAAATATATAAGGAGGATATTTAATGATAAGACGTATTAATGATTATTCATATATTAATGATGAAGAATTTGAAAAAATTGCTAGCGTTATTAATGAGTCTAAAAAACTAGTTAAAATTACGGATGATATTGATCACGCACATGTAATTGCTAATGAATTACAAAATAAATATGATGCACAAATTGAACAAGTAAAAAATAATTATTATATTTATGCTAAGCCAAAACAAAAAGTATTATTAAATGAAGCTAAATCTAGTGGATTTTTTAAAAAAATCGCATATAATCAATATCAATTTAATAAACAAGCAAATAATCCATTAGGCTGGCAGCATTATGATTTTGATGATGGTACTATTTGGAAAGTAATGACTGCAAAAGATGGTAAAGAATATTTAGTAAAAGAAGTAAACGATAAAACTAATGAAGTTATTAGACAAGTATATGATACAGTTAAAAATAATTCATTAATTATTACAGCTAATAATAAAGCAATTGGAAAAATTAAGCAGTTATGTAATATAATTTATGGCGATGTTAATATTGAATTTATTAATGATTTAATGCAAGCTTCGGTTGATTTATTACAAATATTAAATCATAAATTAGATTTAATTATTAAAAGTGAATTAGACTATTTAAATATTCAGTCTACTCAATATAAGAAAGATACATATAATAAAATTATGCAAGGCATTATAAGTAATAAGATTAATAATCGAGAACAAATTAGTAATATAATTAAAGGAGGAAATACTGTTGAATAATATTTCTAATCAATATAATACTTCTGATAAAAAGGAATATGAAACTTCACAACTTAATTGGAGAGATGACGGTGATGAATTAACAGATCCTTCTACAAATGATTTTCTTAAAGGTTATAATATAAATCCATATGAATTCCAACAATGGGCTAGTAAAAAACATAATCAGTTATTTCGTACTGCTATGAAAAAACAAGCTTCCGGCGAAGTATTTATTATGAAGTTTTCGCCTGAATTTTTAGCAGATCGCATATTAACTTTATGGAATGGTGCAGATGGTCCTCTACAGAATTTTTATGAAGCCTTTACTTTACGTTATAATAATATATTAAAACAGCAGGTAGCTGCATGTTTAGCTAATCAAGGATATCAAGTATATCCATGTTTAGTAGATGATAAACCGCGATATGCAAAAAGATTATTAAAATTAATGCAAAAGGTTGCTAGCAAAAAAAATATAAATGATATAATTCATTTTGCTACTAATATTAGTCATAGTAATAGTTTACATTTATTTGCTGGGGAATTAGCTGATTTAAGAGAAAACGGTTATCCAGTTAATATGAATGAAGCTAAAGGAATTTTACAATATTATAGACAATGTTATCCTAATGATTATGCATTAAAATTAGTAAGTAGTTTAATGGATTCTCAAACTAAGCAAGAAGTAGAGTTTGAGCAATTTAATGATACAGATTGGGATTTTTCAGATGAGTCTTTAAAGAAAATTGAAAATTATATGAGTGGTAATGATAATTCATACATTCGCGATGGTGGTAGTGAAGGTTGGAATTTTGATACTGATATGCGTAATTATGATGGCACTGCACCTGGTAGGTATGAAATTACTGGTCAAAGATTAAAAAAAAACTTTATAAAATAGCAGATAAAGAAGAAAATAATAGTGATAAAGATAATAATAGTGATAAAGATAATATTATGGAAATACCATTATCAATATCTTTAGATGCTATTACATTTGGTTCACGTAATGTTACAACATTATTAGCGAGGACATTAGAAGTCCCTCCAGTAAAAATAAAAGCATTAGAACCAATAATGAAAGATGATGAATTAACTTTAGTTGAAGCGATTCATCCATATAGAACACAAAAAATATTCGAAATATGGAAATTATTTTTAAATAAGATAAAAAATGAAATAAATGAAGCTTATATTGTTATATCTGCTAATTATAATATTAGTGGCTATAATGAAGGTAAATGGGATAATCTAGCATATAATGGATTTTATACCACTTTACAAGAAGCTGAAAGTGAAATAGACGGGTATCTTAAAAATTAATAAAAGAGTGGTGATAATATATATGAATAAATCTTATAGGACTGTTGGATCATCTTTATTTACTAATGAAAATAATAATAATATTCCAGAATGGATTAATAGTATTGATTTTAAAGATGAAACAATAGAACCTATAGAACAGAATTTATTTCAAAGACAAGCAGCATTTAATTATATGCCTAAAGTCCAGCGTGATAATAGAAATTTTAATTCGCGCTCTATTTATCAGAATAAAGATAATAATGAATTAATTTTAGCTGCAAAAATTGAATTAGCTAAATTCTTATCAGGTTATCATTATAATACTAAAGTAAATAATATTAATAATAATATCGAATTAACTACAAAAATTGCTAATGTACCAGCTACTTTTTTATTTAAATATTCTATTAATAATGGTAAATTAAAAGCAGCTAAATTATTTAATATTGATGTTAATGATGGCGAATATCCTTTTAGCAAATCTGGATTAAATGAATGTATTGAGGATTTAAAAACAGGTAAAGTAAAAACTGCTACTAAAGCAAATGCTTATACTGCATATACTATTACGCTTGAAGAAGTATTACGCCGATTTAATGGAGATCAACGCGCAGCTTTAGATAAGGTAAAAGAATTAGTTGCTTCAAAAGATATAATTGGAGTAGGAAGTAATACATTTGCTACGTGTTATGCTTTAGACTCGTTATTTCCTAAAATGAAAAAAGAAGGTTCGCCTAGTTCATTGCCCAGTTTTGAATTTGTAAAAAATAAAGAACATGTTGCAGTAAATCCTAATGCGACAGCTGCATCATTAATTATTAATGCTAGTAAGAAATTACATGATTTATTTACAGATTTTAAAATTAAATCTTTTAAGCGTGAAGATGATAGATTAATTGTTACAGCTGATATTTTACATAATAAAATAAAAAAGCATGTAGCGTTTAATTTTAATATTGATAATGAAAATATACAAGGCATAGCTTATGTTAATAATGCCGGTAATAATGTTTCATTAAAAGCCTTTTTAGAAGAAAACGAAAATAGTAATGTATTAAATGCATTTAATAATAAAGAAAAATATTTAACTAATGGAATTATTTTAACTAAGTCATTTATTTTTAATCAATTACATAATATAATTTCTAAAGAAAATATTCAAGCTATTATTGATAATTGGTGTGAACGAGAATTAATTACTATTATTAATAGCAATACTTATATGAGTAAATATTCATTTAATGAATTATTGAATCAAGTTAATACTAAATTATTAACTGAAGAAGAAATTAGTGCTTTATATGAACAATCTTCTAGAATACAATCATATTTAGATAGAATAAATGTTGAAGATAATATTAGAGATTATAATATAGTATTTTCTCCAATGATTCGATTAACTAATTTATATAATCGATTATATAAATTTTTAGATAAATTTGAAATTGATGATATAAATGATGATTGTACTTTAGTAAAAATAATTAATTTTTCCGAACGCGGTCCAGAAAAATTAACTTTTATTGCTAAATATAATGGTAATAATTGTATAGATATTACTACTAATGATAAAAAAAATATTACGGAAGCTTTAAAACTTTATAAAAAAGCTAGTAAATATAATATTTTTGCAAAATCAGTTTTTTCTAAGAAAATGCTGATTAATGCTTTAAATACTGTATTTAAAAATTATGATTTTAATAATATTAAGCAGCGTTTTAATTTACATAAAATTGGTAGTAATTTTTATGCGAGTGAATATCCTATATCAGCAATTATTAATACTTCAGCTCAAGAAGGCTTAGCAAATATTTTAACTAAAGATGAACGAGAAACGCAATTAAAAAAATGTGCTAGGGTAATTAATGATATTACAAGAATAAATGAAAAAGATACCATACGAGAATCTATTGCATATTCTCAGATTATTAGATTAGCTAGTGCATATAATAAGTTAAGTCAACAAGTACCTAAATTTTCATTAGTTAAATATAATAAAGACTGTTCAAAAATCCAATTAAAAGTTTATGATGAACAAGGAATAAAAAATATTATTGTTCAAGCACAGTATAAAGATAATAATTGCGTTAATATAATTATTCCTGATACAATTTATAGTAAAGGATTAGTATTATATAAACAAGCAAATAAGAAAAATATTTTTGCTAAATCTGTTTTTTCAAAAAAAATGTTATTCAATGTATTTAGTAATATTTTTAAAAATCCAGAAAAAGTAACAGATATAGTATTAAATAAAATAGCTAAACCCTTAAATAATAATTTCTATGCTAGTGAATATCCTTTATCAGCGATTATTAATAGCTTATCAAAACATAATTATCAAGTTCTAAATGATAAAGAACAAAAAGAAATATTAGCTATTAAAGCGCATTTTGGAAGAAAAATAACTGCTAGCTATATTAAAGATACTGGTATTCGTGATGATAATATAATCATGTCTAAATCAATTAGATTAGCTAATGTATATTCATTTATTAATAAACAGTATAAAGATGCTCATATTATTAATACTAATGATGATGCTACTAGTATTGAAATTGGCAGAGTATCTCCAGTAGGTTTATGTAAATATATTGTTCAAGCAGAATATAATAATAATCAACCAGTAAAATTAGCTATTAATAATCAATCTATTCCTGTAACTAATCAATTAGTAGAAGCGTATAATAAAGAACATACTAATTTAAAAGTTGCTAAATCTATATTTAGTAAAAATATGGTAAAATCAGTTTTAAAATCTTTTGTTAAACAAGCAAATATTGATGAAATTACTGATAAAGTAGTTAATCAAGCAACTAAATTAGATAATAATTATTATGCAAGTGATAAACCATTATCATATTTATTAAATAATGTTAATATTCCTGTAGAAAAAACGTATGATTTACAAAAAAGAGTAGACGAACAAATTAATCGCGAAGATATAAAAGATACTGGAGTACGAGATATAGAATTTACAGATAATTTAATTTCTGCTATTAATAAAGCTTCTAAATATTTAAATCAATATTTTAATAATGTTAATTTTCATAATGCTTCATTTGATAATGAAATATTAAATTATCAATGTGAATTATTTGATGAAAATACTGGATTAAAAAATAATATTAATTGTTTATTTAAATTTGATAATGGACAAATTGTAGATTGTAAGGTAAATATTAATCAGAATTCAGTTCCTATTGATAAAGTAAAACAAGCATTTGCATCTAGCGATATTTTAAGTAAGTATTTAAAATATAATAATAATAAAAAAGTAAATTCTCCAGTAGTTATTTCGACTAATCATTTTATTAATAAACTACAGCCATTAGTCAATAAAACTCAAGACGAATTAGTTGATATAATTGCTAATTGGGAAAAGCAAAATAAAATTTATAAAGTTGCATCTAACGCTTATGCTTCTAAATATACTATAGAACAATTATTATCTATGTCTTCATTAAAAGCTTTAACTGATGAAGAAATTAAATATAAATTAAGTAAACGACATAATTTATTAAAAGTATCTGCGGCTCATGTTAAAGATACTGGTGATAGAAAAATCGAACAAAATTGGGATTTAGATAAATATATTAGATTTATACATTCTCAATTAGATAAATTAAGTAATTATATTAAAATTTTTGATGTTAATATTGATAATATAAAATTAAATGTTAAAGCTGAAATTGGCCATCACGGATTACGACATACCGTAGATTTTATGTGGGATTTAAATAATAATATTCCGCAAAATTTAAATTATACTCTACCTGAAACTTCATCATTAGTACAAAAATATATTGATAATAATTCTAGTGCAAATGAATTTAATATTAATTTTACTGAAGATCAATTAGCTAATAAATTGTATAGTTATGTTGATAGAGATTCAGTAAAAACAGCATGTTCTTTGTTCGTTAATAATAATATATTATTAAAAAATGGTAATATTTATTATTCTAAATATTCTATACCTGAATTATTGCAATATATGGAAAAATATAATTTAGTTAATAAAGATAAAGTTAATCGTGAAATAAAATTAGCTAATAAACAAGTTGCAATTAATACTGATTCATATGTTGCAGATGATAATGTAAGACCTTTAGAATTTAATAATAAAAAAGAATATATAAATATAGCAAATAAAAAATTGGTAAATAATATAAAATTAGCACAAGCTAATCAGTTAATTACAAAGCGAAAAGCAAAAGAATGGCTAGAATTATTAAATGATAATAATAATATTATAAAGGTTCATAAAGAATTCACTTCTTATTTACGAGGTGAATAATATTGTTTATCAGTAAGAATGTATATGGAATTAATAATTCTATTCAGTATTCGCTTCCTTTAGGTATAGAATATGAGAAATTAGAACGAAGATTATTACATAAAAATAAAAGGCCAACTAATTTGACATTAACACCAGGAGTAAGCAATAAAATTAATAATCAGTCTATGATAAATTTTGAAGAACCAAATACAAAGCCTGCATATCCACAAGAAACTATACCGTATAGTCAAGGTGTTATATGGGAATGAAAAGATTAATTAAAAAAGCATCATATTATATAACTTTACATAGTTGTGTAGCTAAAAATGGAAGTCCTATAGAATTTTTAGCAACACTTATATCTGGTAGGCTACGTTATTCAATTATTATGGAACATCAATTTTATAATTCATCATTTTATGATGGAGATTCATTTGATGATGCTTTTGATTTATATATAGCAATTATTGCAAAATTATATAGTGCAACAGTAACTGAACAGTTAATAAAACAAAAACAAACGTTATTATTTAAAGCACAAGCATTATTGAAAGAAGCAGCGGATGATATATTTCGTAAAAGGAATTCTTTATATTTTACAAAGCCTTTATTCTTAGGCATTAATGAAAGCTGTTAATTAGGAAGTGAATAATATGATGACTTTAAAAGATTCTATAAATAATGATAAAAATAATTCGCGATTAAGACCGGTACGATTAAATAATCAAATAGATGAATATATAGACGAAGATGATAATATAGTTAATGAAAATGATATTTATCATAAATTATTAAATAATGATGATGAAGTAGGAGATACATATCCAGATATAGTTTTTGCAGATGGTTTATTTATTCTCGGAGATTTTGAATACTTTGTAACATATGAAGAATTCGGAGATTTAGAATTTGGGCATTTTGGCTTAATGGCAGGATTTATGCGTAAGTATAACAAAGTATTACAAGAATATGAGAATAATAATCGTAAAATGAGTATAGTAGAAGGTTATTATGATAGAAATACAATAGCGTTTATCAATGATAATAAGCATAAAACTATTTGGGCTACAGATAGAGATGATAATAGCTTGCTTAATATGAATCATTTATTTAAACCTGCTACATTAGCAGATAAAGAAAAAGCAGCAGATATTATAGCACAAAAGTTAAATGTTGAAAAAGTATATGCTTTATATGTTCCAGATAATAATCATATGAAACGTTTAGCTAAACTATTAAAAAAAAAGAAATAACTGCTAACTATGGAGATTGGTTAAGTGATTATACAGGAGATTTTTTTACGATAGATAATGGATCTATGACAAATCCTTCTAATTATATGTATCAAACTCCATTAGGATTATTATTTCCAGATTTTCAAAATAATTATATTAATAGAAAAGATAAAATATATGGACCTAGCATTGATCGTATATGGAAATTTATAGAGCCAAATGATCATGCAGAATGGCTAATGAGAAAAGATAATGGATAATATTATTTTTGACTTTAGTGAAGATGTAGATAAAACAGTTGATAATACAAAACAATTAGCACAATTAACTGATGATATTAAAGAAATTATAAATTTTCCTAATTATAATACATATGATGATGCTATTGTAAATAGACATTGTATTGGTGTAGATTTTGGTCATTAAGATGCTATGGTACGAGTGGTAAGTAAATATAAAGTAAAGTCAGAATCACTCATTAGAGGATTTATTGATACTAATAATAAATTAGTATTTATATTTTCTTATATTATGACTAGCGGAACTTATTTAGAATATTTACAAAAGTATGTGTTGCAAAAGAAATATATTAGCATTGATAATAATATTATTGATAATATAAATAATATATCAGAAATAGTAAAAACAGAATTAAAAATTAATAAAGTATATGTTTTATATTATCCTAAAGGTAATCAAGTACAAAGATTAGCAAAATTAATATAATAAATATTATTTTTTTTATAAATAAAATAAAAATGGAGGCTAAGAGAATTGGAAGTAAGAAAATTGAATAATACTCCAGATTGGGCCCAATCATTTTTATCTACATTCTTATCTACTCAAAAAATGGAACACGAAGCAGCTATAAATGTTCAAAATTTACCGAAAGTGGTTTGGCATGATTCTACATTTTATGTTGCATTAGATGCAGAAGAAAATAATGCTGATATTTTAAATAAATATGGTAATGTTGTAACAGTATTAAAAAATGTTGCATCGATTGAAGACGTAGAACAGCAATTAAATAAGCAAATTGTTGCAGAATTAGTAGATAATAAGAAAACAAATAGAGCTAAAGCAATTATAAAATTAGATGATGAATTAGAAAAAGTAGCTGATACTATTAATCAATTAGAAAAACAAGCAGACGATCAAAATGCTCCGTCTATGCAAACAACTGATCCATCTATTAATAAATCAGTTGATACAGTTACTAATACACCTACTAATACTACATCTAATATTACTAATCAGCAAATAGATAATGCTAATCAGGAACAAACAACTGCCAGTATTATTGCGAAATTGCAAAATCAATTAAAAAATACTAATAAAGTACTAAAAAATAATCAAGCTCAAATTGATAAATTACAACAAAAAGTTAGTATGTATGAAAATAGAACGGCTAGTATAAAAAATAGTATTGTAAAAATTGCTCATACAGTAAAAAAATTACAGGATCAAATTCATGCATATATTAATCCGGGTAATATTTATGATTTAAATTGTCAAGAACAAGAATTGAAGCATTATACTCAAACTGCTAATGAATCAGCAAAAGCTATTAATGCAGAACATAAAGTAGATATTACTACGCCACAAGGTAGAGTTTCTTTAAAAGATAAAATTTTACAAGATATTGAAGATATAAAAATGCCTGAAGAAATTCTTACTGAAACCATAGAAGTATCGCCAATAGAAAAAAAAGTGAATGATAACATTAACAATGATACTAATGATAACAATACTAATAATGAAGTAACTGTTATTACTACTTCTGCAGCTACATTAGATAAAGATAAAGCAGATATAGATGATAATGTTGAAATTATTGATGACAATGATGATATAAAAGATGATGATAAACAATATTTAAATAATGAAGATTCAGATACATTTAAGCAAAGAATTTGTCCTAATTGCCAACATTCAGCAGCACTATGCTTAGATAAAAAAACAGCATCGATTCAAAAAATAAAATGTCATAATTGTCATACAAAATTTGGTGTAGATTTAAATACTGAACAAATATTTAAATATTAATTAATAAGATAAATTTATATATAAATTGAGGTGTCATAATGAACATTAAAGATTTACGTACTAAGTCATTTAATCCAATTCAGAGTAAATTAATTTTTGCAGGTTATAAAATTGACAGTGATCATGTTAAAGAAATGCTTCAGTTTATGGGTGTTAAGCCTACAGATAATATTATTCAAGAAGCTATTGGCTATATGTCATCTAATGCAATGGAGTTTAATATGACAAATTTGCATAATTTTATTAAAGAAAAAGGCTATGATAAAAATAGATTAGATTTACGAGTAAAAAAAAATTAACAATTACAGCAGCAGATAAAAATAAAAAATCGAAAGACGAATTAGAATTTGATTTAGATTTTGATTTCGATAATGAAAATAAAATTGTAAATAATAATGATAATAATGATGATTTAAATAATAGTGATTATTTAAATTTAAATAATAATTTTGATTCTGATTTTGATAAAGAAGAAAAAGTTGATAAAGAAGAAAAAGTTGATAAAGAAGAATTAAATGATATTTCGCAAAAGAAAAGCAGTAAGATAAAAGATCAATTTAATCCATTCAATGATGAAGATAATTTCGATGATATAGATAACTTTAATAAAAATAATACTAATTCTGATATTAATTCTAATACTGATATTGATATACAAGATAATATTAATATAGATGATATTAATGAATCAGTTATGCAAATTGATGATGATAGTATTAATAGTATTACTAAAGTACAATCAGATATTATAAAAATGGATGAAGAAATTGATAATATTAATTTATTTATGAAGCATATGGAAAAGAAGGGATATCAGTTTGAGTCTTCTAGATTTTTAACTAAAAAATTTGCTGAATCATCGGATATGGATACAATTTATAATATTAATATTACTATTAATAATGAAGTAATTACTGCAATAACAGGTTATGACAATAATAATAAAATTATTGCTGTTCCAGATGCTATTATTGCAACTGTACAAAATGATATACAAGAATCATTAAATCAGATTATCTAAAATAGTATAATGATTAGATTAATATTATTTTCTAATCATTTTTTTATTTTAAGTCTATTTTTATTAATAAAATTAATAAAAAAATATTTTTTTATTTATTAAATGATTATTATATTTTTTTATAAATAATATATTATGAAATGTATTATTTTAATTATATAAAAATATTATGGAGTGATTTATATTGTATTTTGATACGCGGTATAATAAAAGTTATTCAAATGATTATGATTATTATGGCTATAATGATTATGATCAAAATTATTCGTATAATCAATATAATAATTATAAAGATATTTACGAAGATGATTATAAAGATGATTATAAAGATGATAATGAAGATTTAAAAAATGATTATAATGAAGAAAATTATTATAATGAGAATAATGATTATTATGATAATGATAATAAAGAATTAGATAAAAATTTAAGCAAAGACGTAGATGAGGACTTGGCTGAATATTTTTCAGATGCGCATATTTTTTCATCTAAAAAACAATCTAATAAAAAACGTAATAAACGTATTATTTATAAAGTGGATGATAAAATTATGGTATTAATAAATAAGGTACAAAATAAGGGCCAAATTTTATTCGGCCCATATGACGTAAATAAAAAGCAATATTATCAAATAGAATTAACTGATGGTAATATTATAGAAGCCGATGAAAAGCATATATCATATCAGTAATTCTATTGAATAAAAAAATATATACATAAAAAAAATAAGACTTGTATATTAATCTATTTTAATATATAAAGTCTTATTTTTTTATAAAAATTATAGGAGTATATAGTTAAAAACCCCACGCCTAAAAACGTGAGTTCGTATAAGTTCTTTTTGACTAGCTTCGGTTCTTCAAGAACTACGGTATCAAAAGCAAGTTCGTAAACATAATCGACAGATTCATAAACTTACAATTAATAAAGGCGGCACTCACAAGAGAAATCAATTGCCGTATGAGCTTTTTGGTTACAGGCTCTTTGATAAGGTTAAATGTCAAGGTGAGGTAGATTTTATCTTTGGCAGATGTGTGAGTGGAAGTTTTGATATTCGTAAGCTTGATGGAACTAAGATTTCTGTTGGTATTAGCTATAAGAAGTTAGTATTGATTTCTAGGCGCAAGACATATTTAACAGAGAGGAGGAGCGCGGCTCCTTGCAGTTAAAGCAGGAGTATCCGCCGCACATATATAATGAATTCAATTAATATTAATGATTTAAATCATTATTTTAATAATTTACAAAATGTATCATTGAATAGAAGAACTTCCAATAGCGGGTTTATGAAATCAGCTTTAGTAGATAAACAAGATTTACCTGGGCATATTCAGCGTAAAATGAAACGAACAGCTGCAGCTAATTTTTTTGCCAATGGATTAAATACTTTAAATGTTAAGCTATCTAATCCTACATTTTATCATCCGTTATTTCAACCAGTTAATATGCTATTACCGCGTGATCGGCGTGAAAGAAATGAATGGTGTAGACATTTTTATAGAACAGAGCCTATTATTGCTACAGCTATTGATTTGCATACAGAATATCCAGTTTCAGAATTTAATAATGATTGTCCTGATATAAATATTAAAAAATTTTTTGATTATTTAGCTTTTGATAAATTAGATATTATTAATTTGTTATTAGGTATAGGACATGAATATTGGAAAATTGGAGATGTTTTTATATTTGGTACCTTAAATGAACAAGAAGCAATTAGTGTTGCTATAATTTAATTATTTATGGAAATATAATTATTATATTAAAATCCATAATTAAAATTATATATAATTTAATATATAATTTAATCTAACGATTATTCTCTTAGTAAATAATTTTTTATTGAAATATCTTTTATAATTTTTTATAAAGATATAATCTATGCTTATATCATTATATAAGCTTAATAGATATTAAAATCTATTTTAAATATTATTCATATTTTTATTATCTTATTTATTATTTAATATTAATTTATAAGGAAAAATAAAAATATGAATAATAAAAATAAATTCTATGGTATTGTTAAACAACAAGTTACTAAAAAAAATTTAGATATTTATAATCTATTTAAAGAACTCACTCATATTAGTAAAAATTTATATAATCAAGCTTTATATATTATTAGACAAGAATATTTTAATAATAAAAAATATTTAAATTATATTAATTTAGATAAAAGATTAAAAAATGATGAAAATTATAAACTTTTACAATCTGGTTGTTCACAACAAATTTTAAAAATAGTAGATCAAAACTTTAAATCTTTTTTTAGTTTACTAAAAATGAAAAAGCAAGGAAAAATTAAAAATAAAATTAATATGCCTAAATATTTAGATAAAGAAGGATATTTTAAAATATGTGATGCTGAAGGTATGAAGCATATACATAATCTAAATGATAATTTATATTGGACAATACCTATGAGTAAAGAATTCCTTAAAGGAGGAATGATTTTATATGATGGTTCTATAGTCCAATCGCATGAAAGAATTAAAATACAAATACCTAATATATTAAAAGATAAAAATATAAAACAAATATGGATTATACCTAAACATAAAGGAAATTATTTTGAAATTCAATATGTTTATGAAATAAAGAAAAGAGTAAATTTAAAAAAGAAAAATAATAATTTGTTATCTATAGATTTAGGTATAAATAATTTATGTACTTGTGTTAGTTATAAAGAAAATGATAAAAATAAATTTAAATCTTTTATATTAGATGGAAAAAAGTTAAAATCAATAAATCAATTCTATAATAAACAAATAAGTAAATTACAGCAACTAGCTGCTAAAGATAGTAAAGCTCCTTATTATACTAAGAAAATGTATAATATAACTAAAAAGAGAAATAATAGAATAAATGAAATAATAAATAAAACATGTAAATATATAATAAATTATTGTTCTAAGACCAAAGGTCTAAGCGAACTAGCTTCGCATTGTTTAATGAACAGAATAGATACAATAATATTAGGTTATAATGAAAATATAAAACAAAATATAAATATAGGAAAAAGAAATAATCAAAATTTTGTAAATATACCATTTTATAGAATAAAAGAAAATTTAAGATATAGAAGTGAATTAAATAATATAGAATTAGTAATACAAGAAGAGAGTTATACAAGTAAAGCAAATTTTATAAAAAATGATTATATACCTATATATGGAAAAGTAAAATTAAAAAAAGATGTATATGATGAAAATAAGAAGTATAAATTTAGTGGGAGTCGGCCGAACCGCGGCAAATATATATTTAATAAAACTTTTATTAAATTTAAAGTAAATTATATAAATGCAGATATGAATGGTTCTTTAAATATAATGAGAAAATATTTAGATAAAAGTAAAGTTATAAATAGTTTAAAATTAGTAAAAGATTTTAGATATATTTTATACCATAGAGGTGTACTGTTAACGCCCATACGTATTAGAGTAAAATAAGAAATTATATAATATATAATAATATTTATTTTAAAATATTATATATTTTAAGAGATAATTCAATAAATATATATAATTTTTTTGATAAATGGAATAAGATATATGTAAGAATTAAGCTGAATCTATTACGTATAAATTTATTAAGATTTAATATAGATTTTAATAAAATTTCAGATGGGAAAAATTTACGATATTAAATCCAGATTATATTAATATTCGCACTTCAGTATTCGCTGATGAGGCTGTAATTGAATTAATTCCAGATGATCAAATTACAACTATTGTTCGTGAAGGCCCACGCGGAGAAAATGCAGAATTATATAATCAAATGCCTGATGAAGTAATTCGTTCAGTAAAAATGAATCGTAATATACGATTAGATAGTAGATTAATAACTCATATTGCACATAAGTCTAGTGATTATGAAAGCTGGGGTATATTATATAGTGCTCCTATAAAAATTGGATTAATTATTGGTATATACATTTATTTATCAATAATATATATTTATTTAAAAATAAATATATTATATAACGACTAATATTAGTAAATAAATGATTTATTTATTGAAAATTAATTAAAATATATAGTCATATACATTTATACAATATAAGTGATTAATAATTATATTAAAATTATTTAATATATATGATAAACTCCATTAATGATGAGATGCTTTAAAGCACTCATTTATAAAGATAAATTACGTTCGGCTCAAGATGCAATTGCTAATAGACATATATTCCCAATTAGATTAGCTAAGCTTGGTACTCCTGGAGAACCTTATCCAACAGATGACGATTTAAATAGATTTAGAGATTTATTAATGATGGCAGATGATGATCCTTACAGGGATTATTTTATTAAATTATTTATTGGAATATCTATTTTATATAGTATATCAATAATATATAAGTATTAATTAATATATATATATTTAACGATTAATATTGTATATTTTTATAGAATCATTAATTATATATTTTATTTATATTAATGATATAATCTATATTTTAATTAAAGTTAAAATATAATTATTTAAAATATTTATAAATAATTAATATTATTTTACTTATTATAATTTTAACTATTATATATACTATTTATATATAAAGTATAAAATTGTGGAAGTGAATAATTATTAATAGAAATCTTAAAAAGAAAAATACTAATGATAAAAAAGAAAAATTTTATTTAACTGTTAAACAACAAGTTAGTAAATATAAATATAAACAATTATATATATTATTTAAAAAACTTTGTAAATATAGCAAAACTATTTATAATAGAAGTTTATATTTAATTAATCAATATTTTATTCATACTGGTAAATATTTAGGATATTCTAATTTATATTATAATATTAAAAATGATATTAATTATAAATTGTGCGAAGCACAAATTGCTTGTAATATTCTTCATATAGTAGATGAAAGTTTTCAATCATTTTTTGAAGTAAAACAAAAAGGATATAAAGTAAATACTCCTAAATATTTAGATAAAAATGATTATTTTATATTACCTACCAATAAAATTCATATAAATAAAAATAATGAATGGATTATTCCTTTAAGTTATCAAATGTTAAAAGAATATAATTTAGCACCACGAAGTAAAGATAGATTTAGAATAAAAATACCTACTATATTAAAAGATAAAAAAATAAAATATATACAAGTTGTTCCTAAATATAAAGGTAAAATATTCGAAATTCATTATACTTATGAAATAGAAATTAATAAAAATATACAAGAAAATAATAATTATTTATCAATAGATTTAGGTATTAAAAATTTAATGACTTGTATTAGTTATAATCATAATTCTAAAAAGGAAATTAATAGTTTTATATTAAATGGTAAAGAATTAAAATCTATAAATCAAGGTTATAATAGAATTATTAGTAAATTACAAAAGAAAAATACTAATAAGAAGTTAAGATATACAAAAAAGATGTATAATATATTAAAAAAACGAAATAATAAAATTAATTATTATATTCATAAGACTTGTAAAAAATTAATAGATTATTGTTTACCAAATAATATAAAAACTATTATATTAGGATGGAATAATGATTTTCAAAGAAATTCTAATTTAGGTAAGAAAAATAATCAACACTTTACTAGTATGCCATTTAGAAAATTAAAAGATAATTTAGAATATAGATGTAAGATAAATAATATAAATCTTATTCTTCAAGAAGAATCATTTACATCTAAAGCTTCTTTTTTAGATAATGATTATATATTATCATATAAGAAAGATGAAAAGTTAGGCTATGTATTAAGAACAACAGATGATAAAGTAGAATTAAAAAAGCAACAATTTACAGGTAAAAGAATAAAGAGAGGACTTTATAAGTCCAATAATGGTATATTAATCAATGCAGATATGAATAGTGCTTTGAATATATTGAAAAAATATTTATTGAATAAAGAATATGAAAAAATAAAACAGTTAAATAAATATAAGGTTGTAGATAGAAGAATATCTTATAAAGACTTAATAAATAGTCAAGATATACATAATTTATATGAAGATATATCTATCTTATACTCTAGAGGTGTTCTAATAGCACCAAGACGAATTAGAGTTCGAGAATCAATATAGAATTGATTATGATATATATATAAGAATTATAAGTTCAGTTTGTTTAATACAAATTATATAAAGGATAAGTATATATTGAATCGATTTTAGAATATACTGTGAGGTATAGATTGATTTGACTTTAGATATATTAAGTGATTAATATATTGAGAAGTAGAGAGCTTAATTGGTATGAATTTTTAAAATATATAAATATTTTAAAATATATTAGTATAATTTTATTATTTATCATTATGGTGTACAAATGGATTATGTTGGTTCATCGGGAAAAATTTTACCGCTTAATTCTGAATTTGATTTTGTGCAAAAAGAATTAATGGCAGGTCTAAATATTAATGAATCTATGATTAATGGACAAGGTCCACAAGGCAGTGGAGATGTTGGCAATGCTTTAGGTAAACGATATATGTCATATCGATATAAATTAGAAAGATTTATTATTAATAAGATATATAAGCCTATTGCGGAAATGCAAGGCTTTTTTAAACCCAATCCTGCATTAAAAACTTCGCAAGCGCATTTATCGGATAGACGAAAATTAATATTAGCACACAAAGGAGAAATGGAATTAGTTATTCCTAAAATTCGTTGGAGTCAGCAGAACTTAACACAAGATCAATCTGCAGTTAATTTATTACAAACATTACAAGGTAAAAAGTTAGTATCAACGCGTACGGTATTAAATATTATTGGATTAAATCCAGAAGTTGAAAAGTCTAATCTTGAAAATGAACGTGGTACTGTTTTTGATCCTGATGCGCCAAAATCTGGTCCTCTTCCCGGAATGAAAGATTATGATGAAAATCAAGCAAAACAAGCACAAGATACATCTGAAGGTATGACAGATATGGGAGGTATGCCTGATTTTGCAGCTAAACAAGATAATATGATGCGATTAGGTAATACAGAAATTAATAATAATTTAGATAATACAGCAATTAATAATGATTTAAATAAACAAGCTAATAATATAATTAAAGATGAAAGAAAATTATCTGATTTTTTTATAAAACGGGCGAGCGAGTAACATATGGAAAGCAATATCAGCTCTTCGTCCGAAAACAAAATAGATCATTTGATTTAAAGCAAATTCTAAATTTACATAGATTTCCTAATAATATTAGATCAATTATTATTGCTTTAGATAATGAATTAAAAGATGAATTTTATAATAAATCATTTAATATACAATTATTTAAAAAATTAATATCTTCATTATTAATATATTATTTTAATTCTTTTTATAGAAGATTATTTTTTAATAATCCTAGCAATTTAATTAAAGATAAATATGTGAAAAAAATATATAATTTTGTTAATAATTTACAAATTACGAATATATATGACGAAATATTTACAAATATTTATATATTTATATATAATATATATATTGATTTACATATAGATAATTTACCAGATAATAATGTCGTGTATATTATATCTAATGATAATAAATCTATTTATAATTTTATTAATACGATAAAAGATTTAAAATATTTTCGAAAGCAATTAGATATTTTAAATATATCAATATTATTTGTAAATAAATTCGAAAATTATAAAATAAATAATATATATATTGAAAATATACCTAATAATATTAAATTTATTATTAATCGGTTATTAATAAATATTAATACTAATAAACATATTATTTTTATAAAAAATGAAAATGAAATAAAAAATAAAAATAACATATATATATATTATAATCAGAATTTAGAACAAATACAAAAAGACTTAATAGCAAAGTTACAATATTAAGTCTTTCTTTTTTATTTTTCTAATAAAAGACTTATATTTTTAAAGAAAACTAATTATTAAATAATTAGGAGGATTAATTGTGATTAAAAGACTAATAAAAAAAGCAACTAATGACGGTAGTAGTTTTTCTCGGCGATTACATAAAGAAATTGAATTAAGAACTATTAATGGCGATAATAATCGATCTAAATATGAACAAGCTAATATGGTATTTATTATTGCAAAACGATTAATTGCAGATTTACCATTAACACCTACTAATGATTTAGTTTATTCTATCGTAGATGATATTCAAGTCGGATTATATGATGATTTAGGCACAGTAAATACTTGTGATAATAATTGGCAAGATTGGCTAAATCGTACTGTTGAAATTTTGCAAGCACAAGGTAGATTAATAAATTATGATAATTCCATTAGTAAAATTATGATACAAAACAAGAATTAATATAGGAGATTAATATAATGGAACAAATTTTTAATCAATTATTACAGATTGCAAAACAATATACAGATAAGCGTTTATATAATTTTTTTGTTGAAAAGTATAATTTATTTAATATTACAGAAGTTAAAAAATTCTTTAATAATATATTTGATTCAGATAAGTTACTAGAATATTTATTTGATATTAAAGAACAATTAGCAGTAAAATTTATTTTACAGAATAATATTGATAATGCTAATATAACAGATTTTGCATATAATATATATAAATTTTTTGAAGATAATATGATATTATTATATTTAATTTTAAAAAATATTGATATTAATAATTTTATTATTGAAAAACCAATATTAATACAAATAGGTATTAATAAACAAGCTAGTATTAATAATGAAATTAATAATGACGATATTACTAAAATACCTAATTTCGATGATTATTTAATTGGTATATTAGGACAATATTTTATTAGTCCAAATTTTATAGAATATATACTAAAACAGGATTACATAAAGAATATGCAAGATATATCTAATGTATTTAATAATTTAGATATAAATTTATTAAAAGAATATTTACAAAAAATTGAACCTGAAAAAATATCTAATGAATTAGCTAAAAGTATAAATAGACCAGTTCATATAGATTTATATGATTATATTTATAATAATGCTAATATTATTAATCAATTAATAGAACGAATTCAATATAATTTTAGTAGAATTATATATAGAGAATTTTTTGAACAAGGTAAATATTTAGATAAATTAACGCAAGCTCGAGATTTAGCTAATATTAATGATAAAAAAGGCCAACATATTTATATTATACGTACTGATGTAAGTAATAGAGATAAAGCATTTATGGATATAGATAATGAAATATTATTATCTGAGCATAATGAAAATCATCAGCAATTATTTAATAAATATTTACAGAAATATAATGTTCGTTTTTATCGAGGAAAGCGAAGGCCTAAGAAAGATGAAGTACTATCGGAAACTAATGTAAAAGCTTGGGCATATGGACATGTTAGTAATAATGTATATATTATAGATGGAGTTAATAATATAACTATTGATCAAGTAATACAGGATTTAAAAAAGAAAGGAATAACTGAAAAAATATATTCATTTGAATATGCAAATGGTACAAAATATTATGGATTAGCAACACGAGAAGCTAAGAAGGTGAATAATTATTAAGCGATTAATACGTATAGCTGAAGATGTTAATTTGTCTAGCAGACAAAAAAAAGATGTAAAAATTCAATTATTAGTCAATGCTTTAAATAAGATTCCTAATGCAGATCAAATTATTTTTGATAGCATTTTTGATAAGAATATTTTATCAGAAAGTAATGAGCAATATACATCGAATTATTTTATTGTTGAAATATTAAGAATATTAACTTTATCAGGTTTAGATGGTAATAGTGTGCAAGTACAATCAATTGATGATGTATTAGAATATTTAAAAAATGATCTTGATATTAATAATGTTTTAAGTTCCAAGTCGATATTAAATGATATTGTTAATAATATTAATGATAAATCTAATTGTAATATACAATATAAATCTATTAATGACTTACATCAGCAAATATTAAGAATTGGAATATTTAATTATTTATCTGATAAATATGAAGATATTAATGCTGAATTACAAAGTCAATTTGATGAATTTATTAAAGATGATAATGTTTATAATATTTTAGAACAAGCATTTTCTACTATTGAAAATACAGTTGTATCTACAGGTAATGATAACAATAATACAGATATAGAATATACTTATGAGCAATTAGAAGCTATTAGTAAATTAAATATTGATGATTTATCTGATAGATTTAATAGCGATTTAGAAATTATGGATGTAGCACAAAGTGCCATTGTAGAAGCAGATTTTTTATATCATGATATTAATCAAAGTTATCGTAAATTGGCTGGTTTAATATTAGGATCTATTGTTAATACCTATAATGAAAGAGAAGGCATAATTAATAATTATAATCAATTTTTAAATTTTTTATATGATAATTTTTTAGGATTACAATTATCTGATTTTGTATTGTGCCGTAGAACAATTATAAATTATGATAATGATTTTAATCATATAGATCCAATTGTAGATTATATAATTAATACATATATTCAAAGTGAATTTCCAGAAGATAAATTTCAAGAATGTAATTTACGTAAAACTGGAGCAGAACGAATTGATGAAGTTTTAGAACAAGTCGCATCAGATTATTTAGATGAATGTATACAATATATTTTTGATAGATCAAGAACAGAAAATAATAATTTTATTGATATTTATTTAAATAAATTTTTAGAAAAAAAATCAAATTATATTAATGATAATATTCAAAAACAATCTTTTGCAGATATTTTAAAAAAAAAGCAAGGAACTGAAACAACTGAATTAATTACTCCAACTGAAATACAAGATACAGCAGATAATACACAAATAAATATTAATGATCCAAATACATGGGATATTAAAATTTTAATGAATAAATTGGGTACTACAACAGTAACAAAAATTATTTATGATACTATAAGTACTGATCAATTATTTTTTCCAACAGTAAAAGTAAATAATAATAATTGCTTTCAAAGATTTATTCATGATATTAGATTGCATATATGTAATGTATTAAAACAAGATAATAAAATTAATTCTATAAAGACTAAGGAAGAATTAATAAAAATTATAGAAGATAAAATTGATAATTTAAATAATCAATACATTATTAATACTCGAAATACAATATTGAAAGATTATAATGATAATAATGATCCAAAAATTGATGCAATTATTGGTAATTTAAATAGTGAATTAAAAAAGAAATTAAATGTTAAAAATGATTATTTAATTTATCCTAAACCATTATATTTAGTTGTATTACAGTATTTACAAAATTCAGTATATCTTAATGAAATAAAAAAAGCTTTTATTAATAAATTTAGAAATGACAAAGTATATAAAGATCGTATAATTTATTCATCTAATAAACAAAATAATATACAAAATATACATTATATGTATTTAAAATTTTTTCCATTAATTTTAATTGATGATTTATATTCAAAAGATATTAAAACATTGTCATATATGTTTTCGACTAGCCAGCTTAATAAAGTTATTGAAAATAATTTACAACATACTGAAGAATTGTTTTTGCCTAAAAATAATGAATATTATCGTGAATTTACACAAATACTAATACAGAAGCTATTACATAATTTAGGTACTATTTCACAGAAAGCTAGCGGTAATAAACGTGAATTACGTGAAATATTTGCAATATTGAGACAACGATATAATGATTTATTAGAAAATGAATACAATGGTGATGATCTTAATTCTATGGCGAATAAGGTAAGATCATTATTTTTTGAATCATATAAAAATATTCAAGATCCGTTAATATTAAATATTATAACTCAATTATTTCCTGATTTAGAATTCGTTGATATTGACACGCAATCTACATTAGCAAAATCATTATCTAAGTATATACTTGAAACAAATGGAAGTACTTTTTCATGGCATAATTTAAAATCATATTTTCAAAAGATTACAGTATCAGTTTTTCATGAAAATTATGATGCGAATAATTTAGATAGTGCGTGTTATAATACAGTTTTTTTAAATGCTATAGATACAATTCAAAGTGATAAAAAATATTATTCAACTAGATCATTCAGAGAAGCTATAAAAAATTATCAGCAACGAGATACATCATTACCTATTCAATCAGATAATGTTAATAAAACGATTAATAATAATACAGATAATAATACTGATAATAATACTGATAATAATACTGATAATAATACTGATAATAATACTGATAATAATACTAATAAAAATTCATATAAAAATATTAATATTAATGATTTAACATTGGATCAATTAAATAAATTAACTAATAATAAAATATTAGAAATAATTAATTTAGAATCTAGTTTTTTACCTGCGCAATTATTATCATTATTTTGTAATATCATTATTAAAGGAATATGTAATGATTTAAAAGATATGCAGATTAGTACACAAAAACAATTATATGATGCTATTAAACAATTATATATTAAGCTTATATCATATAAAAATTTTGTACGTATACGTAATAATTTGTTACAAAAAAAACAATATTCTATTGATCCATTAATTGATAATATTAATAAACAAATACCCACTTTACCAAGAATATCTATAAATAGTAAATTATATAAAGATATACTTCAGCATATTAATACAGATTTATTTAAACATTTTATTGAAATAATTGGTAATAAATACATATTAGATATTAATAATACATTATATATGCAACATTATCCAGATATATATATTGCTAATAATAATAGTAATAATATCAATGTTACTAACAATAATATTAATAATAATGATACAAATAATAATAATGATACAAATAATAATGATGCTAAAGATACTAAAGATACTAAAGATACAAATAATAATAAAGATACGAATAATAGTATTGATAATAATGAAAATAATTTAAATAATGAATCAGAAAATATAAATCAAAAAAGTAAATCTAGATTAAAATCGCGGACAATGCCTAAGCGATCTCGCTTTCCTAAGTTTCGTTCTCGGTTAAAAAATAAAAATGATAAACTAGTGCAAGAGAATAATTTTAATATTGAGCTAGATAAAAATAATACATCTCAAGTAAATATTAACGAAATACAATCATATGTATTAGACGATTTTACAATTACTCAATTAGAACAATTAATTCATTCATATAATTCATCATTTAATATCGATAATGAAATTGTTAAAGCTGCTATTGGACATATAGAAAGTTTTAATGGTGAATCATATAAGCGCATATTTAAACCATTATTTGAAGGAACTTTCGCAAAACAATTACCAACTAAAAAATTCGCAGAAAGTCTGTTAAAAAAAGTACAATTAACTACTTTAATTACTAATGAACGTAATAGATTTGCAGAATTCTTACGGATTTTTTTATTTAACATTTCAGATAATAAACATAAGTTTTTTATTCGTGAAGTAATGAATCAAAGAACTCTATTTAATAAACAAATTAGAGATTATTTATTACATAATACTAATATAATAAATAAAATTAATCAACGTTTATATGTAGCATTTGATAAATATTATAATGCTTATTTTGATAATGCTTTAAATAATAAAGTATATAATATGGCATTTGATACTCTAGCTAAAGCAAATAGTATTAATGATTCAAAAGGCGATGTACATCAATTTAAAGATTATTCATTAAAAAATAAAATATTAATTGTTAATAATCAAGCATATGTTTTTAATATAGATAAGTCTTTTGAAGAATATTTATATAATTTAAATATACATGAATCTATATATAATTATGCACAAGGGTATATAATTAAAAATTGTGTATTTTTAGATCCATTAATTAATTGTTCCGAAGAAGAAGCAGTTAATATATTAATAAATGATCCTTCTAAAAATATTCAAAAAGTTTATTTAACAATTAATAATGATAATAATATATTAACTGAACGTAGATTAGCAAAATTAATTAATAAGAGGTTATACAATTAATGACTGAGTTAAAAAATATTTCAACATTGCAAGATTTTTTTAAAGTTATACAAAAAAATTGGAAAGGTTATGAATTAGCTAATAATTTTAATCGTTCTGTCTTATTCGAATTACAACGGCAATCATATTTTAATAAATTAATTAATAATGAAAATGTGACTTCATTAGCTCAATTCGCTCAAAAATTTAAAGCAAAAAGATTTGATAAAATTGCTGTTACATTAATTAATAACATGTATAATTATATTAAAGATACTAATATTATTACTTATAATCGTGGTGATGATATTACTACTTTAATAAAAAATACTGCTAGATATATACGTACTAATGCGAATATTATTCAAATGGCTTATAATTTGTGGAAAGAAAAGCATCAGCAAGAAACTAATACTATTGATAAATTACAAGATAGTATATATAATGCAGATAATATAAATGATAAATTATTTGAAAAAAATACTTTTAAATATACTAATAGCGGACAATTATTTTTGTTCATTAATAATGAATTTATTATAGATGAAAATTCATATGTAGATTATCCTACAGAAGATATGCTTAATCAATATCTATCTCAATATGATAATATACAATCATATGCTTATGGTATGCAATATCCTAATAATATTTGTTTTATCATTAAAGACCAAGGTATGGGTATATCGTCATATCAAGAATTAAAAAAACAAGCTGAAGCACCTAAAATTTATAAAATATTAGACAAAAAAAGAAATAGATTAATGACTCAACGTATGGCAAGTAAGATAGCGTAAAGGAGGTTAATTAATGCAGCGATTAATTGTAGCGCGTAAAAAATTATCATTTGATAAAAATTTTAGAGATGTAGTTAATAATAATGATTTTTCTGATCAAAAAATAGCAAATATTATTATTAATTCAACTTTATTTAAAAAATTAATTAATAATAAAAAATTAAGTAATAGTCAAATTTTTGATAAATTAATTGAAGCAAAATTAGGCCAGATAGCAAAAATAATATTAAAAGAATTATTATCAAATAATAAAATATTTAATCAGATAAAAGTATATAATTTTAACGAAGTTATTAAAAATATAATTCAATATATTAAAATTAATCTAGATAATAATGAAAGTGATCTTTATAAAGAAATTAATTTACATATTTATAATGTATTTCATAAATCTAATGACAAGTCTATTGTGAAATCTATAGATAATATAGCAGATTTAAAAAAATATTTACATAATAAACGTAATATTGAACTTAGCGATTTATTAAGTGATATTATTGAATCAGCTGTTTTTAATTTTATATGTTATAATGAAGATGAAACTAATGCAATTTGTGAGGCTATTAAAGCTAGTTTTATTAAGCGTTATCCTAAAGGCATAATTAGTAAAGATGAATTAAATCAATTTTTACAAGAAAGAGTTATGTCGATTAAAGCTTTTTATTTTAAATATTTTCAAGGAAATAAATTGCCAATTATTAAAGAACTTATAAAAGATATATATACACATGATAATAATGTAGAAATAGAATATAATGATCATTTAGATAACGATTTGCGAATATATATGCCAAGCGATTTAATACACGATATATTTATTCGTAGCTGCAAAAATGTATTAAATAGTAAATTTTATTTAGATAGAATCGGTGTTAAAAAAATTATTAAAAAGTCTGGCCAATATAATGATAAATATATTCAGAATTTAACAATTGAAAAAATATGTGAAAATAAAAATATAGAATATACTCAGCAACAATTTAATAATAGTGTAAAAAATGTAAGTAGTAATTATCAATATTATTTAGGCTTAAATGATTCTTGGCAACGATTTAAAAAATTGCCAGAATATTTATTCAGATCAATTGTTAAATATATTAATAATGTTAAATCTATTAATGAATTAATGAATGTAATTAAATCAAAAATATCTGCAGATAACCTTTTTAAAATCAGACAATCATTTATAAATAATATGGATGGCATTTCTGACCCAGCGGTAAAACAAATAGTTACGGATATATTATTATCAATTTTTCCAAAAGGTAATTTTACTATATATAGAAATACTAATTTAATGAAATCTGTAGCAAATATTCTTTATAAGAATACACAATTTAAAAATTGCGTTTTTATAGGTTTAGAAAAATCTATGTCATCTTTATCTAATTTAATTACTAAACTCTTTATTAGAGCAGATAATACAACAAAAGATAAAAATAAAGAATATCCAAATAAAAAATATCTGAATAAAGAATATCAAAATAAAAAAGTAAAAACTAATCAAAAAGAAGAAGCTAAAATAGTAGATAAGTCGCAGGTAAATTTTAAATTAAAACAAAATAATAATGATAATAATTTACGAAATATGTCTTTACAGCAAATAAAAAATTTACCAACATTACCATCATTAAATAGAAAAAATGATAATGTTGGAGATCAAGAAAATATTTCATTAGCTAATTATTATCAGACTAAAATTATTATATCTTCTGATGGCAATATTAAATATTTACCGCCTAATAATAATATACAATATATCAATGAATTAACTAATAAAAATTTAAATTATGCAATCGGTACTATTACAGATAATGGAATAGTATGTATTCATAAAAATAATAATATGAATATTAATGATATTGTAAATATTTGTAAAAAGGATTCGCAAATTAATAAAATATATGAATTAAATGAACAAGTTAATTTAGCTGCAAGAATTATTCGCCGCGCTAAATTAGCTAAATTAATTTGGAAAAAATAGGAGAGAAAAATATAATATGAGAATTTTACAGCGTATTGCTAAAAATAATAAATCAGTAAAATTAAGTAATATAAAAACTATTAATAATCTAGTAGAAATAATTAAAAAAACGCATCATAATGGATATAGTTTAAATACTGTTAATTGGCATATATCAAAAGCTTTATGGAGTTTTAAAGCTTATCAAAATTTACTTAATGATACTAATATTAAAAATTATACCGATTTTATAACTCAATTTAAAAAGTTAAAACTTAGTCTTGTTATTAAAAAAGTAATTCAAGGAATATATACTGATATATCTCAAGATGGTGTTATTATTTATAATACTGGGGATAATATTACTCCGTTAGCTAGAAATATTGGACAATATATTCGTACTAATGGAAATATTATTTCACGAGTTGTTGATCAATGGAAACGTAACAATCAAGAACGTACTACAAATAATCAATCAGAACAAATTAATAATACTCAAACTAAAGGTGTAGAGAAACAACAAATTAATAATATAAGTAATGCTGGCGATTTAACAGATAATGTTTTTGCAAAAGCAATATTTAAATATGATAATTCTGGCGAATTTTTTATTTATGCTAATGGTAAATTTAAAATATGTGATTCTGTTAATGACGCATATCCTACAGAAGATTCTTTTAAAAAAGAATTAAATCTATTACATGAAACAGAAATTGGTACTCGTATACCTATTAAGTATTGGGCATATGGAATGAAATATCCAGATAATACTTTATTTGTAGTAAAAGAAGAGGGATTAGGTGTATCTGGTTATCAAGCGTTAAAAAATGCAGCAAGTGCAAATAAAATATATTTTGTTCAAAATAAATCAGGCGATAAATTACAAGCTCAGCGTATGGCTAAAAGGATAATGTAAGGTGTTGAATTAATGCTAGTAAGAATTGGTAGTAATTTTAGAATTAATGACTATAATTATAATAATAATCATTTATATATTGAAACTAATATAAAACCCAATTTCGATATTTTACGTAAAAGTGGTTCATTAATAGTAAATAAAGAAACACAAGGTATGATAAAAACAGCTAAATATATTACAGTTGCTCCCAAATCAACTGATTTTCTTTATATTCGTAATAGAGCTATTTCTGCAGGTAATGTTATTGATAAAGGCAACACAGCTGAAGAAATACCATTAGATACTATGTATAAAAATTTTTTTAAATATAATTCCATAGTACGTGGACCTAATGATAATGCTGATTTTTTCAGTGCAGATGAATTACGTCAGTCGTATAAAACATTTATTGGCAAAGCAATTTTTGTTGATCATAATAATGAAAATGTAGAACAAGCTCGCGGTATTATTATGGATGCAGTTTTTAACGAGCGCGGTAAATTTGTTGAATTATTAAAAGCTGTTGATAAAAAGGCTTATCCAGAATTAGCTCGTGGAATCGAGGCTGGGTATATTACTTCTACTTCAATGGGTACCCGTTGTGCATATTCTATTTGTTCAATATGCGGTAATAAAGCTCATACAGAAGAAGAATTTTGTGATCATATTAAAAATCATAAAGGCTCAGTGTTAAATGGATTAAAGGTCTGGGAAGATAATAGAAATTGCGAATTTTTTGAAGATAGTTTTGTTTCTATTGGAGCAGATCCTAATGCAAAAATTATGGAACGTATAGCTTGTAGAGGAAGAAAACATAAATCTAAATTAATTGATATAGCAAATGAAAAAAATCAACGAATATTTGAGAATCAATTAACTTCATTATTTGATGAATTAAGTAATTTACCTTGGGGATAACTAATGAATAGATTATTATATAAAATTGCAGACATATATGATAATATTCCACCAAATCAAGTATATAGAATTCAAGATTCTAAAGCGCATATAAATTTAACAACATCTGCAGAATTACAAAGAGATAAAGCATTTGTATATTTTAATGATAAAATATATATAGGCGTTAATCATGTTACTGCAATTAATAAAATTAAAGACTTGAGCAATAAAAAAAGACGATTATTATATACATATAGATTAAAACGTGGTACATTAAATAATGTAAATGATAAAGTTTCATTTGGACATATTTTAAATAATAATGTAGCGATTATTGATTCATATACTAATTTAAATTGTACAGACGAAGATATAAAAAATGCTTTATTATCAAATGGATATACAAAAATATATAGTGGATATACTCCACAATTAAAATTAACAGAAATCGATAGAATAGCTAAAAAGTAATTTTTTATAAGTATTTAATAAGATTAAATACTTATTTTTTTATATATAATATATATTGGAGGTATAATGTATGCGTGCAACTGTTGTTATTCCCATATATAAAGATACCTTAAATCCATTTGAAGAAATATCATTACAACAAGTAAGAAAAATATTATATAATTATCAAATAATTTTTATTGCGCCAAAAAATGTAAGTTTTAAATATTTAAATAATAATGATATTGTTATTCGTTTTAATCCTAAATATTTTATTAGTAAATATGCTTATAATGAATTAATGCTATCTCCAAATTTTTATAAAATATTTTTAGAATCAGATTATATATTAATTTATCAATTAGATGCATTTGTCTTTTATGATATGTTAGAATATTTTTGTCAATTAAATTATGATTATATTGGTGCTCCTTGGCCATATATGTGGATTTATTCTTATAATAATCAGCATATTCATGTTGGCAATGGAGGATTTTCATTACGTAAAGTACAATCATGTTATAATATACTTAAGCAATATAATAAACAAGTCGAATATTATTTAAATAATCATTTCAATGAAGATGTATTTTTTTCTCACTGTAGTATGTATAATAATTTTAATGTTGCGCCAATTAATATTGCATATCAATTTTCTATGGAATTTCGCCCAAGTAGAAGTATTAAAAAAAATAAAAATATATTACCATTTGGATGTCATGGATGGTATACTTATGAACCTCAATTTTATGCACAATTATTAAAGTATTATGGATATAATTTTACTAATATTTTAAATCAATTGGAAGATAAATGTAATATTATATATGAATGGTTAATTAATATAGTAAAACAACGGATAGCAGTAAGAATTAAAAATAAACAAGATATAATACATTATTTATCAACAACTAATTTTAATACAATTTATATAATTGGTAATAATAATTTATTAAGTCAATTATTAGTTGATAGACTAAATATAGAATATATTTATAAATGTAATAATATTAATGAATTAACTAATATTAATCAGTTTAGTTTATTATTGACCGATGATAATGATATATTATTAATACAACAGTTGCAAAATAAAGGATATATTTATGGTAAGCATTTTATTTCATTTTTTTATGAATGCATAAGATATTATAAAGATAAATTAAATATATTAAGTAAAAAAAAGGTAAATAGTTATGAGACATTATAATATTTTGCCAAATGATGTATATAAAATAACAGATAAAAATGCTCATATATATTTATCGAAATCTACAGAAATGCAGCGAATAGGAGCATTTTTATTTTTTAATAAGCGAATATATATTGGTAAAAATCATATATTAATTTTTGATTTATTAAATATTAGTGATGAAGAAAAAGAATCATATTTACAATATCGCTTTCTTCGTAAAAAATCGATATTAAATATAAATAATGCTATTGCGTTTGGTAGTATATTAAAAGGTAATGTAGCAGTTATAGATTCTTATGCAAATATACATTGTACGAATGATGAAATTTGTCAAGCATTATTAGTGCATAGTATATATAAGATATATTATGGTATGAATTTTAATTTATATTTTTTAGAAATACACCGATTATATTAAAAAGAAGTGATAAATATTGAATAATAGAATTTTATTACGTATTGCAGCCGATACTGATACAGATATGGATATGGATGTTAATACTGATATTAATACAGATACTGATACTAATATCGATACTGATATTGATACTAATACTGATGATAAAGATGATTTTCAATTTGATTTTGATAATTTATTTAATAATAATGATACACCAAAATCTGATATTGAAAAAATGGTAACTGAGCCTATGGATATGGACCCATTTGATCCATATACCGAATCGGAAGAACAAACAAATAGGCGAATTAGTGATCAATTAATTACACAAGTATTTAATAATTTGAGTATTGAAGCTCGTGGCGTATTAAAACGTATTGAAGATTTTAAATTTAAAATTATCCAAGCAAGAAATATGCTTAATGGCGATTCTGAATTAAAAACAAAAATTGAACAAAAACAAAAAATTCTTGATTCCGCAGCAGCTCAAATTTATGGTATTGCATTTGATTTAGAAAATTATAATCTTACACCTAATTATGAAGATGAGCAATTAGCTGGAGAGTCTTTTCCAACTATGGAAATTCCATCAGATGATTTAGATATAAATGTTGAGGGAGAAGATGATGAAGAAATTCCAACTGATGATGAAGCAGAAGAAAACAATGAAGGCTTACCAGCAGATAATATGGATGGTGGCGGAGATATGTCAGGCGATTTATTAGCTGGAGGATTAGAAGATATACCACCAATGGATGAAGGTGAGAGTGAGGAGGCTTAATGTCACATATTCATTTAAAAATATACAATAATGATGATAATGTAAATCAATGCTATCGAATAAGTCCGCGGAGAAAAAACAATAATTTTAATATTAATGATTATGTAAAAAATAATAATAATTTATATGGGATTATTAAAGATAAAAATGATAATTATATAATTGTTAACTGGAATGATAATACTTATGAACGGTTACAAATTCCACTAATAAATAAAAATTATTTAATACGTATTAGTAAAAATGAATATTCTGATAATATTAATTATGTAGATACTATAGAATCACAGATTTCACCATTACAAACATCAACAGTTAATACAGCTTCAAGCCAAGATAATTTTACTAAAAATAATCTTACTGGTAATAATCATACTGAATCTGAACAAGTTATTGAAAAAAATGCTGTTAAAATATCTAAAAAAGAATTATCAGCAGAAAATAATAATAAGATTACACAATTAATTAATTTGGCATTAAATAAAGGTATTATAGATCCAGATGAAGTAGAAACAGAAAAGTTAAAATTAACTGCATTTGATGATGAAGCATTAAAACAATATGAAGAAATGTTAAATAATACTTCTGATGAAGGAGAAGTAATATCATTATCAGAATCACAAATTGATACCAGTGGATTATCTCCACAAGAAGCTGAGGCACAAAATATGTTACATAAATTAAAACATCAGCGAGGAATATCTACTATGTCAAGACAAAAGAATGTAAATGTGAATGATGTAAATAGTCGTTCTTTGCATGATATGGAAAAAACTGCAATTACTTATATGAATACTAATAATGGACAAACTATTAATAATTCACAAGTATCATTAGATGATAGTTTATTACAAGCTTTAAGCAATAATAATTATCAAAACAATAATGATATAAGTAATAGTTATCAAAACAATAATAGTTATCAAGGTAATAATAATATAAGTGATAATAATTCATTTGATATAGATAATATTGATTTAAATAACAATAATAATTTTAATAATACTTTTAGTAATAATTTTGACAATAACTCTGACAGTAATTTTAATAATAATTTCAGTAATAATTTTAGTAGCGATTATAATAATTATGGAAATAATTCTAATTCTAATAATAATGTTAATAATGCAAATACAATGTCATTAGATTCTATAGTAGAACAAATTCAGCGAGATAATAAATCATCATTTTTAAAAACGCCGTTTAATGGATTAACAAAGCCATTATTAATTAATACTTCTGATAATATTAATCCTTATTTAGGGATTATTAATTCAATTATTTATTAATATATTTATTATTACATAAAATATTAATAATAAATATATATTTTATCAATATATATTTATTTAACGATTAATATCGTATATTTTTATAGAATCATTAATTATATAATTTTATATTAATGATATAATCTATGCTTTAATTAAAATCAAAGCCTAATAGATTTTAAAATATCTAATCCTATTACTTTTTATAATCTATTTATTTTAATATTATTAATTATAATATTAAAAGGTAGTTGATTATTATTAGTAGTAGGAATCTTAAAAATAATATCAATAAAGATAATAAATTTTATTTAACTGTTAAGCAGCAAGTTAGTAAATATAAATATAAACAATTATATATATTATTTAAAGAATTATGTAAATATAGTAAAAATCTATATAATTCTGCTTTATATAATATTAGACAGTATTTTTTTAATACTAATAAATATTTAAATTATACAAATAATTATCATAGTATTAAAAATGATATTAATTATAAGTTGTGCGAAGCACAAACTGCTTGTAATATTCTTCATATAGTAGATGAAAGTTTTCAATCCTTTTTCGCTTTAAAACAAAAAGGATTAAAATGTAATATTCCTAAATATTTAGATAAAAATGATTATTTTATATCATCTACTAATAAAATTTATATAAATAAAAATAATGAATGGATCATTCCCTTAAGTAAATTAATATTAAAAAAATATAATTTAAATTCAAAAAGTAAAGATAGATTTAGAATAAAAATACCTACTATATTAAAAGATAAAAAAATAAAATATATTCAAATAGTTCCTAAATATAAAGGTAAAATTTTTGAAATTCATTATACTTATGAAATAGAAATTAATGATAATATACGAGTTAATAATAATTATTTAGCTATAGATTTAGGTGTTAAAAATTTAATGACTTGCATTAACTATAATCATAATTCTAAAAAGAAAATTAATAGTTTTATATTAGACGGTAAAGAATTAAAATCTATAAATCAAGGATATAATAGAATTATTAGTAAATTACAAGAGAAGAATATTAATAAAAATTTAAGATATACAAAAAAGATGTATAATATATTAAAGAAACGAAATAATAAAATTAATTATTATATTCATAAGACTTGTAAAAAATTAATAGATTATTGTTTACAAAATAATATAAAAACTATTATATTAGGATGGAATAATGATTTTCAAAGAAAAGCTAATTTAGGTAAAAAAAATAATCAATTTTTTACTAGTATACCATTTAGTAAGATAAAAGATAATTTAGAATATAGATGTAAAATGAATAATATAAATTTTATTCTTCAAGAAGAATCATTTACATCTAAAGCTTCTTTCTTAGATAATGATTATATGTTAAATTATAAGAAAGATGAAAAACTAGGATATGTATTAAGAACCATAGATGATAAAGTAGAATTAAGAAAACAACAATTTACAGGTGAGAGAGTAAAGAGAGGACTTTATAAGTCTAAAAATGGTATATTAATAAATTCAGATATGAATGGTGCTTTGAATATATTAAAGAAATATTTATTAAATGAAGAATATAAACAGTTAAATAAATGTAAGGTTGTAAGTAGAAAGATATCTTATGAAGACTTAATAGAAAGTCAAGATATACATAATTTATATGAAGATATATTTACTTTATACTTTAGAGGCGCACTGGTAGCGCCAATACGAATTAGAGTTCGAGAATCAATATAGAATTAATTATGATATATATAAGAGATAAGTATATATTGAATTGATTTTAGAATACACTGTGAAGTGTAGATTGATTTGATTATATATTAGTATATATATAATAACAAGAGAACTTAATTGGTATAGATTTTTAAGATATTGAGATATTTTAAAAAATATCAGATTAATACTGCCTTTAGAGAATTATTTTCACCAGATATGTTTACATATATGGGAAAAAGATAAAAAATTTATTTGAATAAATATATTTTTTTATATATATAAAAGTATTATTTATATATGGAAAAATAAATTTATTCAAAATTTATTTTTTATATAAAATTATTATTTATTAGAAAATGTATTTTATAAAAGATTTTTTAAAAATTTTAATAAAATATATTTTTATTATGATTAAAAGTATAAATTATAAAATAAAATGGGAGATGGTGGTAAATAATTAAGGTAAATATATTATATATATCTTTAATGCTTAGAAACAATTATTATGCACTTATACAAATCCTTACACATTATTTAACTACCTGTCTAAGCAGATCTTCTAATTAAATAATTTATATTTTTATAATATATTTAATTATTAAAAAATGGAGGTGTATCTACCTATGGCAGGTGGGTTAAATAAATGTTAGCTCATGTTAATTTATAACTATTTCTGGAAAAATATTAATTTAAAATTTGTTATGATTAATATTAATCAGAATATAAATTTGTGCATATTTATATCAACGTATATATTTTATAACTATATAAAATGATTAAAAGAATATATATACTGTTTTATTTAGAAATGAATATTTAAAATTTAAATAGTTTTTAAATACTATAAATGATAAACATTTTGGGCCCACGTATCCCACGACCGATTATTTACGTCTTGGATATGAGGGCACAATTGATGGAACACATCAGATTTCAGCAGCGCTTGTTGCAGCTGCACAAAGTGCAAATGGAGAAGCAAATGAAGAACTTTGTGGTCGTTTTGCAGCTATTGATCCAACTGATGGCGGTGTAACAACTGCAGCAGCTGGTGGCAAAAATGCTGTCGGACTTTTCCGTGAAGATTTACATGATATGGTTAACGCATCAGGTAATGCGTCTTTCTACTTCAGAGGAGGGGAATATTATATTCAGTCAACCCGACTCGGTGCAACAATTGATCAGTTTACTGTTGGCGATAACATTACTTCTGATGCAGATGGTAAAGTTGTCAAAGCTACAGCATCTGATCGCATTCTTGGTACGGTAACACATATCGGACCTTATAAAGCTGGTAACATGTATGAATGGGCCGGAGCCGCTGCTAATGGCGGCGATTATCTCGGAATCATTTTACATATTTAATAGGAGGATGAGATAATTATGGCACTTACAAACGAACAAAGAGAATTTTTAATTGCAAAAGCTCTTGAGAGTCCTCAGGGACGTGAAGCTCTTGCACAAGCAATGGCTAATCCAATTCGTACATCCCTTGACTATCAAGGTATTGGACGTAAGATTTTAGTGGTTGATCCACTTCCTCAAGGCGCTTAAAATCACAGGAAGGGTGTCTATAAATTTTATTAATTGCTGGAATAATATTAAATATATTAATTAGCAAAAAGATATTAAAAAATAATTGATATTTTTTTCAGAGACTATATATAAAATATAATAAAGATATAGTCCAAGCATAAATATATGCTTCCTGTATATGATAAAGATGTTAATATAAGCTGGAGCTAAATATATCAGCATCTATAATTTAATTAATTGCTAAGAAATATTAATAATAATTAATTAGCAAGAAAGGTAAACATAAAAATGAATAAATTAATTTATAAAAAATGTAGTATGTTCTAATTGCTATTGAGAAATACATGATAAAAATGCTAAATCATTAAATGAATTTATTCAAATTATGAATAATTCCTTATCTTCAGAGACTATCAGTTAATATATCTATAAAAGTATAGTCCAATTATTTATGAATAATAATGTGATGCACGCGCGTTTGTTTTATCAAAGCGTGGTGCAGCTCCAGATCAGCTTATCGAAGGCGACAGAATTCAGGTACTTTAATGGAGCCTGTATATAAAAGATAAATTTGGGGCATAATATTATAATTAATCCCAAAGTAATATTTATAATAATATAAATAGACTATAGAGTATAATAATATCATTTATCTATATAAGATAAATATATATACCTAACTAAATTAGCATTAGATAATTTAGAATAATTATTTTCAATAATTATTAATAAATATTATTGTCCTACCTTTGAAATCGTTTCCTATCCTCAGGTACGTTTTTCACAGGTTAAAGAACGTCGTTTTAATATTATCGATAAAAAAGCACTGTCGATATAGAATAAATTAATTTATTTTCTGATAAGTAAATTTATATAATCAGAATATATAATTTAATTATTAAATTAAATTATTATATCAACGCATATTAGATATTAATTATAAAATAAAAAATATATGCTAAACTAAAGTTTTTTAGATAAATGATAATATTCATTTTAATGAAATAAAATCGCGTGCACAACAAAGAGCAAAATCTGATATAATATAAGAATATAAGAAAGAATAATTATAAATATGAAACAGAAAAATAATAGTTATATATCAATACATACTAATAAAAATGAAAAGCATAGTGCTGAAAATATATATAAATTTTTATCAGTTATGCTTAATTTCATGGTAGCATGAAATTAAGATAATATTAATTTTATACGCAATAAAATAAATAATTTTATTAAAAGTATATTATAATTATTTTTAATTATATCATAATTGTATCATATAATTAATTAATAACGGGGATTGTTAAATAAGCTTTAAATAACTATCCGTTATATATATTTATTTAAAATTTGTTATTAATAAATATATATGCAACGACTATAAAATAATTTACTTATTAAGTATAAATAATATAGTCTGATCTTATTAAAATGATAATAAGTTATAAGTAAAATTATAAAAATAATATAAATGAATGGCAGTAGAAGATGAAGTGGTCTTTACACTTCTTGACACAGCAGCACAAGATGTTAACCCTGTTACTGTTGGTACAGGCCTTACACGTCAAGTACTTAAAAATGCATTTAGAGAAGTCGAAAAGCATGATTTAATTGTAACAAAGATCGTTATGAATGCGCAAGCATTTGCTGATATCAGAGGATGGGACAATCGAGATTTTGATCCTGTTAAACTTTAATATATAAAAGAGTAGCTGGATGTAAAAATAATTTGGCTAATTACTAAGAGTTTTTGTTTTTAATATATAAAATAATTAGTAAGGAAAATAATAAATTATGAAGTAAAAAAAAGAATCTAATAGAAAACGAAGTATAGCTTTAAAAAAATATTGGGCAAATAAAAAAGATCATACTTCTCCTAATAAAGGAAAAACTTATATTGAATTATATGGAAAAGGAAAAGAAAAAGTAAAAAATATAAAGCAAAAGCAAAGTATAAAAATGAGAGGTAATAACAATCCGGCATCTAGACAAGCTGTAAAGGATAAAATTTCTAATACCGTAAAAAATAATTATGCAAAAGGATTAAGAAAATTACCTAAAAATAATACAGCTAAAGGTTTTTATAGAGAAGATTTGCAACAATATGTAAGAAGTACTTGGGAAGCTAATTTTATTAGAATTTTAAAATTTCATAATATTAAATATGAATTAAATATTCCAATTAAAATAAATAATCAATTAATTACTTATTTTGTAGATTTTTATTTACCTGATTATAATGTTTATATTGAAATAAAAGGTGAAATTTATTCTAAAGAAAAATATGAAGTTTTTTGTAATTAATATAATTATAAACATATTTTAATTAACAAAAAAATCTGGAATAAACTAAAAGAATTATATTCATATTTAATTATTAATTGGGAAGGTAGAAAGAAATATCCTCCTGATAAGATTATTCCTTCAGAGACTAAATGTCAAACAGAATTATTTAAAATATTAAATATTTCGGAAGATATAGTCCATAAAAAATAAATAATGTACTCAGTTCGAAGTTTTACAGACTGGTCTGTTTGGACATAAATAAATGTGTCTGTAAATTATTAATTTACTAGAAATATATTATAATATATATTTAGTAATTATATTATATATTTATATATAGTTTAATTTAACGACTAATAATAATTAATAATAATGATATAGTCTAAACTTTTTTATAAAATAAAAAGTATAATTATAATAAATTATAATAATATATATGATTTGGACAGCAGATATTTTAATTAGTAAAAAAGTTCCACTTAATACTATTTATGTATTAGCTGACCCCGAGTTCGTGGGCGTTATGCCTATTAGACAGGATATTCAAGTAACAATGAGAATTGCTTGAAATCATTTATACTATTTTCTGGAAATAAAAGTAATCAGAAAATTTATATAATTATAATTATATAAATTTCAACGTATATAGATATAACTTTTATATTAATTATAAAAGAAAAGTTATACTTTACTATTATGTGTTAATAGAAAAAATATAAATATATTTTAATTTAAAATGTAAGAATTCCCGCAGACGTGCCGTCAGAATTGCGTCTAGGCTGGGTGATATATGAAGAAATCTATTAAAATATTATTATTTTTTCCGGTTTCTATTTATATAATTTGCATTAATTTTCTGAAAGATAATATTAATTATAATCAGAACATGTAATAAAAATTAAAATTTATTATATATCAACGTATATAGAATATATATTTTTAAAATTTAAAAATAAAGATATATACTAAACTATTTTATATTATAAAATAGTATAAAAATTAAAAATTTATAAGAATTTATTTTTACGGAGCGGCCTGTGTTAATTCCATGGCCGTGGCAAAGATTGAACTTTCATAATCATCAATTATAATGAAATAGATAAAAAAAGAGATCTAATTTTTATAGATCTCTTTTTATTTTTAGTAGACTTGAATTGAATTAATATAGAATAAAATATTATACTATTCAAGTCAAAAAATGTGCTATAAATTTTATGAATAAATGAGTAAAAAATAGATTGAAAAGATTAAATATAAATAATTGATTAGATTTTTAAATCTAATTAATTATTTCTTTCTTTATTATTTAATTATTTTAAAAAAAATTAATGAGGAGAGTAATTAGAGTCAGTAATTCTACACTTATTGGCGTAAGTTCGTATAAACTCTTGCTGACTAGCCTCAGTTCTTCAAGTGTTACGTTATCTGTAAATATATAGGTACCGGCAGACGTAAATTCTAATCTGCCGCTCTACGGCTTACGGCTAAACAGTTCTGAGGAGTAGGAACAGTGCTGTAGGCGTATAAAACTGTAGGATAACATTGTAGGATAACATTGGCTAAGGATTGTTACGCTAGCGGGCGGTGGTTTGTTTCTATTTAGTAAGTATAATGCCCGCTCGTCTTTGGGCGAATTAATTTTAGAGGAAGGGTGCACATATTTGATGAATAGAAATTATATATTACGAGATACAATTATATTTGGTAAAGATATTCCTTCGTATACTGATATATGTCATTTTAATAAATTAAGTTTAGATCAATTAGAACAATTAATTGATTTAGAATTTATAGAATTAGATGAATGCCAAAATGATTCTCCAAATACGCAAGAAATTTATAATTTTATAAAAAAGTATCCTAATTATACAGCACATGGATATGTAGTTACTATTAATAGAAAAGATTATCGTACTACTTTAGAAGGAGTAGAAAAAGATACAGAATTTAATTCAGTGCAAGAACAAAAAGATTTTTATAAGTTATTTGGAAACGCAGATGAATTAAATGTAGATAATAATGTTTATTGTTGGTATGATTAATATTAATATTTTTAATATTAAAAAAGACCTGATTAATTTATATCAGGTCTTTTTAATTTATATATAAGGTATTAACTTTTTCTGTATATTTTTTTATATATTCAAGAATATGAGCATTTAATTGTTCCATTGTTAATGGCTGTAAAATATACCGTCTAAGATTATATTTATATTCACTATTTCTATTGCATCCATTTCTAGAAAATCGCCACATAATATAACCAATAAAATCATAACTATTATTTATAGCAGAAGTATTAAAAATATTGTGAGCATCTTTAAAGGTTGTTTCTGAAATATTAATAATATTAATTTGGTCTAATGCTTGCAATAAATTAATTTTAGGTAATATATTAATTAATTTATCATTATTTTGTAATAATGATTTAGCAGTATTAATAATATTTATATGTAAAGTTTCTAATTGATTTTTATGATGTATTAAATATTCTTTTATATATTTTTGCATTTTTGGCATATTAAGAAAATATTGATTATCCTTTCCACTTTTCTTTTCTTGTTCAAAATTTCGACGATTATTTCCAGTTAAACAAGTAGTTCCGCATAATAAACTAATTAAATATTTTGCATAGGGCTGTTGATAAAATTGAATTAATATATCATTATCAGCTAAAGAACCATTAAAATTCATAGCTAAGCGAATTAAAATTCGATTATTTATACGATTTGCCATAGTAGCTCGTCGAGATTGTAGCAGTTTCTGGTTTTTTGGTGTATATGGATCTAAATATTCAATTGGTATTGTTTCTTTAGTAAATGTAAAAAAATTAGATATACGAAAAAAATGCAATGGATGTTGTTGTATATCTTTATATAATTGATCATATATATTACTTGTAAATTGATAATTGTTTAATAAATTATATGCATTATTAAGTTTATTAAGATTTTCTAATAGATATGGAATAATATATTTTTTATATAATAAAGTTAATTTATATCTTAAATATATATCAGTATAAAATTTAATATTACTTTTTTTTATTTCAGGCTTAGGATTAGTAACAGTTGCTTGTATATCTTGAATTGTAATTTCGATTTCTTGAGGTATATGATATATAGCTGATGCATTAGGTTTATTAGCCATAGCATTACGCTCTATAGCATACCAATCTAATGGCTTACTAAAGCCTCTAAAAGACATGCGTTCAAATCTATGATGTTCGGCCATATCAGGAGATATATTTTTTCTATAAGTTACTAATTTTCTTAATTGAGTACTATAATTATTAATATATGTTCCAAGGGTAGTTCTGGCTTTATCAATTTTTTCTAATATGATATTAGATTTATTAAAAGCAGCGGCATTAGTAAAATCTGAGGAAAGACCTTGCAACTCTTTTACATTTCTTTTTCGTGGCATTTTTTTTAATACAAATAGTTGTTCTGTGGATAAATCATCTAAGCTTTTAGTAGAGTCATATTGTATTTCGTTATTAAATTTTTCAATACAAAATTTTAATGCACAAGCATTTATTAATTGATATAATGTGTTTCCAGTTTTTTTATTTAATGGCGTAAAATATGGATATATTCGTTTATCTTCTTCGCCTTTATAAAACCAATTTGGATTAAGTCGGCTAGAAATAAAAGTTTCAACATTTTGTGCAGTTATATTACCGATACTCATGCCATTACGATTACCTATAAGACTTTCTTGTTTAAACATATCGATATATAAAGTTGCTAAAAATTTATTTACTAAATTCGTTATATTATATTCAAAGGCACTATTTATTTGAACCATAGATTTATTATCAAAAGCGATTTTATAAATTGCAGATATTGCTTGTTTTAATTGATTAATATTAGTTATTGCATCGCTATTTAATATTGTACGATTAGTGTCATCGCATTCTTGTAATATATATTGTTTTAATTGTTCTGGATCAGTGAATTCATTAATTTTATCTTTTAGTAAGTTGGCATTTATATTATTATTATATTTTTGTAATATAGATTCAAATGAAGTATCTAATTTAATTGATTTTATTTTTTGTCTTTGGGATCCTTTTTGTCCAGATTCATTTTGTTCAGCTTCATCTATTGTTTCTGGTACTAAATTTATATCTTGTATATTATTAATAGTGGTTTCTACTACTTGAGTAATATCTGTATGTTTAATAGTGTTATTAATTTCATCACGAGTATCTGGAATTTGTATTTCTCCTTGTAAATCAGTTAATATCTGTTGATCTTTATCTGTTGTTATAGCTCCAATGCCTTTATCTAATAATACTGAAGCAGGAGATTGCTCATCTTGCATGTCAAGCTTTTCATTATCAATTTTATCTATTTCTTCATTTGCTTTAATTAATACGTCATTTGAAGATTCTTCTTCTGATATTATATTATTAAGTATATCATTTATAGGAATGATATATTCTTCTGGTTTTTGTGTAATTTTTTGTAATGCATCTGTTATACTATATAAATTTTTTTGAGTATCTGCTATCTGTTGTTGTATATTGTTAGTATTATTATCAGCATTATTATTAGCATTATTATTATCTGAATTATTATTATCTGAATTATTAAGTATTGTATCAAAAGATTGTATAATCTGATCTGTTTGTTTGTCAGATTTACGAGATTCTTCAAATAATTCAGCTAATCCATGTGTTTCTTGTTCGGTCAATTTAACTTTTATTTCTTTATCATTATTATTATTATCATTGTCATTATTGTTATTTGCATCATTTTTTATTTCAGTTTCTATAATATTAGGTTCAGTAAAATTAAATGGGTCAATAGCATTTGTCTTTAACTTAGATTCATCAGTACTTGATTTATCGTCGATAGATTTATTTGTATTTGGAATATCAGTATTAGATTTATTAAGAGTATTATTATTTAAATTTAATGTAGTGGGTTCATTAAAATTAAAGTCATTAGGCTTAGAGGCATTGTCTGTATTAGATGTATTTTGTATATTAGGAATTGCTTGGTCTAATTGCGAATCTTGCTTATGCAAGCTTTTTAATCGTTGTCTGAAGCTGGGTTTTATTTTCGGTAATTGATTATTTGTAGATGAATTATTTGTATGCTGATTATTTGTTGGTGGATTTGTTATAGGCATATTTGTTGTAGAAGGATTAATTATAGAAGATGAATTAGGATTAGGTTGAATTTTATCTAAATCGGATTTAGACATTGGCTGATCTTGTAATTTATTTTTAGCTGGTTCTTCAATTACATTAGGCTCTTCAATTATACTAGGTTCATTAATTACATTAGGCTCTTCAATTATACTAGGTTTGTTAATTAACATGGGCTTTTGCTCTTCTATATCATTTTGAAAAGCGGGCTTTGATTCTTTGTCATCAGAAGGTATATTAGAAGGTACTTTAATAGGCCTTCGTGGTCGAGATATAGCAGTAATATTTTTATTTATATTATTATCAAAATTAATTAAGGACGCTAATTTATTATTAAAATTATTATTATTGTATTTATTTATAAATTTCATTATATTATAATATAAGCCTCCTTTATAAATACTATTTTTTTAAAGAAATACAAAAATATTCTTATATAAAAAACAATATTTTTTAAAGTTTATATATATAATAATAGTAGGAAGTGAAATATAAATATGGGTTTTAATAAAATTATGAATACTATATTAAAATTCCGTAAATTAGCAGCAAAAAATAATATTGATCAGCAAATTCATGAAAAATATCCCCGATATAAGAAACTTTTACAATTGCGAGATAATTTTGAAACTTTATCAGATGAAGATAATAAATTTATTGAAGATTTTGAAAATTTATTAAATCAAGCTGCAAAAGAAGAAGATACTACAGATTATAATTTACCTGATACTCGTAGTACATCATTTAATAAATATGATCGTGTAATTCAACAATCGCATAAGCCTATGGATGATATAGTTAATGAATTAATTGAAAATCCATTATTTCCATATGTATTGCGTTCGCGAGTTGAACGCAATACATTTAATGATCAAAATGCTAAAAGTGAAATTGAAAGAATAGAAAAATATCTTAAAGAAAATAAAGATACCTTTGAACGTTATCAAGCATATTTAGAAAAAATAAATTCAATTATACGTTATAATGATTATTTACAAAAAACAATAAATGATAATCAAAGTGATATAGAACAATCTAGACAGCAAATTGCTGATAATGATAATGAAATACAACAATTAAGTAAGAAGTGTGACAGTGCAGATAAAGATTTAGATGCGCCGCAGCAAGATGAAACTGGAGAAACATATACTTATCGTGATTATTATAATCAAGTAATAAATGATAATATTGCGTTACTTGATTTATATAATGTCGGTATAAAAAAATCAAAATACGAAAACTTATATAATAGTATAACTGATCGAATAACTGAGATGGAAGATTTTCTTAGAACTATGGAAGATACAGCATCAAATCAAACGCAAGATTATGAAAATATTAAAGATAAAAAAAGTAGATTGGAAAATATTGATTTACCAATAGCACGGCAACAATATTTGATAGCAGATGCAATTGTAAAACAGGATTCTAAAAATATTTATCAAGATGAAGATGGCTTTGATTTATACGATTATATTGATGCAATTGAGTATAATCAAGAATTAAAGGATTTAACTAAGCGACTAATTAATAAAACTATAGATCTATTACCGCATATAGATAAAAGCAATAGTAAAAATTGGCCTTGGAATGATATTAAAGAACAGATGCCAGAAATATATAAAATAAAAGTATATATTGATACTTTACAAAATGGTCGAAAGAGAATTAAAAATTTAAATGAGGAACAGATTAGTTTAAATAACAATATTAATCGATTAACTCACGATAATAAAAATTATGAAAAGCAGTTACAAAATAATGAAGAACAATATATGAAAGCTGAAGATATGACAAGAACACAAGATTATAAAGACCGGCAGAAAATGGTAACTGAATATATTGAACATAGAGAATACTTAGGAACGTTACAACGAGCATATAATATATTAGCAAAAGGCAGTAAAGAAAATAAAAAGATTCCAGATGAACAAACTAAAATTGATCAATTAATTGAATCTATTAAAGCTGCAGAGCAAGCAATTGGTGCTACGCAAGTAGATTATGAAAATGCTTTAGCTGTTAATTCCGGTAGTAGAACTATAAAAGAGAATCTGATAATTCAGAATTATGAAAAAGCACAGAAAGAATTAGATCGAAACCGTATGAAATTACATAATTTACAGCGTACTAATACTGAAAAATTAGATGCAGTAAATGCAGCAAAAATTGATTATAAAAAAATTGCGGATAAAATTATTCAACGATTAACATCTAAACAATCATTATTAGGCATTTTATTAACACAATCAATTAATAAGTTTGTATCTTATTATTTAGCAAATAATAATTATCAAGCGCCTGATTTATCTGCGAAAATGCGATTATTACATTATTATATGGCAGATGGAGCACCTGATAAAAATGTTAGATTACAAGATTTAAAAGATTTTCAAGATTCTGATAAAAATTTAGAATTATTACAAGCAATAACATCTGTATTAATGAAAGAATCAAAAGATAATATTATGGCAATTTTTATATCGATATTAAAAAATGATTTTAATGAAATTTATAAAAGTTATAATTTATCTACAGTCGATAATACAAAGTTATTTATTGTGAATCAAGATACTCAAGAACGTATGGGCCCATATACTAGTTCAGAAATTAAAGCTGAGCTATTACTTGATAAAAATCCTAATATTGATGATGTTATAACACGAGTTGTAAAGGGCAAAGAACAAAAATTTAAAATTATTGAAGATAAATTAACTGGTGATCAAATTTATAATTTATTAAAAAATGATGATCAGCAAGAAATTAAAAAAATATTTGATAAAGTAAAAATTGAAATTCAAGAATATATTAGAAATGAATTACAATATAAATCATTCGAAATTTGTAATAATCCAGGTAATAATTTTTATAGTGTTATGCTTGCGCAAGCGATTCAAGATGATATCGCTGATAGCATTAATATTAATACATTAGAACAATTTCTTACTTCAACTAAATCAAATAAAAATAATATTAAAACATTAAACAAAGCGTATTTTAGTCAAACTGTTGATAAATTTATTGATGAAGTTATAAAACAATTATGTAAAAATTTTAATACTGATAATGAATATTATATGTTTGTACAGTTTTTACAATTATATAATGTTCAAAATGATGATATGAATAAAAGTAAGGAAGAATCTAATACTGATTATTATGAACGTTTAAAGAAAACATATGGTAAGTCTTTTAATATATTTAAAGCTGAATTAGAATCTATAATTAAAAAACATATTTCATTATGTAAAAAAGAATTACAAATACGAGATAGCGAAAAATATAAAATGCTAACTTCGCAAGATATGTCTGAAAAAATGCAAGAACATTTTGATATATTAAATGGATATATTGATGAAAATGGTAAGCAAGTATTTGGATTAATTTCACAAATTCACACTCTTGAACATAAATTGCAAGAGTGCGAAACTGAATTATACAGTACATTAGTAAGAACAGTACAAGATAAATTTAGCACAATCGATAATACAATGATTAAAAAACTTTTTGATAATCTTATAATAAAATTAATTCGTGGTAATGATAATATTGATGAATATATAAATAATCAATTAGCTACAATTAATTATAAAACACCAACAAAAACTCGTCAGTTGTCTACAGATATTCAAAGGCAAAAAGAAAGCACTATTAATATATTAAAAGCTTTACAAACAACGGATTTATCTCGTAGAATTAAAGAATATAGACAGCAATATCAAGAATATAAAGAATTATTAAAAAGTAAAAAACATGAAGAAGGTTATATTGCAAGTGAAGCTAAAGAACAAAAAATGCAAGCGGAACAAAATAGTTTATTAATAGAATTACAAGCATTATATACTAAATTATATGGAGCTAAATATAATCCATTAGCACAATTATTAAAGAAAGAACAATTACGAGTACGTTCTGAAAATAATGAAGAACTTACAGATGCTCAGCAACAATTACTGTATCATTTAAATGATCCAGATGTAACAAGACGGTATATGCAATCATTTGATATGAAAAAATTCATTAATATGCTATCAACTGAAAAAAATATTCAAGGCGCAGGATTATACGGTCAATTAGTGGCATACGATAGGAAGAAAGAAGAAACGCTAAAGAAAATAGAAGAAAATTTAAATAAAATAGCAAAATTAAATGTAGAAAAAGCTAATTATGAACAGACTAATAATCAAGAAGAAATTAATCGAGTTGAAAAAGCAATTAATGATTTAGAAAAATTGAATAAAGATAATTCAGCACTTATAAAAGGCTATGAAGAAGATCGTAAAAATTTATTTAATAATACAATACAGCCAATTCAAAAAAGAATTGAAATGTTAGAAAAAACTAGTTCGAAATTAATAACTACTATTAATACATATGATGATGCAGAAGGAATTGGAGATTTAAATAGTAATAAATTAAACGATCGAGAAAGGTATTTAGTATCATTATATACTACATTAGTAGATATTCAAGCACATAATGATTCGGCTGCAAAAATTCAACAAGATATAAACGAGCAAGAACAAAATCAGCGAGCACATATGCAACCTATTGATTCAATTTTTGAATTAACTAATAATAGTAAAAGTAAAACTAAATACGAACAACGACGTGCTAATGAAGAAAATGATGAAAATATGAATGATGAATTATCATTTAATAATCGCGAAGGCGATTATCAGCATTCATTTATGCATTTAGATAATCCCGAACAAGATAATTTTGGTTCTGAGAATAATCAAGATTATGATAAAATAATGAAATTGTATTGGGAAAATCCGGAACAATTAGGAGATTTATTATTTGATATCGATAAATCTGATGCTAAAAAATGGATGGATAAATATATCAAAAATCCGGCATCTATTCGTAATCCAGCTTATAGACCGTCTAAAGAAACTGTAGATGCATATTTGCAAGAGCAATAAAAAAAGACTATTATAATAGTCTTTTTATTTTATCCAAAAATACGCTGAATAATTTTATTAGATGAAGCATGCTTACTACATTGTTCGCAACTACAAGTTGCATCATTAGAACTATCTAGATTTTTCATATCTAAAGTAGTTTCAATGCATGCTTGATCTTCTGTTAATAAGTTACGATGATCGATAATAGTAGAATCGACATTACCTGATACTTCTGTATGGCCTTCGCGTCCAATAGTGTCTCCACGAACAACATATTCTTCATTTGCTAAGATATTTTTAAAACGATCTCTCATTATAAATCCTCTCTATAAAAAAAATTATATGTATCTTTTTATCTAAACAATAAAATAAACCTAATCTTTTTATTTTTTATATTTTTAAATTATTATATAAAAAATATAAAGGAGTTATGATAAATAATGCGATATATAAAAAATCTAAATTATGATGAATTTTATAATATCATTAAACATAAAAAAATTTTTTCTATTATTTCTTCTAAAGATTTAAATTGGAATATTAATATTAATGAATATATTGAAAATGATAATGCAATAAATACTGAAATAATAGAAAAAGATAATAATATTTTTGCATTAATATCTTTACAAGATAATTTTAGTAAATATAAAGTATATTTTATTGCATATATAGATGAAAAATATAGATTACGTGCTTATATTCCTAAACATGGTAATTTATATAATCCATGGACCGGTTCCCATTTTGGTAATGAAAGTATATATGATGCATATTCTTCACTAAAAAGTATTACTAGAATGCCAAAACAATATTATGAGGAAGATAAAGAAAATGGCGGATATAAAGAAACAGAACAATATAAAAATGATTTTGAACGAGTAAATTTAGAAGAAGATAAAAGTTTAATGATAAAAGAATTTTTATATTTTCATAGGAGTAGTATATAAATGAAATGTGTATTTAATATAAGTGATATTTATATAGATAAATATATATTACAATCAATTTTATATTGCAATCCTTTTGCTGATTTTAATAATTGTTTTGTTAATCAAATTAATATTTTAATTACTGAAAATAAAATTGAATTAAATATTGTTAAAGATTCAGAAACGATAAAAACAATTACTTTAAATATATCATTTATAATTAATAAATTTAATAATATTAAAAAATTTAAAAAATTATGTCAAGAGAATATTAATTGTCAATTTGATTCTAATTTTACATTAGAAATAATTCAAAAGTTTTTAAATACAATCGATATTATAATTTTTGAGTTATTAAAATATTATCAATTTGTTAGGAAACGTTTAAAATTACAAGATAATATGTTTATTTTATTAAATATTGATAATGTAGATTATATAATTGGTTTTCCAATAAATTGTGAAATAAATAGAGTACATTATAATTATTGTTTATGCAATTTTTATTTATGGTTAGATAATTTATTTATTTGTCAATTTAGATTACAAAATACTAATAGTACGAATATAATGAATATAAATGAAATTGTATTAGATGATTTACAAACAATTATTGCTATAGAACCTGATGATTCTGAATTGATTGATGATGCACATTTTATAATTTTATTACCTTTTTATTATGCACAAGATGTAATATATCATAAAAATCATTTTAAGAATTTATTAATGCAAACATTTAATGAAAGTATATATAATGAAGAATTAATGAGTGATTTTAGTTTAATCGATAATTATATATATAATATTACTTCAGTACATAAATTTATAAAGCGACATATTAATATTTTGTTTAAAAATGCTAATTTATTTTTTGCTATATTTGTATTTGATGATACTTATTTAGTTAATAGACATTTTTTAGTAGAGGATGAATTTAATGAAGAAGATTAGTACGTCTAGTACACAAATGTCAATTAATAAAATTGAAGGTTCATTATTACCTTATGGTGTTACAGCTGAAATTGATCCAATAACACAAAAAATTAGACCAAGAAAAATTTTACATAATGCTAGACAGTATGAACCATTTGTCTGGCATGGTACAACTTATAAAATTCGTGTAGATATAAATGATTATTGTAAAAACTTTCATACAGCTAATATTATTAGAGCAATTTTATTATATCGTGGAGATTATTATACTCAATTTAATGAAGAACTTAATGAAATTGTTTTAATTGATATAAATGGTAAATTATTTAATCATCGTAATTCTATTATAATTGTTGATGCTAATCCTTCTGAAGAATTATTACAAAAAATTCAAAATTTTAGAAATAATCATATTGATGATCCAACAAATAAATTATATTTAATTACATCGGAAAATGCTAATTATACAAGAGAACGTTATGAAATGGATCGTTCATATGAATGGTTTGAAAATGTGTGTCAGTCTAGAATTTCTTTATGGGAAAGTGAAAAATTTAATGTTGATACTCATAAGCAAATATTCCAACGCGAATGGTATCGAGGCAGAAAAGAATTTAAAAGACAGCATAAAAAATATTTTTTTCCATCTGGTAAAGCAGTACATATAGGAGATTTATGGCAAAGTCAAGCGGGTAAATGGACTGGTAGGCCATATTACGATGGCCATTATATGGATGATTTTAGAATATATGATATTGATGAACCAGAAAAGACTTTGTTTCAGTCAGATAACTGGGGAGATTTAACGCTTTTTGTACGTAGATATATGAAAGATCATAGTTATTATTATCATGATTCTGATCATTATGTAATTATTGCAGGTAAAATACGAAAAACGCAAGAATGGAAGCCAATTATACGTTATTGTACAATGTCAAATTTATTTTTAGATTTAGAACATTTTAAACCAATTCCATATTGGAAATTAAGAATAATGAATTATCATGATAGACAAAAACGTAAAGGCTTGCCGTATGATGAAAGTAAATTAAATCCTCTTAATTTAACTAAATTAGATAAATTACAATTTGAAGAAGAACATCCAGAATTATTATTTTATTCACGTAAAAGAGAAGATTTACAATATATTGATAATTCTTCTGAAGAACGTGAGGAATTTATGAAAGATAATATTAATGAAATAAATACAAATGATAATATAAATAATGAATAGAATAAATATTCTTTTTATTAAAAGAACTGATATTAATTTATCAGTTCTTATTTTTTTTATAAAAAAAGGAGGCTATAAATATGCAATTAAGTGAGCATTTTGATTCTTCAGAATTTGATTGTCACGGTGGATCATATTGTAATTGTGGCGGGCAAGGCGAAAAAATGAATCCAGAATTTATTAAACGATTAGAACAATTAAGGTATAATATAGGAGGATTGCCGTTATCGATAAATTCAGGGTGTCGATGCTATGAATGGAATAACTCGTCTTATGTAGGCGGAGCTGAAGATAGCCAACATTGTCATTGGTGCGCAGCAGATATTGCAGTTCCTGTCGGATTAACTATTGGAGAATTTTTATGGTATGTAAGAAATTGTCAATTATTTGATGGCATAGGTTATTATCCTCGTGAATATGATGGATCTTATGGATATGAAGATTCACGATATGGATGGATTCATGTAGATTTACGATCCAATGGCAATGAAATAAATACTTATTACTGGGAAGGTTAATGTTTATTTTTTTTATATATAGCTATATATATGAGGTGATTTATTTATGCCACGCATTTTTATTAATCCCGGCCACGGTTGCTCATATGAATATAATTCAGATAGTAAATATCCTTATGGCCTTTATGCCGAAGGTAATGATATACAAAATATTCAAATTCCAGATCAGTGGGATGATCCCGGTGCCTGTAGTAACGGATTACAAGAAGCCGAACGTTGCTTAATTATTGGCAAGTTAGTTGCTAAATACTTAACTGCTGTAGGTTATGACTGTATTCTATTCCAATATGATGGATTAGGTACTATTTGTTATAAGGAAAATAGTCTTAATCCAGATGTATTTGTATCTATTCATTGTAATGCAGCAGAAAGTATTCAAGCTCAAGGTACTGAAACATATCATTATTATAATGCAACTGCAGGTAAAAAATTAGCTACAACAATTTATAATCAAATTGTTAATAATATTGATATTACTAGACGCGGTGTTCGAGAGGCAAATTTTGCTGTGATAAAAAATACACATGCACCTGCATGTTTAGTAGAAACTGCATTTATTACTAATGCATATGATGCAAATTTATTACGTAATAATTATGATGATTTTGCTAAATGCATAGCTCGAGGTATTAGCGATTATTTTGTTAAATAATAAAAGGTAGATTTTACTCTACCTTTTATTTTATTATATTTAATATATTTGTAATACTTTGAGTATATATATTTGTTTCAAATTTATTTTCTTCAATATAGATATTTACCCAATGATGATTTGTATTTAATAAATATTGTTTTGCTATATATATAATTCTTATATATTCATTATCTGTATAATTATTAATTTTATCATTAGGAGAAATAATAAAAATTTGTTTCCATCCTTGTTGCCTTATAAATTTATTACGTCTAATTTCTTTTTGTAAAAATTGTTCATGTGTAGAACCTCGTAATTTAACATCAAGGTCATGTCCGCCACCATTATATTCAATATTAATTTTTTCATTTAATAATGCTATGTCTAATGCAATATGATGTAATGGATAATTTAATTTTATATTTTCTTTATTTAATTCATTGTCTTTTAATATATTATAAAAATAATTTTGCTGTTTACTAGTCGGAATATTATTATTTTTATACATACTAAGCTTACCTTTAGCTCTAATTTCTGGATTTTGTAATGTATATTCAGCATTATATCTTAATAAATTAGTTTTTTTAGTTTTTTCTTGAATAGTTTTACTTTTTTGTGGATTATTTACTCCAAATCTTTTTAAAAAGGTTTGTTTTCGTTTTTCTTGTATGGCAGGAATTTGCGATACGCTTTCTACACCATATTTTTCTAAATTAGTCTGCTTTCGTTTGTCAATAATTTGTTGTTTTTCATCAATAGTTTTATTTAAATGTGCTTGACTAATTTTATTTTTTATTTGATCATTATGCGATGGATTAATACATCCATAACGTTGTAAATTAGTTTGTACAATTTTATTTTGAATTTTTATTTTTTCTTCTTCTGTTTTATTAGCCTTTGTATTTTGTATCTTTAATTGTATTAAAGGATTTTGTGAAGGATTTATAACATTATAGTGTTCTAATAAAGTTTGTTCTCGCTTACAATATTTACAAATTATATAATCATTATTGATTTCATTCATGGATATATTACGTAATAATTTATTAAATTGCTTATGACATTGATCACATATAAAATCAATTTTTATTTTTGAATTATTAGGACTAATTAATTTTAATGTATGAATATTTATATCTATTATTTCATCAAATTTAAAATTTAAATTTAATTCTTTACAGCGTTTCCATGTTTGCCATGCGTGAATTTTATAATTAGTTATATTTTTTGTTATTATAGACATTTATATTTCATTTCCTTTTATTCTTTATAAAAAAATAAAAAAAATTAGGTAAATATTATTGAAAATATTTTTTAATTTTAATAATGCAGATGCAAAGTATGCAGTATTAGTAGAAATGGCTTTTATTACTAATACTTATGATGCTAATTTACTTCGCGAAAAATATGATGATTTTGCAAAATCTATAGCGCGCGGAATTAGTGACATTTATTCTTAATATAAAATAAAAAGAGTAGATTTTATTTCTACTCTTTTTTAGTTTGTTATGCTATTTATTAATTTGGTTGTAATTGTAATGATGAATTTAGTCTAATAGTACCATCATTATTTACTTTAATACCAGCATTTTGCAATTCTCTTTTACTTTCATCTGATAGTTGAATAAACATATTTCCTTTTTTACTATTTGATGTAGCATTAATATGTACTTCTTTATTATTATTTTTTTTCATATATAATCTCCTTTTATATATTAATACCTTTAGATAATAATTTTTTAAAATCTTCTTTTGTATGATTTTGACAATAATTATCAAGATCTTCTTTTTCATTAAAGATATTAATACAATATTTTATATTTAAATCTGCATGTTTAATTTTTTTTAAAAAATTAATTCCTTTTTGTCCAGCTATATCATTGTCATATATATAATAAATATTATTCGTATAACGTGCTAATAGTGCTAAATGATCTTTTGATGAATGTGCACCGAATGAGCAAGTAATTGTTTTTATATTTTTTTGCCAAGCTGAAATTACATCAATTTGGCCTTCTGTAATTACTGCATAATTTTCATTTCTTATTTCGTCTTTATTAATATTTAATCCGAATAAATTTTGTTTTGCCTGAAATGGATAATGAATATATTTAGGCCATTTATTATTAATTTCTCTACCGGATAAAGAAATTAATTTACCGTTAGAATTATATATAGGTATAATTAATCGATTATTCATTCTACGCCAAAAATATGTAATATTTTCTTTTAAAAAAGATTTATAACACCTAGCATCATAATCCATGGGACAATATCCCAAATTCCATATTTTTGCAGTAGTAGGAGATATATTTCTAACTTGTAAATAATCACGACCAGGCTTACCTTCCTTTGTATGAAATAATATATATTGATATTCTTCTAATTCTGGTAAAAAATTAGGTATCATTTTAGATCACAATCATTTCTTGTTATTATAAGATTGCTAATTTTTTATATTATAATGATATTAGTCCTTTATTATATAATTTTAATAAAATGAATGCTTTTAATTTCATTAGAAGTTTATTAAATATATTTATTTTTTGATAAGAATAAAAATTTTTTAGCATCATATCATTAAAATTATAAATACAATTAGTTAAAGATCCATAATAAATATTATTAAAATTATTTTTATTAAATAAAGTATATAATGAAAAGTAATTTTTATTATTAATATTTGATATTTTAAATATAATAGGATTTCTTGTATAATTTAAATCAATTACACCAGTAGAAAAATGATTATTATATATTGTATTATAATATGATTTAAATACAGTTTTTAATTTTATATTTAAATCCTGAATACTAGTATATGTCGATAAATGTAATAATGTGTAATTTATATTCATAGTCTTTATTCCTTTTTATATTATATAATTTTATTTATTTTAATGCAGAAAGAATAATACCAATATTATTCCAATCTACTAATGATTCATTTAGTATTTCATTTATATTTTTAATAATTAATTTAGTATATTCGCCATCTGAATGTAATCCATGAATACTATTTTCTATTTTTTTTATTTGATTAAATTCTTCGACAGTTAATTGTACTTTATAAGCATGAATAAAATGTGCAGATAAAGTAGCCATTGATTGCCGACTGTTTATTAATTCAAATCGTTCAATAGGAATATTAATTCCGGTTTCTTCTAATACTTCATTTTTTGCTGTATTAATAGCTGATAATGAATTAATTGATGAACCACCAGGCAATTCATATACATAACATTCTTTATTGCAACAGGGTGTACGATATTCTTTTATTAATACTATATTATCTTTATAATATAAAACTACTGAAGACATATCAGTGCGACTAATAATAAATTCATTATCTTTTATTCTATCTTCTGCTGAAATGTATATTTTTGCATAACAAATCCATAAAAATAATTTTTTTGCTTTAGGCATGAAAAAATTATATAAGCATTTTAAAGATAATAATCTATTTCCTGCATTTAATTGCGCCTGATACCAATTTTGAAATTGTTCATTTTCCCAAATAAAAGTAGGTATATCGCATTCACTACCTGAGCGCATTTTATTTTTTATCATTAATATTGTTGCATCTAATACTTCTTCTAATGTATTATAATAAGGTATATTATTTTCTTCACAGCATTTTTCTATATATTTTACTTCATCTGCATCTGATGGACAGCCAACAATTAATTTATTACTTTTTGCATATAATCCGAATTCTATATTAGTTGTTAATCCTAGAGCTTCTTGATTTTTTAATTTACGAGGAATCCAAAATACTATTATATCACTTTTATCTAATTTATCGTGTTCCCAAGCAAATTGTTCATTATAATAATTTTCATAATTAGCTGTTGAAACTTCTGGATTATAAATAGTTCCATTATAATTATGTTCTCTTAAATATTGTTCTGCATATGTACGCCATGAAATTGTTTGTGTTCTAGGAACTGGCCCGGCTAAAAAAATTGAACTAATAATATTTTTAGGTGTATTATCTAATGGATGAACTGTAGTATTCATTTGTAATCTATCAATAATTTTATTCAATTAAAATAACCTCTTTTTCAGAAAAATATTTTTTTAATATAAAATATGGAGGAAAAATTATGAATTATTTTACTATTAATTATAATGTATTAAAAAAGTATATTGAAGATAATAAAAATATATTAAATCTTATTGACATTTTTTTCTTGTATAATAATAATTATATTAACTGGCAACAATATGAAGATTTAGCTACAATTGTTGCAATACCTATGTATAATTATAAATCTTTTTTACAAGAAGATAAAGGCTATTATCATCAACAAGGGCCTTTATTATCTATACAAAATAATAAAGATTTATTAGCTAAAAAAAATAAGGCTAGATTAATTTGTCGAGGCGATAAATAATGATTAAAAAAAAACAAGAGATAATTAATAATACTCCGGTAGAAGAACAAATAGAAAATAATAATATATTAATACAAAAAGTAAAAGATGGAATAAATAATAATATTAATAATATATATACTGATGAAAATAATAATATATATGAAGTATCAGAAGATATTCCATATGAAAAAGTAAACACTAGAAAAGGATTTTTATTATCAGCATTTTCTATAGATGAAGCGAGAATATCGGTATTAATCTTATGTTTATTATTAACTATCATTTTCGGGGGAGTAAATTATGTGTTAGTAGGAGATATTACAGCGAATTTAACTAATATCATAATTACTTTAATTTATGCTATTGCAGGTGTCAATATTACAAGTTCTATAGTTAATAGTATTAATAATAAAGGCGAAAAAAGTGAAATGATTGTAAGTGCGAAAAATATAGATACAGCAAATACTAAAAAATTCTCATTAAAAAAAATATTTAGTATATAAAGAAGGATTTATATATGTTTAATTCATTTGAAGATGAAGTACATGTATATCAAACATTTGTACGTAATAATTTTAATTTATTAGGTAATAATTATGAAATTATAAAAGAACAATTTGTAATTAATTCTGGAATTATTGATATATTAGCGTATAATAAAGAAGAACATAGATTAGTAGTTGTTGAATTAAAAAATGTATTAACTACAGATAAAGTATTATTACAAGCAATGAAGTATTATACAGAAATAAAATATAAAACTATCGATAATTATGAAATTGATAATACTCCAGAAATAATTATTATTGCTCCTGAATTTGATCGAAACTTTATTTTATATAATGAAATCCCAACGAAATTAATACAATTAGATTATGATAATAAACATAATCAAATTATATATTTAAGATTTTTTCCAAATTCATATATTAATGATCAAACATTATATATACCTAAAAAGAAAAATATTACTATTAATTATGTTCAAAAATTATTAGCAAATGATATTATTAATAAATTAAAAAATATATATAATGATCAGTTAAAAATTATTACATATGATGATCATATTGATATCTTATCAAAAAAAATGCTAGCGAAAATTACATTTTTACCTAATTGGTTTAATAATAATTTACAATTAAATATTTATAATAATTTTAAAGGTAATATAAATAAACATTTATTAATATATGATCCAGCAGTAAAAAAAGTTAATTGTTTAAAAACTATGACTAAATTAATTATAAATGATGTGCCTCAATTTTTGAAAGAAATAAATGAATAATTTCTGGAAGATGTTTTAAAAAATATTATATAAAATAATTATTTTTTAATAATGATCATTTATTTTAAGAAAATAAAAATCTAAATTTAAAAAAGAAATAAAATTATTTTGTATTTATTAATAAATAAAAAGAAAGGATTTTAATATAAATGAATAATAAATTTGATATTAATAAATGTCCATATTATGAAACGAAATGTAATGATATAGAATGTCCATGTGCTAAATATAAAGCATATTTAGATGTACAAAATCCTCAAATCATAAACAATGTATTAAATGATTTAAATATTCCTGATAATATGAACTTATTTGAAAAAATATATAATATACAAAAGCATTTTGCTTCGCGATTTCATATTGTTAATAATATTCCAAAAGAAGTAACTGATTATTGGTGTAAAGAATATTGTATATGTATGGAAGATGAAATAGAAGAATTATTTGATTATATTATATTAGAAGATAATAATTCAATAAAAGCAGATATTAAAGAATTAAAAAAGGAAATTGTTGATGTTTTACATTTTGTATTAGATCAAATGATTGCTGCAGAATGTACTACTAATATTATATTACAAAATTTTCAACATAAATATTATAATAATATTAATAATGACCCGTTAATAGATATATTTAATTATTCTATTCAACAAATTGAATATATATTTAATATAAAACGTAATAACGAATATAGTAATTATACTAATATGTGGAATTGTGCTGGAAATAATAATAAATGGAATAATGTATTAAAAACATTAGCTTTACGTTTATTATTTATTAATCGCGAAATTAGACAGCAAATTAGTTGGAAACATTGGAGAAAACCGTTTAAAACAATTAATTATGATAAATTATATCAAATATGTACAGACTTATGGTAATATTGCCATTAATATTTATTAACTTTATTGGTATAAATATTTTAATATTATATCAATAATAAATATTTATTAATTAATAAGTATTTATTTAACGACTAATTATAAGTAAATATATAATATATATTGAAATAACATTTAAAAATATAGTCATATGCAATTATTAATTATAATTGATTAATAATTTTATTAGATTTTATTTTAATAGACTAATATAAATATTTTATATTAATATATTAATTATATATAAAGTTTATTAAATGTATAAAATTTAATAAATATACCAGATCATTATATGTTATTAGCTGCATTTATATTTGATGATGCTAATGAATTAGCGCAATTTTATATTAAAAAGAATATCGAAAATATTCGTCGACAAAAATATAATTATTAATAGTAAAATTTAATATAATTAGATTTTATTAAAATCTAATTATATTTTTTTATTTTATTTTTAATATTTATAATAAATATTAAAAATAGATTAAAGGAGAGTGATTAATAAATGAGTCGATCATATAAACATTTTCCTTGCATAGCATATAAACGATTTGGTTTTAAAAAAATTGCAAATCATAAAGTTCGTAGAACGAAATATATTGGCAATTATAGTTATTATAAAAAAATTTTTCAATCATGGGAAATTTGTGATTATAAATCAATATATTTTTTTCATGAATACATAATTAATTATATAACTAAATTATCTATATGGCATAATTCATATACTTGTCGAACAGCAGTGCGTAGTTATTATAAACGATATAAATGGAAATAAAATATTTATATATGGAGTTGAGTATTAATATATGTTAATAGAATCTTCGAATACTACTATTACTAATTTTTATTTTGATGACACAATGGATTTGTTAATTTTTTTATATCGAACAGAAGCTTTACAAAATTGGGAGGTGCCAATTGCTAGATTATCAGCATCTAGCGTTGTAGCATCGGCACAAACTAGTGGATTAACTATGGATTTAAAGACAAAACGATATGATCGAAAAGGTAATATTAATTATTTAACTTTTGTTAATATTAAATCATTAATTGGTAATTTTATGCGAAATAATATTTATATGTCTGTTGATACTGAATTAAAATTTAAATATCCTGATGATAAAAGACATATTTGGGATGTTTATGATATTTATTCAGCTTTTTGGTTAAATTGTTACAGCAACACTATTGCTAATTTAGCATATATGAATATATCATATTTAGAAAACGCTAAGGAATTATCTGTAGATCCTGTTAATAGCTGGGCAGTTTATATACATTCATTATATGATAATTATATTATATGGAAACGCGATAATTATGATGTATGGACGCAAAATCATGATACTTATGATCTGTTTACAAAATAATATCAGAAAAGGATATTTTATAATGAATATTGAAGGTAAAATTATTAAATTAGATTCTGCAATTCGTAATTATGTTAATTTTATATTGGAACAGCAAACAGAATTAGTTAATGAAAATAATATGTTAAAGAAAAAAATTAATAAATTACAAAGTGATATTAATACATTAAAACAGACTATACATAGTATAGAATTAGCATTATTAGGTAATAAAAATATTTATGAAGAATTATTACAGGACTATAATAAATCAGAAAAAATTAATAATTCAGATGAAGAAAATGACGAATTTCTACATTTATCAAATAAACAGCAATTAAAAAAAATAAGAGAAAATAACAATTAAGATTGTTTTCTCTTATTTTTTGTAGCTAAGAATTGCTGTAATTTTTTTGAATATTGCTTTTTTACATAAAAAAATCCAATATTAGCATTTTGATTAACTAATAATAAATCATGTTTATTAATATTAAAAGTTTCATTTTTATTATTAGTTGTTAAATTAATTGTTTGAATATTTGGTAAATTAGCTTGTAATGATTCTAATAAATATTCATATGTATTACATGCTGATTCATGATCAAAACTTACCATATTATAATTATCTATATATTCAATATATTGATTATATAGTTGATTAAATGTTTTTAATTGTTTATTTGTAATAGAATAAGAATTAGTATTTTTTGGAACTAATTGCAATAATTCATCATCTTCAAGATGTAATAATTGTATTTCATTTTGTACTAAAGCAGTATCTAATTCAATATTATTATGAATTTCTAATTTATGATTACGAATTATAATAAATTGCTGCGAATAATTAAATGCATTTTGTAAATCAAATGAATTATTTATAAATATATTCATTGACGTTCCAGCAATACTTATTTTTTTATCTAATTGATTTAATATATCTTGTAATTTATTTATATGCTCAAGAATTAAATATATATTATTTAATGTAATTTTTAAATCTTCTGTAATATGCTTATAAGTAAATACTGGAAACTGTACAGTGGACCAATTATATATTGATTTTTTTGATTTAGTATTATTAATTATTTTAGGTGTTTTATACTGAATATCGTTATATTTATATATATTTAATATATTATCTTTTGTAGTAGTGTTGGTAATTACTTTAAAATTTTTAGGTATGTTCATTTGCAATTACCTCGTTTCATAAAAAATTATATATATAAATAATAAAGGATTGATTTAAAAGTATGATGAGAGTTCAAGATATTCAATTTATTTTAGATAAAATGGATGAAAATCAATTGCGACATAGTAATAATACAGCTTGTCTTTGTTATGCAATGGGACAAGCAATTAATTGTCCAGCAGATGAATTAGAAGCATTATGGTTTTCAGGATTATTATTAGAATCCGGAAAATTATGGATAATGAATAAATTATCTAATGAAATTGATATTTCATTCGAAGATGATTTTGATATCATTAATCGTAAAGAAAAAATGGCAAATTATACATTATATACACAAGCATTATTAAAGAGTTTAGAATCTGTAGAAAAAGATATTGATTTCAGTCCAGCTATAACAATTATAGATCAAGCGGAAGAAAATGTAGATGGTAGTGGATATCCTCGACACTTACATGCTGATAATATAGATACTTTATCTAAGGTATTACGTATAGCTGCTTATTATGATAATTGTAGATTAAATCATATGTCTCATGAAGAAACTTGTAAAAATATTAAATCTTTAGGAAATAAATATTTTCCGGCTAAAATTATAGCTCCGTTTATAAAATCAGTTGTAAATAATGATATGCATGTATCACAATATTCATATGTACTAGTATAATTTTTCTAAATTAATTAGTAATAGATAATTATAGATAATTAGTTATTTATTTAACGATCAATAAAGTATACGAAATTTTATGTAAAAATATTATATATTATATAATTATTTGATCTTTACATCTTCTTAAAGAAGATGATAACATTTTATAAATATATCGATATTTATTTAATATTAGACAAAATGATTATATTCCAGAACGGAATTTTACGATAGGACAATTAACGGATGACGAAAGGTTTTAAAGTCTTTATATAATAAAGACTTTTTTCTTTAGTATAAATTAAAGAAAATAAATTTATTTTTTTGATACTAATAGAGGTGAGTTATGATTAGTATACAATTTCGTGAATATTTACAATTTATAGTAGATCAAAGTTTAATAGATTTTGATTATACTAAAAAATTATTAGCATCTAGAAAAATAACACCTAATTTAAAAAAAGATTATAAGCCAACGCCATATACTGGTTATTGGGTTAATAAAAAAGGTGATATTTATTCTGAGCGGCGGGGAATTCATTTATCTCCACGCTGGGATAAAGATGGTTATCGAGAAGTAACAATGATGGATGGAGATGAAACAGTATCTAAAACTGTTCATAGGTTAGTTGCAGATGCTTGGATTCCTAATCCTAAAAATTTACCTATTGTTAATCATAAAAATGGAAACAGAGATGATAATAGAGTAGAGAATTTAGAATGGAGTTCAGTATCAGCAAATAATATGAAAGAAAACAAAAATAATGGAAGGACATATATTTATAATGGACATCGTATTGATAGAAAAAAAAGCAAATTAATATAAAAGTCAGGTGAAATATATTTTGGCTAAGAAAAAAGAAATTTATGTACAAAAACGTGATGGTAGACAAATATTATTTTCATCAGAAAAAATATTTAATGCTTTGAAACAAGCTTTTGCTTCTGTAAAAGGCAATAATATTGATGATGATGAAGAAATAATGAATTTAACTGGGAAAATTCTTAGACATATTAAAAAAGCAGTAAAAAATAATACAATTACAGTAGAAAAAATTCAAGATATAGTTGAAGATGATTTATTAAAAAATAAAGAAAATGAAGTAGCAAAAGAATATATTCGTTATAGAGCAAAGCGTACACAAATTAGAGATGCAAATAATGATTTAATGAAACTTTATAATGATATATATTTTAAAAGCGCAGAAGACCTTGAATTGAAAAGAGATAATGCTAATATAAATGGAAATAGTGCAATGGGCATTATGCTTAAAGTTGGTTCAGAAGGTAATAAGCATTTTATTCTTAATCATTTTCTTAAACCTGAATATGCTCAAGCGCATAAAGAAGGTTATCTTCATTTACATGATCTTGATTTCTCGTTAATCACAAGCAATTGTCTCCAAATAAATCTAGAAAAATTATTTAAAAACGGATTTTCTACAGGTCATGGATATATTCGTACTCCAAATTCAATTAGATCTTATGCTGCATTAGCAGCTATTGTAATTCAGTCAAATCAAAATGAACAATTCGGTGGTTATTAATATTGGCTACTTAATTTCAATAATATGATGAAAAATATTTTTTAATAAAAAATATACTTAGATTAATATCATACTATAATTTATTAAATAATAGATTATAGCTTAACGACTAATTAAGAATAAAAGATTATCACTTAATGTGTATAGAAAAGGATGAAAATATAATGGCAAAAATTATAAAAGAAGCTAGAACATTAACTATTGCTTTATTACTTGGGCATGCTAGAGTTATTGATAATTATTTAGTTCTTAAACATAATGATAAAGAATATTTAAATCATATTCGTATTTTATTAAAGAAATATAATATTAATACTTCTGAAGTAGTAGATTTTCAAGATAAAAATCAGCAATTAAAACATTCAACATTTGAAGATTTTGCTGTTGATGAACATGAATTAGAATTAATGCGAAATAATGATTTTACTCAATTTCCTAGATATGCTATAAGAACTTATAAACATACTTTTTTATCTGTATATAGAAAAATGACATATGGTGGTAAATTACGTAGACGTTGGTTTAATCGTTTTACTTCTTTACATTTAGCTATATTATATATGGAAATTGGATCATTAATTTACAAAAAAGATAATGGAAAAATTACAACAGTTAATTTAATATTAAAAACAAAAACTACTCCAGAATATAATCAAGTATTAATTGAATATTTAAAAGACGAATGGAAATTAGATTTTTATCAAAAAAAATATTATGGTAAATATATAGTATGTTGCGGATTAAATACAGCAAAAGAATTTATACGTATTATTGGCCGTTATATTTGTCCTAGTATGGAATATAAAATTAATTTAGATAAAACGGATCTTCCAGAAATTGAAAATAATATGGAATTTGACAATGTATTAGAAGATGCAAATTTACCAGATACAGTAATAGATGGTACTATTGTCATAAATACATATTAATAATATATAGTCTATAAAAAAGCAATCAATTAATTTATTTGATTTTTATATGGCTCCAGGTGTACAAAAATCATTTTTAAAAGCATTTAAAAAGAATTTAAAAATTGCACAAAAAATAATGTTAAAAGATTCTGATATATTTAATGAATTAATTGAATATATTGGATATGATGTAAAAGATAAATTGCCAAAATATAATAATCAAGAAAGCTTAGATGAGTTTATTGATGAATTTATAACTCATAATGATGATGATTTAATGTCACCTAAAGCAGTAAAAAAAGCATTAATATTTGCATACCAACAATCTATGGAAGATGTAGAAGATGAAACTTATCAAGCAATGGAAGGTTTCGTGCATAATATGAATTCTTTCGAATTTGGAAGCATAATAAATTAATAAAATAGTTTATTATGAAAATTTAGCTAACTTAGAAATCTAAGGTGTGTATATTAATTATAAAATAATATATGCTAACGGTAAAAGTGAATAAATCTATATATGTTATATAGATGAATAAGCTTTCTAAGAGAGCCTAAGGACCTGTATAACAGGTTAGCTGGTAATACCGTGCTAAGTTTATTTTTTAATATTATTTATTATAATTTGAAATAAAAAGTAAAAATGGAAATTTGGAAATTTATACCTAATACAAATAATTGTTATTCAGTATCTAATTATGGTAATATACGTTCTAATCAACGTTATGGTAAAAATAATTATTCAATACGTGAAAAAATATTACAACCCGGTAAAAATAATAAAGGTTATTTAAAAGTGGATCTTATAGTAAATGATATACGTTATAGTAAATTAGTACATCGATTAGTTGCAGAAAGCTTTTTAGATAATTATTCAGAGAAATTACAGGTTAATCATATTGATGGTAATAAATTAAATAATGCTGTAACTAATTTAGAAATGGTAACATGTTCAGAAAATTATAAACATGCTTATAAATTAGGATTAATGAAGGTTACTGATAATAAGCGTAAGGGTTGGCAAAAAACAGCATTACATAATATATTAACGCAAGGTCAACCTATATATAAATATTCATTATCTAATGAATATTTAGAATCATTTTTATCTAAAAATGCGGTAGTAAAAAAATATGGATATTCTAGTGCGACATTAACAAAAGCTGCAAATAATAATAGACCGGTATATGGTTTTTTATGGAAATGGAAAAAAGATTAATTATAGGAGATAAATAATAAATAAATATTAAAAAATAATAAATGTGTAACGACTAATTTAGTAATATATAATTGAGATATTATATATGAAATACTAAAATTGAAAAATATAATATAGTCTATATCGAGTAAAATATTATAAGAAATTATAAACTCGATAGAAATAGCAGAGCTGGTAGTCAAGTAAATAATTATGCTTGATATTAAAATTAATTTGGTGAATAATGTATGTCTAAAATTATTATTAGCAATATTTAGCATATATGAATATCAAAATTTAATTAATTAAATATTGATTAAATTATAGAGTATATAAATTTTATATAATGATAAAGAGATATACCAATTTGAATAGTAATATTTAAATATAAAATTACAAATTTATAAATAATATAATTGACCATTTTCTTCCATAAATCTTGGATGTGATACATCTGAAGAAGGTAGATTAGTCACAAGATGCTTATTAAATGCTATATATGATGGTTTAGGTAGACATGAAACGAGTATCTTTCCTTAATTGGGGAAAATTATAAATTTAGTTAACTTAGAAATCTAAGGTGTGTATATATTTTCAATATATATGCTAACGGTAAAAGTGAATAAATCTATATATGTTATATAGATGAATAAGCTTTCTAAGAGAGCCTAAGGTCTTTGATATAAAGATAGCTGGTAATACCGTGTTTAATTTATTATATAAAGGATGGAAATTTATAAATATTTAATTAATATAATAAATATATAATGTAACGACTAATTAAGTAATATATAATTGAGATATTATATATGAAATACTAAATATCTTTAAAATTAATAATAAGGATAAAGAGATAGTCTATTCCGTTAAGAAAATTTTTTCTTAAATAAATATCATGAAAATGACGGTATAAAAGATAGTTGTGTTCCAATTAAAATCTGGATTTAATTATAATCAGCAAGATAAAAATTATGATTTATTTCAATTAGCTTTAAAATGCTCGGCAAAAAGATTATTTCCAACTTATATGAATGAAGATGCTCCATATAATGCACAATATTATCATCCCGGGAATATTCAATCTTTATGTGCTACAATGGGTTAACTATAGAATCTATAGCCCATATAAAAAATTATAATTAATTAGAAAATTTATAATTAATAATTTTATATAATTAATTATAAATGATTAATTATTAATTTTTGTAATGAAATTATAAAATTGAAAAAAACGTATTATGTAAAATATGTTATAAAAAATTTCATCATATATATGGATATGGTAATAATATGGAAATTCAATTTTATGAATTTTTACAAAAATTAATTTAGAGGCTAATTTATGTAAATTTTATACAAATTGAATAAAATTATATATTTATTCACAATATATAATATATAGTCCAATTAAATATATAATTGTGTAGAACAAGAGTTATGGGTAATGTTAATGGTCCAGAAGAAAGTGGATCTCGAGGAAATTTTGCTTTTACTACAATTAATTTACCTATGCTAGCTATAGAAGCTAATAAAGATGTTAGTAAATTTTTTGAATTATTTGATAAATATATTCAATTAGCACATGATTATTTATTAGATAGATTTTATGTTATTTGTCAAAAACATGTATATAATTTTCCGTTTTTAATGGAACAACATGTTTATATGGATAGTGATAAATTAAAACCAAGTGATACAATTGAATCAGTATTAAAACATGCATCATTATCTATTGGCTTTGTTGGATTGGCTGAATGTTTAACTGCATTAATAGGCGAACATCACGGACAGTCTCAAAAAGCGCAACAATTAGGATATTTAATTATTAGTCATTTACGTGCAATGACTGATAAATATATTAATGAGGAAAAATTAAATTGGTCTACTTTTTCGAGTCCTAAAATGTGGGACTTAAATTAATTAACTTAGAAATCTAAGGTGTATATATTAATTATAAATAATATATGCTAACGGTAAAAGTGAATAAATTTATATATGTTATATAGATGAATAAGCTTTCTAAGAGAACCTAAGGTCTTTGATATAAAGATAGCTGGTAATACCGTGCTTTAATATATATATTAAAGTGTAACGACTAATTAAGTAATATATAATTGAAATATTATATATGAAATATTAATTACTTTTATAGGTAAAGAGATAGTCTAATCCGCCATAAATTTATTAAATAAGAATTTTTTAGATAAATACTATGAAAATAGCGGTATATATGGCAGAAAGTTGTGCTGGACGATTATGTAAATTAACGCGAAAGAAATATGGTAATATTATAGGCGTAACTGATAAAGAATATTTTACTAATTCTTCTCATGTTCCTGTTAATTATCAAATTTCTTTTGCTGATAAAATAAAAATAGAAGCTCCATATCATGCATTATGTAATGCTGGTATAATTTCATATATAGAATTTGATGGCGACGCTACAAAAAATTTAAAAGCTTTTGAACAAATAATCAGAGCTATGCATGATAGTCAAATGAATTATTTTGCTATTAATACTAAGTCTGCTGATTATTGTCCAGCGTGTAAACAAGCATCTTTTATTAATAAAGCTTGTCCAATTTGTGGATATCATGAACATGTAGATAATCAACATTATGAAGTAGATTTTAACTTAGATATAAAATAATATATATTTTTTATAAAGGCTTACAATAAAAATCTAGCCTTTATTTTTTTATTTATTACTATATTATTTTTTTTATATAATAAAAATGGAAGTGTTGGCATGAATAGAATTTTAAAACGTATTGCATTAATACAAAAAAGTATAAATACTCAGAGAATAGCAGCAGTACAGAAAATAGCTTTATTAAAGCATATTGCTTTACATGGTGTAAATAATCGAAATCAAGCTATATTATTAATTAATAATGAAATTATTTTAGCAGATAATCATCCTGCAGCATTATTTAAATATTTAAAAAAACATAATTTATTAAAACAATTCGTTTTTGAATATTATTTTACTTATTATAAAGATAAATTATCTAATGAGCGAATTGAGCGAATGGCTTTACAACAAGTTAGATTAATGGAAAAACATGAATATTTTAATACACAATTGAAAGAAGCTATATGGGAATATGGCACAAGAAATTTAACATTTACGAAAATACCAATAGCATTAGGACATTATATAAAAAATATTCAGGGAAAAGAAAAAGTCGCATTAATAATGCCATCTATTACTAATATGACATTTAATAATGTAATGCAATGTATTGTTAATAAATTTCCTAATGCAATTGTTATTGATGATGAAACAGATCAAGTTTTATATACACCTAATAAAAATTTAAAAATGGATATTGAACATTCATGGTTGGTTACTAATATTAATGTATTAAATTTTTCATATTTAACACCCTTAAAAACAAGTATTTTTAATGCTAATTTACTTACAGAATTAGCATTTATACGTGGTTTTCAAGATTGCAATATTGATTATATTACTAATTATAATTCATTTGTATTAAAAATAAATTTAATATTAACTAATACTAATATTGCAGATGAAGATGTAGCAAAAAATATTTATTACGCAATACAAGATGCAATATTAGCGACTAATGAATATTTTCAAGAAAATAATATAAATAATTATTTACAATTAAACGATAGATATACATTACAATATTAATTAAATATACATTATAATATTGATTAGATTAATTATCTAATTATTATTTTTTGTTTATTTTAATTTTTATTTTATATTAAAATAAAAATTTTTTGTGGAGGTTATATTTTATATGAAAAAATTTACCATTGACCATATTACTGTAGTATTTAAAGATTTTAATGAAGAAGATACAATTACAGATGTTATGGCTAAAGCTGCAATTAATTATGCTGAAGAACATAAAGATATTGATGTAGCTGTAATTAGTAAAATTATTGTAACGAAAACTGAACAAGGTACGACTTTTGATGTAGAATATAATGATGAAGATCAACCTAAAATTGGTAGAATTCGTCGTATTACAGGTTAATAATTAGCTTGGTATTATATTTTTTTCTAAGAAAACTATAATAGTTAATTAGAATATATTTATTAATAAATATATCAACGTATATTAATATAATTAAAGGATAATAATTCATGATTATTAATAAAAGCATTCAGCAATATTTAAATGATAATTGTTTAAATGAAATATTAAATATTATAATTAATAAAATTAATGATTATTTTGATTATGCATATTTACGTTTAGAATATATAGATGATCAATTAATGTTACTGATTATAACAGATTATTCATTAGAACAAGCATTAGAAAAATTAGCAATATTTGACGAACATTGGTGGATAGATAATCAATATATTGCTAATGGAAAAATTTGTATTGATATTCAGTCAAAATAAAAAATTATATGTTATCTAAATAAAAGATATATACTAAACTATTTAGAAATAAATAGTTAATATCTAATATTAAATTAATAAATTTGTATTTAACAGGTACGGTAGACAGATGGAATAATGCTAAGCGTTGTGAATTAAAAGATCGTGTAACACATGCTTAATATTTATATATAAAAACCTTTAAAATAAAGGCTTAAAATAAAAACCTAAGCCTTTATTTTTTATTTATTATTATATTATTTTTTTATAAAGAAGGTGAAAAATATTTGTCACGTTTATTATATGCAAATAATGATGAACTTTTAAAGAAATATACTAATTATGCAAAAGAAAATGTTCAAGTTACAGATACCGGTGTTAATCGATTTAAAATGTATAGGCCCGAATATGCTAATGAAAATGATGAAAATTATAATAAATTATATACTGATGCTAAATTTAATGATGTAAAACCTAGTGAATTACAGTCTTTACATGATGAAGTAAAAGATAAAATAAATATGGGTGAAACACCTGAAAATGAAAGAGATGGTGTATGGATTTATTATAATGGTAAAGTATATACTTTATACAATCCACCTGGGCAAGAATGGTGGGTAACTCATAATCATTTAGCTTATGCTGTTACGAGTGATCCTAAATTGTTAGCAAAAATCAAAGGTTTTCGGGGAGAATCATATGATATACCAAGTAAACGTACAATAAAATCTGTAGGCGCATTAGCTTTTGGCCATATTTGCGCAGGAAAAGTAGCAATTATTGATTTAAATGCTGTTTCTAATAGAATAAATAGTACTCTTGTAAAAGATGCCTTAAAACAAGCCGGATTTATTAAAATATATGTTGGCGATTTAGTTGCTGATGAAGACAATTTTAAAGATTTAAAAAAATTACAACGCATTGCTAAACGATTATTGCATAAGACTTAAATAATGTTTAAGTCTTTTTTCCTTTTTTATGAGGTGTAGTAATGACTATATATGATTTTGAAGATATTAAAAAATTAATTAATATAAATGAATATAATGAATTTTTAAAAAATCCTTGGATTAGAAGTGATAATCGAGTTTGGCATTATGAAATTTATGATTATATTAATAATCAATGGATAGGTAATAAGTATAATATTTTACACCGAGTTCAAGGAAAATATTTACTTAATAATAATTCAGTAAAAATATATAAATATTTATATATATATAATTTAGATAAATATTATTTACAATTTATCAAAGATAATTGTTATATATTTAATATCAAAGAATATAATAAAATTGGCTGTAATATATTTATTAATGACTATAATAAATTTAATATAGAAAAAATTTATAATTTATTAATTGATAAATATATTAATATAAATAAATGCTGGCTAAATGATATAATTAATTATATTAATTCTCAAATTTTATTAAGTAAAGTATAAATTTTAATTAAGAAAGGTATAAAAAATATGTTATATATTTCATATGAAAAATTAATTAATAATAATTATCATTTGATTAATACATATGACGAATTGAATCAATATGCTGAGCGAGATAAATATTTTCATATTTATTATTATAAAGTTTGTTATTCTTTAAGTTTTAATAATATTAAAAAAGATGAGAATGTATTTTTTTATTCATATTATTTAACTAATCAAATATTTCGTATTGACGAAAATATTGTTGATATTAATGATATTTATATAAAGCGATTAATAATTCCTATAACTGAATATTGTATGTTAGAATTAGAATTTAATAAAAATATATTGGCTGAAATATGTTTATATAATATAAAATGGGAATGTAATATATTATATGAACCTGATACTTCATTTATTGAACTTAAAAAATCAATATTAAGTAATTGTATTGAATATTCATCTGATAATAATTTTTTAACATATTGCGATAATTTATTAAATAAATTGGGATCTTTATATTTATTAACTATTTTATAAAAATATTAAAAAAAATGAATAATAATTATAAAAAAATATAATTTAGCTTCTACATTATTAATATTACTGAAAAAAAATTAATAATTTAATAAATATTGATGATGTAAGATTAAAAAATTTATATTTTTATGTTTTATTTAGTTATATTCTTAATAAGCATAAGTGGTAGATACGAAAATCTTTATTTAAAAAAATAATTGATTTTGTTTTGCAATATCAAAAAGGTAAATTAAAAATATTATAAAAACAGTTTAAGGAGCATATTCAATGATTAATTTGGCAGCTTATCCTCAAATTGATTCTATTGTAGATGGAGAAGGTGTACGTACAGTTATTTGGTTTCAAGGATGTAATCATAATTGTTATAATTGCCATAATCCGCAAACGCATTCTTTTCATAATAATATATTAATGCCTGTAGATAATATAGTTAATTTTTATTTAAAGCAAAAATTACAAAATGGAATTACTTTATCAGGAGGAGATCCTTTTTATCAGTCAGAAGAACTTTTAAATTTATTAAAAAAATTAAAAGAACATAATATTAATATTTGGGTATATACCGGATTTATTTATGAATATTTATTACAAGAATATAAAGAGCATTTGCAATATATTGATGTGTTAATAGATGGATTATATATTGATAAATTAAGAGATACTTCTTTAGCTTTTAGAGGATCTTCTAACCAACGGCTAATATGTGCATTAGAATCGTTGCGGCAAAATAAAACAATTTTATGGCAAGGAGAATAATTATGTCAGCAATGCGAGAACTGCCAATATGGATTAAGTCTATTCAAAATGGATGGATAACTATTAAGATTGATGATTTAAAAATATTTGGTAGCTATCTTGATCAAGATATTCCGCTTGAATGGTTAAAAACATTAAAATTTGCTATTAGTGAAAATTTACCATTTTGTTTAACTTTAGATGGTGAAGATCAATATACTGTAATATCTGCTGGAAAGCATGATACATATATATATAATATTAATAAATTTTTTTATATAATAGATGATTTTGGATATCAACTATTAGCAAAGCATATATATGAACAGTTATTAAAATTTAAAAATGAAATGTATAATTGGTTTGAAGAGCATATTACGCCAGAAGAATATATAATACGTAAAAATAAAATTGATAAATTAATTGATGAAATTAATGCTTTATTATTAATTAATAAAATATAAAAGGATTTTTATTATGGATAATAATGTAATAAAAATATCAAATATAAATTATATGCGATGTCAATTACAAATTAACAATATTACTTTTAACAGTGATTGTACGCCTCATTTAATTATAGAATGGTTAAAAAGTATTAATTATGCATTACAATATAATCTGCCATTTTGTTTATATATGCCTGATAAATTTAAAGATAATGTTATAGTTACTTCAGATTATGAAGTTATTATTTATAGATCAAATGCTATATTTTATAAAATTAGTATAGAAGGCTTCTTTTTTGCTTTACAGTTAAGCAAAGCAATAGAAGAAAATAAAGAAAAATTTTATAAATCATTTAAAGTAGAATTAAATAATCAAAATATAAAGAAATATATTACAATTATTGATAATCTATTAGCAAAAATTAATGTTTATTGTAATAAGGAAATGATAAATATGAGAAGAATTTCAAATTCAATACCTTTTACAATAAGAAATTCAAATTTAATACCTTTTACAATAAGATTTATTAAAGCGCATTTAATTCAAATCCGTTTTGATAAATTTTATCTATATGGTAGTCATATATGTGAAATACCATATAAATGGTTAAGAGCAATATATTTTACATTAAATAATAATGCTCCATTATGTTTAGGATTTGATGACGAACGAACATATAATACAATTTTTGCTTATAAAAATAAAGTCGTTTTACATATTCCTCATCAATGTCTCTACTCATTATATATTGATGATATAATTACATTTGCATTAACTGTTTATAAACAAATGAAACGATATGAGACACGATGGTATAATTGGAATAATCAAATACTTAATAAAGAAGATAATATACAGTATAAACAAAAATTAAAAGATTTATTTAATAAATTAAGTGCAGAGATATTATTAAAAAATATATAAAAAAGAATATAAATATTTTTTAAATTTATATAAAAGAAGGTTTATAATGAAAAAATTTTTTTATAAAAATTTACCACAAATGTGTCAATTGATAACTGATTTACAGACTTATCGATTTAATTACTTGAATAAAAGGTATGGATTTATTTCTTGGAAACAAGCGTTTGAACAATTTGTAAAAGATTATAAATTGTTTTTAAATTTACAGCCAGAATTTATGTCTTTAAATATTTCGCAATTTATTCAATTTAAACCAGTACCTAAATATCATCATTGTCAATATAAATCACAATTAATTAATATTATGAACCCGCGTAATGAAGAATCTTTAATAATTATTGATGCTTTTAATTACGGATTAAATCTTTATAAACATTTATTCAATTTTGAGTTGCATACAGAAGATAACGTTATATCAATTGATATTGATTCATCTATTCCGGGAAAAGGTAAATTTACTGTAACTCCATATGCAAATTTAATTAAATTAAATTTACCGTTATTAAAAAAAGAATATGCACGAACTTTTAAACAGACTTTACAAATTGTTACGTTACATGAATTATTACATTTATTATTTCGCCAATATTCTATTACAGATTTTCCATATATTATAGAAGAAGGTATAATAGAATTTATTGTGAATCCAGTAACAGATTTTATGATATATCAAGATAATTATAAAAGTATTATTGATTATATTCATAATGATAATTATTTTGCATTTAGCTGTTCTGATGGCGGATATGCTTTCATACAATTATTTTTCTTTTATCTTTTTAGTAGACAAAGAGAAGAAATATTTAATGAATTTAGTAATTTATCCTTAAATTAATTCTATAGTTGATGGTATTTGTATTATTATTTGATTTCGAGGCTGTAAATATAATTGTTCAAAATGTCATAATTCATTTACTTGTAGTTTTGATATAAAATTAGAAATGTTAATAGATAAAATTATGCTTTATTATTAATAAAAAATATATAAAAGGAAATTAATTATGAAATTATGGAAAGTATTTCAAAATACAGATTTAGAATATATTGATTTAATGAAAAATAATATTATTACATATAATTCTAAATATTATTCATTTTATGAGGAAAACGATGCATTTACTAGTCAAGCTTATAAATGGTTAAAATGTCAATACAAAGTATCAAATCCTAATAATTATATGTTTCCTTGGCACTTACATTATATGGTAGAAGGTTCAATGGATCCATTGTATAATAAATTATTTTATGCTCATTCACCAGGAAATTATATAATTGTTGTATTTAATATTCCTGATAATCAAGTATTATTATACGATGATGATTTATTTATTATATGCTTAAATAGAGGATATTTATCATTAACTGAGCAAGAAGATAATGAATTTGATCGATATTGTAAATGTTTGCCTAAATTGGGTATTAATTTGTATAAAGTGTTTGATGAAGATTATTTTTATAAATTAAATATTTGGCAGCAAAATTTAGCTAAAATATATTTACAAAAAATTTATCGGTCTTGGAAAAGAATATTTAATATTTATTTACCTAAAAATGATTGGATTAGTTGCTCGGATAAAACAATTTTTGGATTGACTTGGGAATTAAAGAAAAATGATATAACCAATATAATTAATTTTACTGTAACAGACAACGAATATAAAAACTATTGGAATAATTATAACTAATATTATTGGAAAGGATATATAAAATGTTAACTAATAACCATATTTTTATTGTAAAAAATATAAAAACCTATTATCCTAGAGAAGTTGAAGAAATAGAATCATTATATCCTTTATTTTTAAAAGAAAAGAGCAATTATTTTTTTACTCGAAATCGAAAAATAAATTTTACTATAGATGAATTTAATTCATTAAATTTATTATTACGAGTTAATAATTCATTGGATATTTTTCAACAATGTGAATCATTAGGCTTACCTAAGCATATTAATTATCAAGAATTAATTAATGATCAAATAATTGATTGTGGATTTTTAGAAGGAATTAACTATTTATATACTATATATAAAAATAAATATAAGATAATAAAAATTGATTTACCTGAAACTCATTTACATGCATTAGTACATATTCCTTTATTAAAATTAATTAGTAAACAGTGTAAACAGTTAATTATTTTTACCTATTCTGATCATATTTATCAAAGATTAATGCGCGAAAAATATTGTCAGGAGATTTAATTATGAAATTAAAAGAATTTTTATCATTATATTATTAATTTTATTTTTCACTTTGTATTGATGATATAATAAAATATATATCTATTAACGAATCTTCGAATATTGATGATAATTTATTAAATACTGAAATTGATTATATTGAATAACATAAATTAGGAGATATTATTTATTTAAAAAAATAAATAATTATTTTTTTTAGGGTGATTAATCATTGATTCAAGCTGATCAAAAATTAATTAATCAATATTTTAAATTTTTAAAAGATAGCGGATATATATATTGGAAAGATAAATTAGGATTTTATTTATCTCGCGGCGTAAAAAGATTTTCAGTAATACAAATTGGTCCGTTTTTAGATGTATATTATAATAAAAAAGAAAATGGTAAGTATGTATTACAAGAAATGTTAAAAGGACAAATTTCATTATTAGATTGTTTAAAATGGATATTTACTAGAAGTAAAAGTGAACCAATTATAAAATGATTACTATTGAAAAATTAAATAATTTATTAAATACATTTGAATGGAATTGTGTTGTAAAAAATAAAATAGTTAAACCAACAAAAAAGAATTGGGAAAAATATCGAGTATTAACGCCTAAACAATTTATTACTTTAAAAACGGGTTGCTGTTGGGATTTTTGTAATTTTCTTCAATTTTATTTTCCTCGACATTTTTCACACCCCATAAGATTATATTTTTTACAAGCTGAAGACAAGTCTAATCATACTTGGTTTTGTTATTTTAAAGATAATAAAACATATGTCTTTGAATCTGCATGGAAAAAGTATTGTGGAATATACGAATATAATAATGAAGAAGAAATGTTAGATGATTACCTGTATAAATTTTTTAGTGATAAAGAATATGATAAATATTTTCGTATAAATTATAAAATTTATATATATAAATTAATCAATAAAGTATTGCCTGATAATTTTTTGAATAATATCTATGATAATGGTAAATTAATAAGAAATTTATTTTATGAGAGGAAAATGGAATAATGACATCTGAAGAATTTAATCAATTAGAACAAAAATATTTACAAGCTAAAGATATTAAGTATAAAATTGATTCTTTAAAAAAAGAAATTCGATTATTAAAAGATGTAATTAATAATGATAATAAAATTAAAGATTATTATTATCATAAAGTTTTTCCTCAATTATATCCTATAGATGATGAATGGCAAATGCAAAAAATACTATGCCATAAAATAGTTGCATATGCTTTAGAAATGCGTATACAACAATTACAAAAGCAAGAAGAAAATTTATTAAAATTATAAATGTGATTTAATATGACTTTATATAATAATCCGCAGTTTTCGTGGAGAATAAATGATGTAGGAGGTTATATACCAGATATTTGGTTTTATAACGCTCCTGATGATAGTAGTACAACTCATTATAATAATGATAAATTAGTAGCAGTATTATTGGGTACTATTGCTAAATTATATTCTGATTTTTTAAAATATTATGGTGCTGTTGGACCAAGAAATTTATGTACTTATTTTAATACTCAAGAAGAATGCGAAATCTTCTTAGATATATTAAAATATTTATTTGAAGAAATTTATATAAAAGGCCGAGATTGGTTATCTGTAACTTGGGAACTTATTAATGGTACTAGTGATATAACTTCTGCTAATACTGAAGAAAAAGAAAATTATTATCTTAGTCATATAAAAACTTATCGTAATTTACAAAGCTGGCAAGGTACATATATGGATATTAATACTACTAAATTAGATCCAAAAGATTTGAATCTTGGTAAATTTACATATAATCCATTTAAGCCTGATCAATCAAAAAAACCAACACATTATACAATTCTGTAGATATAAAAATCTAAATTAAAAATTATTAATATAATAAAATATATATTAATTAATAAATGAAAGAGAGTAAAAAATAATGATTAATTCAACAGATATTAATCAAAAAGCACAAATTGATTATGAACAGCAATTAAATAATATTAGTAATAAATACGGTAAAGGTAAAGGTACAGGTTCAATAACAGATATTGAAAATATTGCACAAGATATGTTATTTACAATACCTAAATTGGATCGTAATAAGCTTCGCGAAGAAATGATGTCAATGCATGTTGATATTTACTTAGATCCTACTACGTTCAATATTAATGAAGGCTTAGCAAAAGCACAAGCTTATAGAGAACGATTATCTGGAATATTAGCATTAGCAGATAGAGAATATAATACACGCACAAAAATATTTGAAATGTTAACAATGGCGCATAATGTAGTATCTAAGGCTACTTCAGCAGATAAACGAAAAGGTGAAGCAATGGTAAAATATGTAACACAATATATTCAATTAGAAGCTGCAGAAACTTTTCGAAATGAAGTAAAAACGCATTTAGATAATATGCGAGCGACATCTGAAACTATTTCACGACAAGCTAGTGTATTGCAAGCCCAAATTACATTAGGTGAAGTTAGGAAAAAAGATAATTATATTACTGCAGAAAAAAATTTAATGGAACAAAATGGAATAAAAGAAATGGAATGGTAATAGATTTTAAAAATCTAATTAATATTATAAAGTATAAGCTAAAATTTATAATTTATTTATAAAAATAAGAAATGAGTTGATGGTATATATGATTGTGTTATATTTTATATTTTAAAAATTATTTTTAATAAAAAAATTCTATAATTAAAAAATGAGGTAAAATAAAATGGCAGAAAATATGTATGATTCCAGTTGGCAAGAACTTAATGATTCATTCGAAAATGAAAGTGGCCCAAGAGTACCTTTTATGAAATTACAGCCCGGTAAAAATGTTATTAGAGTAGCCTCCAATCCTTCAAAAATATATCAGCATTGGGAAAAAACATTTGATGGTAAATTAAGAAAAATTACATGTATTGGTAAAGATTGTCCTTTATGTAATATCGGGCATGCACCATCAGCTCGTTATCAATTAAAAGTATTGGATAAATTAGATCCAGAAGATCCTCAGGCGAAAGTTTTAGAAACTGGTGCAGCAGTAATTAGACAAATTTCTAATTATGCAAATGACGAGGATTATGGCAACCGGGCGACTTGTTTATCAGCTTAATGTATATTCTGCGAAGAATATATTAAAACTGATACATATTTATTATAAATATGAACTATTATCTCGAAGAGTAGAATGAAAGAAGTAACGTTCTGAAATACTCTCTCTAAAACTGCGACTTGCATTTTAACAATTTTATTGTTCATTAGTCCAAAAAATGTAAGAGAGCTCGCGAAAGTCGGCATCAGTTATCCTAACATGACATTATGTTGATGAGGCAATCGTTTTAATATAAACGTGTAATGGAATGCCGGGAGTCTGTTTAATTTTAAAAAGTTAATGAAAATAGCTATGATTAGAATATTTCTTAGTTAAGAAATTGACGAAAGCACGAATGTACAGGTCTAAACGTAGATATTACAGAAATGTAATAGATTCTTAGTGAATTGTAAGTGTAGTTGAGTAAAAATGGTGAACTATGAAAAACTATATATAACGAAACATTTTATAAAAAATGTGGCGGGTTATATCCAGCTTACAGGCTTAGAGTGCTGATCTAAGGCTATATAAAAAGATAGAGATAATGGAACAAGGAAAGGTATCAAACATTATTTAAATAATGTAAATTGACGAAGAAAAATAAGCAATTGAATTGGTACTGAAAAGTAGTGTTCGAACCGTTTTAAAAATCTTTATAATGAAGATTATAGGAATGGACACAAGTTAATTATATATAATTTAAAAATATAATTATTAACAAGGATTCGAGTATGATAAAAAATGCACACTTTTATAATATTAAAAGATTGGTGATACCTTGTGTTTAATAATATTAATTATGATCTTTATGAACAAACTAAAATAGGCCGAATATTTACTAAATTATTAAATAGAGTAATTACGGATGAAAATATTAGACTTGCTTATAAGAATATTCAAAAAAATTTATTTAAATTTTGTATAAATTCTAATGATATAAAAAATTTATCTGAAGAAGAATTAATACAAACAATACGGCAGAAAATAATTTATTATAAATCTAATATAATATATAAAACAGAAATACAAAAAATTAATGGTCAAATAATTCCTATTAGTATATCTAATATTTATGATAAAATTATACAACAATGTTTTAAGCAAATTCTTGAACCGATTTGTGAAGCTAAATTTAGTCCACATAGTTATGGATTTCGTCCAGGTAGATCTGTAGAGAATGCAATTGCTGAATTATATCAAAAAATTAATATTAATGATTTATATTATGTAGTACAAATTAATATTAATGATTTTTATACTAATGTTAATCATAGTAAATTAATACGGCAATTATGGACGTTAGGAATACAAGATACTAAATTTTTGTATAGATTAAAAAAAATATTGCAGAGTAATTTACAAGTAAATAATTCAATACAACAATTAAAATCTGGTATATTTCAGTGTGGACTTTTAACAGCTACATTTACAAATATAGTTTTAAATGAATTAGATCAATGGATTGAAAGTCAATGGAATAATTTTTCTACAAAACATCAATATTCCGATCATGGTAATAAAATTCGTGCTTTAAAACAAACTAATTTAAAAGAAATATATATTATTCGTTATATGGATAATATTAGAATATTCTGTAGGAATTTAGACCAAGCCAAACGAATAAAAATAGCAGTAATAGAATGGATACAAAAACGATTAAAATTAGAAATAAATGAAGAGCAAACGCAAGTAATAAATTTAAATCATAAATGTGATATATTTTTAGGATTTAAATATAAAATATTGCGTAAAAATATGAAACGAGTAATACAAGTATACGTATCTGATGAAAATATAAAATTTATAATTAATAAATTAAAAAAACAGATAATAGAAATTCAACATTCTTCAGGTAATAATAGATTATTAATGATTAATAAATATAATCAATTAGTTGAATGTATTCATAATTATTATGAAATTGCAACTTGTGTTAATATTAGTTTTCATAAAATAAATAATATAATAAATAATATAATTATTAATCGATTACATGTGAATAAATGTGGTCAATGTAAATCAGAAAAATATAAATATAGTAAGCAAGTAAGATATTTAGCTGGTATTAATATATATCCTATAGGATATATTAAATTTCGTAAGCCTTTATTAAAAAAATTTAATTCAATATATGAAACAAAATAATTAATATATTAAATTAAAATAATTTAATGTTATAAATTATATATAATTGATGGAACGCCGTATGTAGTGAAAACTACTCGTACGGTGTGGAATGGGGGAAAAAAGTTAATAGCTTTTACCTATCATTATCGTTAGAATATGATATTAAAATTCAAAAAGAAGGTATTGGACGCGAAACACGTTATTCTGTAACTGCTTCTCCAAAAAAACGTCCTTTAACCGATAGAGAAAAATTATTAATTGAACAATTACCAGATATTCAAGATATTAATAAAGAATTAACAAAAGAACAAATTCTTAATTTAGGTTTAGTTGCATTGGATGCTGAAAATGATGATTTTAGTGATCCACAGCGGGGTAATTATAATCGTCCAGGACAATATAATACTCAATCATCAAAATTTAATTCAGCAGAAGATTATAATAATGCGACGCCTGAACAGCGTAAAAGTTCAGCTTTAGAAGAATGGGAAAGTTTATAAATATTTAAATTTATAAAAAGAAGTTAATTTAAAGTATTTAAAGAAGAGATTAATATATAAAAATTAATTAAATATATTAGTCTCTTCTTTATTTAAAATTTATTTTTTTATTGAATTGTAATTTTAAAATAAAAAATAAATTTTAAGGTGGAAAATTTAAATATGAATAGAATTTTACAAAGGATTGCTAATGATGAACAAAAAGAAAAAAAGAAACCATTAGGTGATTATTATTATAATACACGTCAAATGGTAGAAAAAAACAAACGATTGTTTAATGAAGGTAAAAAAGATAAATGCCGCTTTTTTGAATATAAAGGTTATAAAATATATAATCCATTTAAGGATGAACTTGGAAAAAAAGAAGTGGATCCTAAGGAGTATTATGGAGATGCTTACGAAAATTCTGAGTTTAATAAAATAAATTAATGATGAATACAATTTATAATTTTATAAATTATTTATTATTAAATCCATTAATAATAGATAATTTATGTATAAGTTTTGTATTTATTATATTATTAATTTTATAATATAGAAAGGATACTATTAAAAATGGATAATGATAAACAAACAGTACAAGAAAAAACTAATACTGCATTAATGAATCATGATGAATTTGATGCATTTGTAAAAAGTAAAGTAATTTCTTTTTTACAAACTTATAATTTAAGTAAAATATTAGTTGATGTTGGTAATGGCTATAAAGGTATTGTTAAAATTAATAAAAATGGTGAAATTGAAGCGCAAGTAACAATCAAAGAAATAATGTAATTTATTTCTTTGATAAATAATTAAAGAAATTATGTAATTTTTAATAGTTAATGAAAGAATTATATAAATTTTTCAATTATATATTAATAATATTATATAATTCTTGATAAGAAAATTTTAATTAATAATATAAATAATATTAAGAACTTATTATTACAATAAGTTCTTTTTTTATTTTTATAAGAAAAAGTGAGTGGAAATTTTATTATTATGAATAATATTAATATTGATAGTAATATTAATGATAAAATTAATATTGATATTAATTGGTTTATTACTTTATCTAATAAAATAGATTATTATTTGCAACAAATAAACAATTTAAATACTCAAATTAATACTATAAAAGATGAATTAACTAATATAAATTTAATAAATACATATAATACTAAAGAATTAATAAATATTAAAAATTTAATTGAACAAGAAATAAATAATACTCAAGTAATAAAATTAAATATAGATACTGTAAATGCACGATTAAATGATAATATATTAAATATTTCTTATATAGATGATAAATTACAAGAAATTAATAATAATATTAATACATTAAATGAACAATTTAATGAAAGATTATATGATAAGCAGCCGCAATCTAATATATTTTAAAATATATATAAAGAATGTGATTATTATATGACATTGCAAATTATTATAGGCGGATTAATTGGCGCAATAATTGCTATTATACAAGAATATTTTAATAATAAAAATAAATTATATATTGGTCGAAAAATTTATTATTATTTAGATGATAAGAATAAGCTTTATTCCGGTCGTATAATGGCAATTATTAATCTTAATAGAGAAGAAGATATAACTAAACCCGCATCATTAAAGCGTATTTTATCTTTTAATGAACGTAAAATAAAATTATCTAAATCAATAATATATGAAATACAGCCAATTATTGGCGGATCTAAAATTATATTATCTGAAAAAAATATTCTTACAGAGAAAAATAATTTAATATAAACAATTTTCAGGGAGTGAATTTTTCAATAATGAAAATAAAAGCAAAAAAAGGTTATAATATCGTTCTTAACGATTTAAAAATTGCCTTATCATCTAATGGAAAAATAGTAGAAGTTGACAAAGAACAATTTAATACTTCTATAGATGCCAAGCAATTAAGTAAATTTATTGAAATTGTTAATGAAAATAATCAAATTGCTGATAATACTGTATCAGCAATTAACAATTTAACTGCTAATAAAGTAGCAGATCAAGCGTTTGTTATAGGTTCTAATCAGCAAACTATTGAAAATGCTGTTTTAATGGATCCTGATAATGTTGTACAGCAATCGGTTAAAAAAGTAACGAAATTAAATGATACGACAACTGTAATTCAAGCAGAAAAAAATAATAAAGTAGAAGAAACTAATTCAATAAAAGTAATTGATACAAAGCAGACCAATACTGAAATTTCCAAAGCAGAACCTTCTAAAAATGGTACTGCTACAATGAATTCAGAAAAAATTGATAGTATAGATAATAATTCTAAACAGTTAACAAAAAAAGCAAAAGCTGATAAAAAAGAAAATAAAAATAATAAAGTTGAAGAAATAAATAAAAAAGATCAAAATAAAAATGAATAAAATATAATATTAATTTTTTTATTATAAAATAAAAAATATAATTATAATAAAAAGTATTTTTATTATATAAAATTTATTTAATGAGAAAAATAAAATATAAATATTGTTTATATTTTTTTGTAAATGAAGAATTGTAATATTTTTGTATATATAACTTTTTATTTTAAATGTATAAGTAAAATGGAGGCCTAACATATATGGCAAAAAAAATTGAATGGTTAGATCAATTTGCAAATGACCAATATTCAAAAATGACAAAGACAGCTTCCCATAAAAAAGTCGCTAATCAAATTATTGTTGATTGCTCAACATATCCTAATGCTAAAGTAGGTACTTTAGTTGATTATGATAATACAAAATATAAAATTGTTGATACTAAATACCGTGATAAATCTGGTCCCGGCCTTCTTCTTGAAGAAGTAACGGCTTGCGGTGGTAATTGTGGTCCTACTACTACTGGTGAAGTTCAAACTAATAATGGAGTTGTTCCTGCGACGACTGAAGTTAAAAATCCGACTACTTCAAAAATTGCAGCAAAGAAAAATTTTGACTTAGATTTTGATGCTCTTGCAGATTTTGATGACTCTAAATTTAATTCTTCAGATATAGATGCAAATACTGATAGTAATGAAGCAAATACGGAAACTGATTTTTCTGCAACTGAAGCCGTTAATGAATTGCCCGGTAATAGTGGTAGCAGTGAATATCCAGATATTATTACTCGTCCTGGTGGCGTTAAGCCTATTCCTAGTGCTGATATTGAAGGTCCGGGCAAAAAGCATGTTACTGATGCGCCATATCATCCTACATATGATCCAGGTGAACAATATGCTCTTGAAAGTCAAGATGAATGGCAAGATGCAGCAGACCGTACTGCATCAGCTATTCAGCAGGAAGATGCTCAAGATCGTACTACTGTTGAGGGACATTATACTTGGAATCAATATATTGATGCTATTCTTAATGAAGATCCTGCAGAAACTTTAATTATGACTGATGCCGAAATTCCTGATGTAAATGATAATGAAACAAATTTAAATGATAATGAAAATACAGATTTAGATATGGAAGAATCAGAGTCTGAAGCTAACGCTGATATTGATACTGACGCCGATATTGATACAGATACTGACGACGATGCTGTTGATAGTGCAGTTGATAGTATGCTTAATTTCGATGATACTGAAGAAAACGTTGATACTGATACTGATGAAGATACTATTGATTTTAATAATGAAGAAGATTTAGACTTACCAGATGATGAAGATTTTTCTATGAATAATGAAGAATTACCTGCTGAAGAAGATGAAAATAATGATATTCCTGAAGATTTTTCGTCAGAAGATTTTGAAACAGATAAAGATGAAAATTTTTCTATGAATGATGAAGATTTAGATATTCCTAGTGAAGAAGAAGAAGAACCCAAAATGGCTAATAAACAGTCAAAAACAAAACAACTTTCGCGTTTAGCATTTAAAAATCAATAAAAAAAATTGGAGGCAAATATATAATGACAAAAGTTGCTTTAAATCAAAAAATTATTAATGCTGCAAAAGCTATTACTACAGCTATGGAAGCAGAAACCGAAGAAATTTTAAGAGATACTGAAGAAACAGTAAAAAATTATTTTCCTGCTAAGTATGCGAAAGCCGCTCTTACTGAAGTAGAAAAAGAACTCGATAATCATGGCGTTCAAGCTCAATTTGAAAAAGAAATTTCTCGTGAACTTCGTATGAAAACTGCTTCTATTCAAGCAACACCTAAAGAACTTCATGAAACAATTAAAACAGTATCTAAAGCCACTGTTGATGAATTTGAAGATATGTTAGCAGATGCTAATGAAGTTGCAAATCGTGTTCTTACTCGTTTTGCTGCTAAAGATCGTCCAGAAATTGAAGCTAAATTAAAAAATATTATTGAAAACCGTATGCGTTCAATTGGTATTTTCTGCGCTTTTGATCGTGTTACTTATGACCCTCAGGCGACCATGAAAAAAGCTCTTGCTTCTGTACAGGCTAAAACAAAAACTGCAGCTAAACCTGTTAAGAAATCTAATAATCGTATCATTAATGCAATGCTTAATGCTTAAAAAAAGGACTTAGATTATCTAAGTCTTTTTTATTTTAAATATTCATTTAGCTAAGTCCTTTTATTTATATATGTCGAAGTAAATAATTCTCACTTAAAGAATAAATAATAATTGCGGAATTATTTGCTTCAATACATATTTGATTATCATTTTTTAATTGAGTTAATATTCCCATTTTTAAAAGTTTTGTATTGTTATCTTTAATAATAAAAGGAAATACATTAATATGAGTACTATCTTTATCTAATGTTGTTAATGAATAAAATGATTTATTATCAATAGAACAATTAGTATATCCTTGTACTGTTTTTTTTGCGAATTTTGTATATAACTTATTACATGTTTTTAAAAACGATCCATTACTATTAGGTATACAATAATTTATATAAGCTGATAAATTTGTAGAAATTGGTAATGCATCTTTAACTAAAATATGAGCATAATTATCTTTATCAAAAATAATTTTACATTGATTACTGCTTAATATATCAACTGGTGTTAATTTAAATTTTAATAATTCTGTCATTGGTAAATAATCTAATGTAGGCATAGTTTTATTTAACATATACGCGGTATATTCTTCATTATTTTCTAACGAATATATTTCATTTTCATTAAGTTCCATAGTATCATATGCAGAAGTTGAAACATCTTTTAAAGCTAATTCTTGAGTAGGCAAAATATCTTTTTGATGCGGATATACACCATATCCATTAGTAGTAACAAATATTTCATTTTCATAATATATAATATTGTTATTATCATAATCATAAATATTTTCTGATTTATAATTATCAATTTCATATATAAATTCTAATCTTTCACTACGTAATACATCATATTCACTAACTATATACATACAAATATCAGCTTTATTAGCTGGTGCAATGTCAAAAGTATAATGTATAAAAGTACCTGTGATATTAATATGTACTTTTGTAGGTATATTATTTACATAAGCATAATGATATATTTGTTGATCAAATTTACTTTGTAGTGATGAAATTATTTTTGAATTGCTTCTATATATAAATTCTTTTCTAGTGCCATTACCTTTTTCATTAATCTCTTCTATTTTATATAAATTTAATATTCCGGATTTAGTTAATGAATATAAACAACAATATTCATTAATAATTAAATTAAATTCTAATTCAGCATCAACATTTTCAGTTAATATAATTATGAATTTATTATCTTGCTTATAATAATTTTTTAATATATTTTTACCATTATATATAATAGAAAAAATGCCTAAAATATATGTATATATATTATTATTCAATGTTAAGCTATTTCCATTTACATGTAAATAATATTTTATTCCTGCGCAAAATCCATATGGACATGTATATTGATTAATAGCGAATATTTTATCTTTACTATTAAATGCAGCATTATTAATATAATTAATATTATGTAATTGATATTCTACGGAATCCATAACAGCAAAAAATGTTTTATCAATAGCTTTTTCTGCTAATGCGATATGTGCTTTTTTAGGTAAATGATTTAATCCTTGATTATCTGGAAATTGTATATTTGCAATAATTACTAAATTATATGGAATATTATTACCTAATCCTATAATATTACAGTGCCAAATGTTATTTTCTTTTTGCCAAGTAATATTAGCTGCAATATTATCTGATTCATTATCAAAATATACATTAGGATGTACATCTGTAAAAGATAAATTAGAAGGCAATTCTAAATCAAAATTAATTGTGCCATATATATCTGTAGTATATCGTTCATGAAAAGTATAAGTATCAATATTATTAATTAATGTATAGTTTTTACGGCCTAACTGTGTATCGATAGTGATATCGGCATTATTATTTCCTAATGCTTTAGGTATTCTATTAAATTGATTTTCATATACATTACTAATTTCAATTTCATCAAAAATACAATTAGCATATATATTATCGGCTTTGCCAATTTCTACAACAAATTGATCAGTTAAATTAATATCATTATCTATATAAGCAACTATTTTATTATTAATAATTAATTCAATTAATGTATTTTTAAATGCTATTGCAATATGTACAAATTTATTAAAATATTGTTTAAAATCATACTGTATATTATTAACTTTTAAAATACCATCATTAATAGAAGCTTTTAATAAAATATTATTTATTGAATCCTTAACAGTTAATAAACCTATTAATTCATTATACTCGGTTTTAATAAAAAACTGTATAGTTAATCCGCGATGATTTACATTTTTAATATTAAAAGATTGGGATAAATATGTATTATTTTTTAAAATAATACCTTCTTGTTCTACACCTAAAGTGAATTCGTATTCTTTAGAACCTTGTAATAAATTAGTATTAAAATCTTTTTTGTTACATCCTTCATATAATAGAGTATCACCATCTGTAATAATCGGGTCCACACCAAAATATGTAGAATATAATTTAGTTTCACGATTAGAATTATTTAATAATAAATTTTCAAAATTATTATGTAATATTTTGCTAATATTATCTATGCGAATTAAATTACGTAAATCAATTATATCATCTTGATAAATAATATCTGCAAATTTGCCATCAGGACGATTAGTATTATTAGTTAATAAATCTCCGCCAAATAAATTAGCTGAATAATATCCTTGTGTATTTCTACGTTTAATTTTAAATAAAGGTATTGCATATGAATATCCATCAGTAGTATATAATAAAGGTAATTCTTTTTCTTGTAATCCTGTTCCTGCAATCCATAAACCAATATCATCACTAATCGTTTTATTATCTAATGCTGTAGGTGCATTCCAAAAACCTAATTTAGATTGTTTATGATATGCGCCATAAGCTGGAACATATACAGCATTTATACTTTCATCAAATAATTTATCATAATTTACTGGAATACGAGCTGTATGAATAGACCATTTTAATTGAATACGACGATTAGATTCACCATGTAAGCGCCTATCAAATAAGTCATTAATAACTGTGCCATGAGAATTATTATAATTTCCATCATACCAAATATCGTTATTAAATTTTATTTCAGCGAAACACATTTCTAAATATATAAAATCATAATATTCTCCTTCTTCTGGAGGTTCTGGTAATTTTATATAATTTAAATCTGATTGAGGTAGAATACCATGTCCATTACTACCATGAACATTAATAAAATATCCATTAATATTGGCTATCATAGGTTTAATAAAAAATGCATTACGTATATTAGTATTTTCATTAAAAATTTCAGATGATAATATAATATCATTATCTTCTTTTTGAAAAATTCCTGAATAATAATGTTTTCTAATTATATCTGCGCGCAATTCGTTTTGAATCCACTGCGATTCATTTGCTTCATCTTCAAGATAAAACGCATCAGTTCCAGCTTCCATGGAAATAAAATTTTTATTTTTATTATATTTACCGTAGCCTCCGCGATCAAATCTAGGATTATATTTATTCAAATTGATGTGCACCTCAATTTTTATAAAAAATATTTTCTAAAAAAAAATAAAAAAGGTCCTTTAGCTTTTTATTGCTAAAGGCTTATACATAACTATTTTTCTTAATAATTATATATTGATTATTAATTCTTTTTTCTGCTTGCATATATGCAACTGAAGATGCTATTTCATATTTTTTTTCATATTCATTTTTTACTATTTCACTAATATAAGAAGTAATATATTTCTTATAAGTTTCATTATATGCCATATCAGTATTGATTGTTATTTTACTTTGTGCTTTTTTAATATATTCTTTATATTGAATATTTATATGATTTAAAATTAATATAGGCTTTATCATATACTCAGTATTAATAATATTACATGATATATCCTCAATAATATTATTATATGTAAATTTATGCTGATTAAATTGTGAAAGATTAAATTGAAAAGGATGAATATCATTATTATATATGCTGTCTTCTTTAAAACCGCAATTTACTTCTATATTTTCTTCTGGATTTTCTATAATTTCTGTATTATATATATCCGTTATATTTAATTCTTGCGGTAAATTAAAATTATCAGTTTCAGGTAGTAAATTAATATCACATGTTTCATTACTCGTAGTAATAAATTTACATTTATTTAATTGCATTTTATTAAATTGTAAAGGATTTCTAATATCAATATTTAAATTAAAATATTCATCAGTATTATCTGATTGTATTAAATTAATTTTACTTTTCGGGGTATTAAATATTTCATTATAACTACTTTGATTATATATATTATTTATTTCATTTACTAGCTTATATTTATCAAATGATATAAAATTAGGAATACTAAATTCTTTTACTTTATTATAAATTTGATAATATGTATATTTATAATGTATATGTGAATTATCAATTATATTGCTAATTTGTTCATTATAATAACTATATAAATGATTATAATAATTATCTTCTTGTATAGGATTAAATATATCATTATTGTTATTATAATAATGCGTTAAATTCCATTCAGTAGCTTTATCATATATTTGATTATATGTAGCATTTATATTTATGAATAAATTTTCTACTATGTCTTTGACTTGTTCTTTATAATAACTAAATATATGCTTAAAATTAATTTCATTTATTTTGTTAAATTTATCATAATTATTTTTATAATAATGAATTAAAAAGTTATCATATGCTTTATCATATATTTGATTATATGAACTTGTTATATTTATTGAAGATTTATCTAATATATTTTTAATAATCTGATCTTTATTAAAATATTGTAAATGATTAAAATAATTTTCTTTTATATGAAAGATATCTTTTTCTTTATATCTATAATTAAACATATATTTTGTTACCGGAATACTCATTAGTCTTCCATTAAATTTATTAAATCGATATATATTTTCGTCTAAAATATAATGTTCACTATAATTTGGATGTAATTCTGCAATATTATCATTTTTAGTATAATATTGATCTTCGCTAAGAGTATTAGTAGTAAATGTAGGAATACAATTTTTTAATCCTATATATTTATCATTATAAATAGGATTAAAATGATATTTTGTAGCATATTTACTAATAAATATACCATTATGTTTATTTAGAATTAAAGCATTATCTTCATCATATATTGAATATTTATCAGTTAAATCAGGATTCCATTCATATTTTGTATTTTTTATATTATATAATTCATATTCTGAATTATTATAATGTGTTAGATATTCATTTTTAATATTAGAATTATATTTATCATTATAAATAGGATTAAGATAATATTTTATCGCATATTTACTAATAAATACACCATTATGTTTATTTAAAATTAAAGCATTATCTTCATCATATATTGAATATTTATCTTGAAAATTATTATTTATTGAATATAATTCATTTTTTACTTTATATAATTCATATTCTGAATTATTATAATATGTTAGATATTCATTTTTAATATTAGAGTTATATTTATCATTATATATAGGATTAAGATAATATTTTATTGCATATTTACTAATAAATACACCATTATGTTTATTTAAAATTAAAGCATTATCTTCATCATATATTGAATATTGATCTTGAAAATTATTATTTATTAAATATAATTCATTTTTTATTTTATATAATTCTTTATTAAAAGAATTAATATTATAAAATATAGTATCATCAATAAAACAATTATATTTATCTCGATATATTAATGTAGGAGATATACTATTAAATTTTAATATGCCATATAATTTAAATAATGATAAACGTAAATTATTTGTATTAATTTCATTTGTATGAATATTGTTATTGTTTATATCAATATTATATATTTTAGTTATAAATTTTAAATAATTATTATCATCTTCATCAAAAATATAATATTGATCTTCAAAATTGTTATATACATTATATAATTCATTCTTTACAGTATATTTATCTTCAATATTAGCGGTATATAAATATGTATTAAAACTATCATTAATAGAAAAATTATATTTATCTATTAAATATGTATTAATATTATATTTATCTACAAGATAACTAATAAATTTATTATTACTTTTATTTAATTTTAAATAATTTTGTTGATATTTTAACTGATACTGATCGTCAAAATTATTATATACACTATATAGTTCATTTTTTACTGTATATTCATCTTCAATATTAGCAGTATATAAATATGTATTAAAACTATCATTAATAGAAAATTTATATTTATCTATTAAATATGTATTAAAACTATATTTATCTACAAGATAACTAATGAATTTATTATTATTTTTATTTAGTTTTAAATAATTTTGTTGATATTTTAACTGATACTGATCATTAAAATTGTTATATACACTATATAGTTCATTTTTTATAGTATATTTATCTTCAATATTAGCAGTATATAAATATGTATTAAAACTATCATTAATAGAAAATTTATATTGATCTATTAAATATGTATTAATATTATATTTATCTACAAGATAACTAATAAATTTATTATTATTTTTATTTAATTTTAAATAATTTTGTTGATATTTTAATTGATATTGATCATCAAAATCGTTATATACACTATATAGTTCATTTTCTACAGTATATTCATCTTCAATATTAGTGGTATATAAATATGTGTTAAAACTATCATTAATAGAAAAATTATATTTATCTATTAAATATGTATTAATATTATATTTATCTACAAGATAACTAATAAATTTATTATTACTTTTGTTTAGTTTTAAATAATTTTGTTGATATTTTAATTGATACTGATCATTAAAATTGTTATATACATTATATAATTCATTTTTTATAGTATATTTATCTGTATTAATAAAATTCAAGTTTATGTTAAAATTATCATTAATAGGAAAATTATATTGATCTATTAAATATGTATTAATATTATATTTATCTACAAGATAACTAATAAATTTATTATTACTTTTGTTTAATTTTAAATAATTTTGTTGATATTTTAATTGATACTGATCATTAAAATTATTATATACATTATATAGTTCATTTTTTACAGTATATTTATCTGTATTAATAAAATTCAAGTTTATATTAAAATTATCATTAATAGAAAAATTATATTGATCTATTAAATATGTATTAATATTATATTTATCTACAAGATAATTAATAAATTTATTATTACTTTTGTTTAATTTTAAATAATTTTGTTGATATTTTAATTGATATTGTTCTTTATTATTAGAATCATGATATACATTATATAATTTATCTTTAACATGAAAATATTTTTCTTGATTAAAATAATTAATATTAGCTAATAAATCGTCTTTAATAATAAAATTATAATTATCAAATGCTGATGTATATAAATCATATTTTTCTATTAAATAACTAATAAATTTATTATTACTTTTATTTAGTTTTAAATAATTTTGTTGATATTTTAATTGATATCGATCGAATAATAAAGTACTTAAGGTATTAGTTTCTTTTACAGAAAAATCATATATTTCTTTAGGTTTAAAATCAATATGATATGTTAATAATCCATGTATATGAGAATTATCAAATATATCATTAAAATAGTAATGTAAATTAAATTTTTCAATATTATTACTAATAAATCGTTTGTTATCTTTATTTAATTGTAATTTTGCTTGATGATATTTTAATCCAAATTGATCAGTTAATTCTGTATGTAATATTGGTATTTCTTCAGTAATAGCAAAATTATAATTATCATTATATACATTATAAATATTTATTAATGATATTTCATCTTTATCAAAGATATATTTATCATTATACCAATAATGTAAATTAAATTTTTCAATATGATAATTAATTAATTTGCCGTTTGAGTTATTAAAGCGTAAATAATCTTGATGATATTTTAATCCAAATTGATCAGTTAATTCTGTATGTAATATTGGTATTTCTTCAATAATTGTAAATTTATAATCATCCTTATGTGTATTATAAGCATTTATTAATGATATTTCGTCTTTATTAAAGGTATATTTATCTTTTTGCCAATAATGTAAATTAAATTTTTCAATATTATAACTAATTAATTTACCATTTAATTTATTAAAGCATAAACGATTTTGATTATATTTTAATCCAAATTGATCATATAATTCATTATGTAATGCTGGCATTGTATCTGTAATTATAAAATTATAATTATCTTGATATGAATTAATAATATTTAATCCTAAAGTATCATCAGGAATGAATATATATTTATCATTATATGTATAACTTAAATTAAATTTTTCAAATTGTGTATATAAATATCCATTAGATTGATTAAATCTAATTTGATTTTGATGATATTTAAGATAAAATTTATCAGAAATATAACTATTTATATTGTTATGTAAATGATAATCTTGCACGGGATTAAAATATTCACTATTCATACGATCCCAATATAATTCATATGGATATATTTCATCTGGTATATTATATAAATCATTATATGATGGATTATATAATAATTTTTCACGTTTACGTTTTAAAAACTTATGATTACTATATTGCTCATTTAATTTAATAGGTAATGTAATATCATCTGTAACATCGACATTATCTTGTAAATTTACAGCTAATTTATGCTGTTCATATATATTTTTAAATTTTTCTTTATATCCTTCTAAATATAAATTAATATTATCACTAATACGTTCAATAATTTGACCGTTAATTAATTTTTCTTTAAATGAATGTTCTTTTAAATAATTTTGCCATTCAGTGATAATATTATTTAATGCTGCAAATTGTGAACTAATTCCATCTGGTGTAGTAAATTTAATTGCATTAGTTGTAGATGAGAATAAAAATTTATCGCTAAAAAATTGTTGCTGATATACTAATAGTTCATCTTTTAATTTAGATTGATTACCAAATGCTAAATATTTATTTAATACTTTATCTGTTATATTATCTCCAGATAATTGCATATACTTATTATCAATGAACCCAAATCGTGGTTCATTTAATTCAGTACTAATTGCACATAATTGACTTGTATAATTATTATATTCTTCGATAGCGTCTAAGCCAATAGAATATATTAATTGTTCTTTTATTTTAGTATTATTATATAAATCAGTTAATGATGCTGTATTACTTAAATGCGATGTATCTAATAAAGTATATTGTGGCCCTATTATAGCACTGCCATTTAATAACGAATTCTTATATATACCATTATCTGTTGGAGAAATTGTAAATGTACCAGGATAATCTATTGCTTTCCATCCATAAGTATTTTCGTTAATTTTCTTACTAAAATCGGCATGAATTTTTGTTTCATCAGAAGTATTCCAGTCAGTATTGTATTTGTCTTTATAAAAAGTATACCAATCTTCGCTACCGACTAATATAATAATGATAATTCCGATAGTATGTGCAGGTTTAGTTAATTGTAATATATAAGCATTATCTTCAATTAATTCTTTTTGTGTATAAGTACTATTATCTAATGGTTTTTCAACTTCGATAATAAAAGTAAAATCTGGATTATAATGCCGTAATAAATCTGCATATTTTTTTTGCGCTTTTTCTTTATATAATTCATTAATAGATACTTTAAATTCAGTAAATAATTGTAATGCTGTAGCAACTGAATTAGTTGTAGGTCCTCGAAATAGTGAAGATAATATTCCTTTAATTAATTTGCGATATTTTTCATATGACCAAGTAGATTGTTTTTGTAAGCGTATTAATGAACCAAAATTATGATATAAAGCTTCTTCTCTTGCTGTATCTAATGAAATGTCTTCTTTTAGCATTGTTAATCGCATAGATGCATCAGCTAATTCTGTAGCAAATGCTCTCATAATACGATAAATATTAGTATCAGTAGTATCACTATTATATGATGACGGTAATTCTTTCATCATTTGATCATGGATTTCTCGCTGATATCTTAATCGACGTGAAATATTTAATTTAATATCAGCTTCATCAAATACGAATTGATTGACTTGTTCATATACAACTAATAATTGATCATATGTAATAGTTAATTCGGTTGTATATGTATAATCAACATTTTTTTTAGTAACATTATTGATATAATATTGTCTTATATTAGATGTTGCTTGTAATATAATATGTACAGGTTGTTCTGAAACCGGCCAAATAATTGTTGCACGATTTATTATATTATCAGTTTCTTGTTGTAATGTAATAGATTCTATATTATCATTAGATTCATATATACTAGAATCACGAACTATAGTAGTATAATTTTTTAATATATCGAAAATAAATGGATAAGTAGAAGACTTTGCAATAGCAACACTAGATGGAGATGTATATATACCATATTTTGAAGTATTAGAATCTAATAATTCACGTTTAAATGATATTACTCCAGATCTAAGAGCATTACAAATTTCTTTAATATCATTATATGCTTGTCTATTTAATTCGGTAGTTTTTGCAGCATTAAATAAATTTTGAGTATATTGATTAAGCTGCATATTGTTCATGTTTTCTATAATATCGGTATTAGTAATTGAATTAATAATAGAATTATATATATCTATATCATTTAAAGCTACAGTATGTCCTTGATTAGTAGCAAAAATTAAAATATTATTTGTGCTTAATTTAGAATAAAGTAGTTCGCGAATATTGTCTACAATATTCGCGTATTCATTATAAGGACAATATTGACTATCTTGTTTACCTAAAATAGCAAATATATCAATATAGTCTAATATACCATTTTTGCCTAAATTGTTATATGTATAATCTTGGTTATATAGATCACCACATGCAATACTTAACCAACCTGTTTTATTTATAATATATTGTTTAATTGATTGATGAATATTAGGTCCTCCAATTAAAATATTACTATTAAACATTTTAATTTTAGGATATATTTGTTGTAAAATATAAGTATATAATTCAGGAGCACATTTATATTGATTATTTATTATCGAATCTGGTTGTACACCAATAATCCAATACCTTACCCAGGAATATTGTAGAATTATATCATATAATATAGTATTGCAATATTGATTAACATTACTTGCAGTTATATTAGATATATCAATTTCGACTACAATACTAATATTATATTGTTCGGCATATTTCTGATATAATTGTAAACGTTCGTCTAATGTCCATATATCGCCACCTATACCAGGATATAAAGACAAAATAGAATTATTATTTTGAATTATAATAGTATCAATTACATATTTAATACCTAAATTATAGATTTTAAAAAATTGATCGTGTAATCTTTCTGTAATAGCATCTTTACCTGTTTTACCGTTATATTCATAATTTTGATTTAATAATGGCTCGCCTAAAGCTAAATTAGAAAGGCGAATACCTGTATACACAGTATTTATTCACCTCCATTTTTATGAATTTACACTAATATTTAAAATTAAATTACTTAATAAAAAATATTCATTAGAGGCTATAGTTAATTCATTTGTCGGAGCATGACCTTTTTTAGATAATTTAACTGAATTTAAATCAACAGAATCTACATATTCACATTGTTTTACAATAGATACAATATCACTAGCATCGAAAGACCCGCCTAAAATAAATTTACCGTGAACATATGTACTTATATCTGAAGATATAATATTTTTTACATTTGTAGTTGAAGTTGTATTATATATAGACATATCTAAACTAATTTCAATCGGCACTTCTACTGCTTGCTTTATTAAAACATCTGCAGTCATGCATTTTTGTTCTTCAATATTTGATTGTATAGTATTTACTAAACTATCATAATTATATATTATTGTTAATACATCATTAGTTAATAATTTACGTGTATTTAACCATTGAATTGCATCTTTTCCGACCATACTACCGCCATAATTAGAAGTATCTTTAATTAATTTATAATCTGGTTCTACATAAGCTCGTACATAAATATTATTATTTTTCATTACAAAAATTCTATTATCTAAATTTGAATCATTTCTGGCACGCAATTTATATACTTGATCATTAATATATATTTTTTCAAATAATGCCGTATTGCCTTCTTCAGTAGTTCTAGTAGAAGCTTGAGACCAATCAATTGTATAGCTCATATTCGTCATATATTGTATTGCCGATAATAATTCATTATCTACAGCTAATTTTAATCTTTCAATTTGTTGAGAAGTATAACCAATAGGCAATGAATAATATTCCTCATCGGGAAAAGTATCAGTTAAAGAAAAATCCCAAGGAATATCAATACAATATATAGTATCATATATAATATCTGTACCATTAGTATATGAATAATATTCTACATCATAGACATCTGCATTAATAAATGTTTCTCCTGATACAGCAGAAGTAATAGATAAAATGTTTTTAACTGGTTGATTAGGTAAAACTATATTGGGAAAAGATTGTAAATAATTAGCATTAGTAGTAAAAGTATAAGTTGAATCAGCTACTTCTAATCCTTTAACATATATATCTACACAGCCGCCAGAGCCCCAATGATATTCATTATATACATCAATATATCCTCCGTCACGAAACATAATTTCGTCGCCTGCGCCTACCACTTTTGCTGCTGCAACATTATTATAATCTAAAACATATTTTAAATATCCGTCTTTAGTACCGATATTATTACCAGTAACAGCTAATTGACAGCGAAACATTAACGCATCATCTTTTTCTCTATCAATGCCGCCATTAAATGCAAATGGATTAGTAGCAAATGCAATTCCTTGAATATCATTGCCAGACATTTGCGTAAGTGTACCAGCTGCAATATTGCCGGCTTCTCCACCAACAGTAGCTTGAGCATAGCATTCTAAATAACGATAGCCAGTTTCATTATCAATTGGAAGGCTCATAATACTAGCTTTAGTAATATGTATTAATTCTGTCGTTTCAACAGTAATAGAAGCGCTTAAATATGTAGCAGTAGTACTTAATGTAGTTCCGATTGGAACATGTACTACATCTGGAATACCATTTTCGGTAATTGTAGTTTGAACTGTACCACTATTAATAATATAAAAGCGTACTTTACCAATCGCTTTGGTAGCTTGTTTACGATATACAAAATAATTAGCGGCAAGAATATCTAAATCTTCATCAGTAGCAAAAAGAATAGATTGAGATTGCTTTAATAATTGCATATCGCCATATAAAGCAGAAAATTCATCAGCAACAGGATTAACAAAAACATTAGCTAAAAATTTACCTTCAGATAAATCAGCTTCTGGAATTGTTTCGTGTATACTATTAATTAAATTTTGTCTAACTTCAGCTAGTGATTTATAATAATATGAGTATGCCAAATATATTTATCACCTCATTATATTGTTAAATCTACTGCAAATTCGAAAGTTTCGTCTACTTTATTACTAATAGCAATTTTACAATGCCAATCTGTTACTGATACTGGTTCGAGATATATATATTCAATATCTTTAATAATTTCGCTATCAGTAACACTTGCATTAGTTAAAGCTTCGTGTTCTTGGATAGCTTTTAATCTTTCAATTGCTCTACGAATACACATCTCTAATCGGGATCTAATAGCTGTAGTATTTTTTTTACCTATAAAATCATGAATCTCACTACCCCAATCAGGATAAAATAAATCACTACGTTTTTGATCAAATAATACTTTAATACATTCCTGTTGCATTTTTATAGCTCCACCTGTAACTATTGCATCGCCAGCAGAATCAAACATAATATCCATATACCAGCCTCTGCCATTACATCTAGGACAAGTAGCTACTGAATATTGTATATTATTAACCCAATGAGAACATAATGTACAAAATTTTACGTCTAAAGCCATTAATTTTTTATCACCTCTTATGTTAATATTTTTTTAAATTTGAATATATAAGATTATTTTTTATTAATATTTATAAAAAAAATAAAAAATTCTCTTAAGAAATTAAGAGAATTACAATAGATTATATAATTCATTATCTTCATTAATAGTTTCTATTTCGCCTAAATCAATTTTTATATTAGATAATTTATTAATTAATATAATCAAATTATTAGTTAAATTTATATAATTATTAATATATTCATCAAGTAATTTTATAATTTTTTGCTTTATAATATCATTTTTTAAATTAGTATTGAAAAATTTTTTCATTTGTAAACATTGTATTTTTTTATCATTTTGATCATGTATGATTTGATTTATTGTAACTTGTTTACTATTATTTATATAATCCTGTACTATTAAATTAATATTATTAGTATAATCTTGTACATCAATCATATAAATATTTAATAAATTGATAGTAAATAAATTTATTGAAAAATCTATTAATATAATATTACAAATTTGTTCTATAGATATTATATAATTATATAATGTTATATAATACAAGTATAAATTTTGTTTTTCTTCTTCATTAATATCCATATTATATATTGTATTATATATAATTTGTTGTTGCTGCTTAATATATTGTTCATAATTATTTTCATCAGCTGTATCATTTGTATGAATTATTGAATTACTATCATTTACAATTGAATTCAGATGCATAATTGGAACAGGAATATCATTTATAGATGGAAGTTGAGCTCCACCTAATGCTTGTCCTACAGTTGATTGTATTTTTCCCATTGTACCTGATACGATACTTCCTGCCTGAGTTTGTATTGTTTGCACAGCACCAGATATTGCTGTAGTAGCTCCATTAATCACAGAACCTAATGCTTGCGTACCTTGATTAATTGCTCCATTTACCATTTGCGTAGCATTACTAATTGTTTGCATTCCTTGCTGTATATTTGATTGTATTGATCCTGTAATATTACCAATTTGTTGTCCAATTCCGCTTTGTATTTGTTGTGCCATACCAGATATATTACCTAATCCTGATTGTAATGCGTTGCCTATACCGCCTAAATTAGAATTACCTAATATATTAGCTGCTCCACTTAATCCTTGTGTAATATTACCTAGTCCGCCCAAATTACTTAAACTAGATAATCCGCCTAAATTACCTGCTAAATTCCCTGCCATATTTTGTATATTACCTAGCATACCTGTAGCTGCTCCAAGCTGACTAGTAATACCACTCAAAGCACCACCTAGCGCTCCACTCATATTTCCTAATGCTCCACTTAGCGCTCCACTCATATTTCCTAATGCTCCGCCTAAAGCACCACCTAATCCGGAACTAGCTAAAGCTCCGCCAATAGCAGAAGTTATATTTGAAGCTAGAGCTGTTAATTTAGCTCCTACTGATGCTAGTTTTCCTGCAATTCCTGCTGCTCCACCTGCACCACTTTTTGACTTACAATTTTCCATAATCATTGCTGCGTCCATTTTTAATAATGTTTTAGCATTTTCTAAGATCATTAATGATTGTATATCAATAGATGGCTTTGTTAATACAATAGATGATTTTTCATTATTTGTAATTGCTATTTGATCTTTATCCATAATAATAGATGATTTTTGCTGCCCAGCTAGCATATTAATTTCATCTTCTGCTAAAACATTAAATACATGAGTAATACAAGTAATATCATCGCCTGTCATAATTATTGTTGAACTATATTGATTTTCTCCACCAGTAACATTTAAGGTAATTTTACCGTTATTAGCATCCATTTTTATAGAACAAAATTCATTATATTCATTCTGCTTTAATTCTATTTCATTTTCTTCTGATCCACTTGCTACACCAGCAGATATATAGTCAACTTCAGGATCTACTTCCTTTTCATTAGCTCCGACCCGAGCTTCCCATGTTCCTCCTTGTCCTTGAACAACAGTGCTATTACCTATACCTCCGGTTGCATGCATACCAGGACGTAAATGTAATGATAATTTATCAAAATCACTAGTAATAGCTTCAGTTAATCTCGTTTTACCATTAATCATATCTGTATTAAATTCTTGTCCTGCTACAGGTTCTGTCCAATTACCAAACCATTTTAATTGTCCACTAGATGTACGAAAACATCCTAAACCATGGCGAGCTATAGTTGCTTTACAATCACGATTATCAGTATAATCAACACCGGCATTAGAACATGAAAAAATATCAGCTTCAGTACCATTTGCAGATACGTCATAAGAATTTGCTCCAGCATTTGATGTTCTTGGTACAGGTAATGGTGGCGTGCTATATCCAGGAGCACCGCCAATAAATCCTGCTTCATTTTGAGGTAAAGCTGTTACCATACCTGAATTAGGATTAATACCATTATCAAAATATAATGGATCAGGTGGGTTTACTCCTACATCTAATCTACCAATATTACATTTTTTATTGCCTTGACCTTTAATATATCCATCTTGCAATCTATACATATTAAAATGTTGATCAAATTCTTTATGCTGTTGTTGAAGCATTAATAATTTTTGCTGTTGAATATAATTAATATGATCTTTTGCTGACAACTTTTACAATTATTTATTATCTATTTTTCAACAAAATAGTTTAGTATATATCTTTATAAGAATATATTATGTTATTATACGTTGATATAAAATTATATTATATATAATTTTATATTCTAATTATCACTTTTTAGAAATTAATAATATCGAGGCTAAAGATTAACCTCCTTTATTTATATAAAATTTTTATAACGTTTTTTCAGTATCATCAGTCTGAGACGGTACTCCCGATTCTGTTGGAATATTAATGCCTTGTTCTTCTAATGCTTTATTTCTTTCTTTAGCTTTTGCAACTTCTTCATCATATTTTTTCTTATTAATCCACCATTTAGTATTAGATTCCTTTTTAGCAGCTAAATGCGCTTGTATTTCTCCTGATAAATCTGTACTATGTAAAGCTACTGTTGCGGTATTATTTCCGCGATTGACATAATAATTACGCGATTGATAACTCTCATAATATCTATCAAAAAATATTGATAAAATATCTGCAGGATTAGTCATTCCCATAACTCTACCATTTTTTAATTGTAAAGTCATAGTAGATACATTTTGTATGTCTATATTACGTGATATACTTTCTACATAAAATACAGCTTGTTCTTTATAATACTTTTCATCAAAATATGGTGGTGTATTTCTTAATTGTTCTTCTGTTAAAGATCCATTAGATCCAAATCGTCTAGCTAGCGGATATGGATGTTCATCATATAAATACATTCGTATAGGATTGCCAACTTTTATTGCTGAATCTTCTATACATGTTAATACTCCACTATATCTATTTAATTGCGATTTATATAATAATAGCGCACCTAAATATACTGCTTCGTTTGCATCTTGAACTAAGGGGGAGCATTGTAATACTGGATGCGGACGTAATCCAAATTGAAATATATGTTCAAAATCTGGAATATTTCTCCAAATACTAGGTAAACTACCAGCAGCACCTTGCTGAATTGCAAATGCTTGCGATCCGCCTACTTCAATATAATTATATACTTCTTGATCTGAATCAGTTAAAGTAAATGAAATTACATATTCATTAGGTATTACTGGTATATCTAAATCTGTACGTTGTGATCTAAATGTAGCTTTATCATAAGTTTTTTGCTCTAAATCACTTTCAGTAATATCTTCTGCTTGTGGTATAATTGTACTTTGACCTAGTTCATTAATACGTTGAGCTACAGCCTTAGCATGGCTAGCTTTTTCCTTTGCTGCGCGTTCGGTATTACGATAATAATCATTATCTGGTCCAAGATTATCTGTAACTTGTCCTTCTTGTTCCGGTTGCGGTACAGGAGGGATATCATGTTGTGGTGTACCAGTATCAGTACTAGTATCATCACTTTTATCTCGCGGTGGCCTATGTGGAATATTTTTAGGCAGTTCTTGCTTTTTTACACGTTTATTAGTAATAGAAATACCATGTTTTGGATGCCGTTTATCTTGAGGATCTTGTTCTTGGTCTTCAATTGAATGATCTACATCATTAGCATAATGAATAGGAACTGGCGTAATATCAACAGTAGTAGTTCTTTCTTGTATATCTTTCGACTTTTCTTTATCTAAAATAGTAAGAATAACTTCTGTATCTCCATTGTTCATTTTATGTTCTTCATATTGAGACAATAAGTATTGATCATCATTAATTACTGAAATTTCTTCATCTTCATTAATAGTTAATATTACATTATATAAATTATCAGATTGATAATCTGATAATAAATAATCATCTTGTATATCTTCATCGGTAATTTGCGGAATAGTCAATGTTATTTTCCATGTATTAGTATTATCATCATATTCTTCTTTATAATCTGATAACAAATAGCCATTGTTAATATAAGCGGCAGTTTTAATTATATTATCAAGATTTATTTCATTACTGTGAATAATCTTTTGCGCTAAATTAAATTTATTATTATTTATTTTATTTTTTGGTATAAAAAATTTCTTTTTTCGTGGTAATGTAGTTTTATATTTTTTACTAAAATTAATTTTCTTTTGGATACTACGTAATGATTTAGGATAAGAAATAAATTCTCCTTTAATAAATGGACGATTACAAACTGTAATTTCGTTATCATTAATTTTATATAAATTTTGTAATTTTAATTTTCTAAGATATTTTAATTCTTGTAATTCTAAATTATCTATACTAGAACTATTAACAATAAAATCTGATATTGGCTCATTAGAATATATTTCTAACCACTGATCTTCTTTAATCTCAGTCGGTTCATAGATGTTATTTAATTCTGCAATAATGTGCCATTTATATGGACTACCATAACAATATCGAGCAATAGAATATAAAGACCCATATTTATTATCATGAATATTAGAAACTTTAATTTTAATTTTATATTCATCTATTTGAATAACATTGTCATTATTTTTATCTAATACATCGCGTATAACTTCATCAGTAATACCTGCATATGAATAATCTATATTTTGTATTGGTACTTTTTCATCTTCATCATTTTCTAATCCAAAAATGTCACCAAAACCGTTACTAAATTTTTCCATAACATTACCGATAGCTCCAAAAGTACCGCCACCGTTTTTTTCTTTTTCTTTAGCTTCTTTTATTCTTTCAATTGCTCGTTTAATATTACTTTTCCATCTTCCAAAATCTCTATTCGGATTAGTATCTGACACATCGGAATTCTGATATTTTTTAAAATATCTCAATATCTTAAAAATCTATACCAATTAAGCTCTCTTGTTATTATATATGTACTAATATATAATCAAATCAATCTACACTTCACAGTATATTCTAAAATCAATTCAATATATACTTATCCTTTATATATATCATAATCAATTTCATATTGATTCTCGAACTCTAATTCGTATCGGCGCTACCAACGCACCTCTACAGTATAAAGTAGATATATCTTCATATAAATTATATATATCTCGACTATTTATTAAGTCTTCATAAGATATCTTTCTACTTACAACCTTACATTTATTTTTATTTAACTGCTTATATTTTTCATTTAATAAATATTTCTTCAATATATTTAAAGCACCATTCATATCTGAATTTATTAATATACCATTCTTGGACTTATAAAGTCCTCTCTTTATTCTCTTACCTGTAAAGTGCTTCTTTCTTAATTCTACTTTATCGTCTATCGTTCTTAATACATATCTTAACTTTTCATTTTTC